ACATTTAATGATGGTACAAATGGTACAGCTCAAGTTGATAATGGTACTGTTACTGCGACGACATTTAATGATGGTACAAATGGTACAGCTCAAGTTGATAATGGTACTGTTACTGGCACTGAAGTTGAAGACGGTGCTAATGGTGACTGGAAAGTTTCTGGTGGTACAGCAGAAGTTGGCAAAGTTAATGCTGATGGTGCAACTGTTTATGCTGACACGCTGACTGTTGGTAGCATAAAAGCGAATGAAATTACTGGTAAAAGTTCATCCGATGCAGCAGATAATGGCCCTGTTGCCGAAGGTAAAACAATCCCCCAAATGACCAGCGATGTATTTCACTGGGTTGACCAATTTTTACGTGACCCAGTATCAAAATCTGGTGATATTAAAAACGCTACTGGTCAATTTACAGAGGGGCTAAGAATTGGTTTCGCCAATCTTGGAAGCGGCGTTGCAAAGATATTTACTTCTAAAAATGATGGTACAGTACATGCGCTTGCACCATTAGAGAATTTTCTTACTGACATAGAAAATAAACTGTTTCGTAAAAACTCAGACAACACATCAAATAGTGATGTTGACGCTGTTTCTGGCGCTTCATCTACACAAGACCCTTGGTCTGCAAAGCCGATAGTTGATAAAGCAGTAAGCGAAGTTACAAAAGTACCAGATGAATTGTCAAAGGTGCCAAGTAAGGTTACTGAGGAGCTTTCTAATGCGCCTGATAAAATAAATGATGGACTTAGCCAAATAGGGCCAGAATTAGCAAGTGTCCCAGAAAAATTTGGCAAAGCGATTTCAGACGCCTGGAATAATAGTGATATTGGTAAATTTTTTAATGATGCGTTTGGCATTAAACAGGCTAATGCGGCAGAAGCGGATGAACCTTCATCCGCAAAAGATTCTTCTAACAACAGTGGCAAATCTGGTGGCCGTAGTGCAAATGGTTCTAAACCTGTTCAACATAATGATTTAACTGAAGCTGGTTCCGTTGTGTCCATTGATACGTCTAACACACCAGAAGCAAAAGTTCCCGTGGAAGGCGAACTTGAGGACACGGATACATCTAATGCGCCAGAGGAACAAGTAGATATCAAGGGCAAGATGGACGAGGTTGATGACTCTGTTCTTAATGACCCGTTCCAAATTGCAGTTGATGATTCTGGTATTAAGGACGCATTGCAAGATGGAGAAACTTTAAGAAGTACATTGCTTGGGCTTAATGATAGCGACGTGTTGGCTATTGGTAATATGATGCTTCCTGGTCTTTCTGAAGCTGTTACTGATGCAAATCAGATGCGTGATATTATTAGTGGTATATCACCAGATGGTTTGGTTAATATTTTTACAAACACTGGTATTGAATCTGCTTTGGTAGATGCAGAAACTTTTAATGCGTATCTTGATACACTTACTTCGGAGCAACGCCAAGTCGTGCTTGACCTTGTTACGCCTGAAGGTTCCGAGGAACAGACTGTTAATGCAGAAATACAGGCAGATGATAGTGACGTAGTTGCAAAAACGTCTGAGCAACGTACTGTGCCAGCAAGTATAAATTTGAATACTGCTGTAATGGACAGCTATCTTGGAACGACAAAACATAGTACGGTAGCCCTCGACCCTTATCTTATTAAAAAGAGTTTTACAGGAACAATCGCACTTACTACAACAAGTGTTAGTGGCACTGGTAGTGTAAAGGTTAACGGCACCGCCAATGTAAATGGCACCGCGTATGTAAACGGAACAGTTGGTAAGGCATTTAAACATGGTAATTGGGGAACTGGTGATTCTGGTACTGCTCTTGTAGGAGAGCTTGGTCAAGAGATGGTGGTACGTGATGGACGGTTCTTTACTATTGGCGATAATGGCGCTGAATTCTTCCAGTATAAAAAGAATGATATTATTTTTAATGCTGGTCAAACAAAGCAACTGTTTGAGCAAGGCAAAATCACCAACGGCAAGACTCGTGGCAGGGCGTTTTCTGGTGGATGGAACGCAACTGCTTCTAAAAATAATTTTGGAAACGAGAAGAAGAACTACAAGTCTAACTCATCTTCTGGCAGTGGTTCTGGTTCATCATCTGGTTCAAATTATGATTCTGGCGGGGATTCAGATGCATCTGATGAAGCCGACGAGTTTGAGGAAACGCTAGACTGGATTGAAACCAAGATTGATAGAATTGAAAGGGCGATTTCAAAGCTTGATACTACAGCTAGTAGTGTATACAAGAATTGGGGTACGCGCAATGAAGCACTTGTAAATCAAATTGGCAAAGTCGGCGAAGAAATCAATCTACAGCAGCAGGCTTATGACCGTTATATGAAACAGGCTAATTCTGTCGGTCTTTCTGAAGATTATGCTTCTAAGGTTAGAGATGGCACTATAGACATCGAGACAATTACTGATGAAGACCTTAATGATAAGATTAGCGACTATAAAGAGTGGTACGAAAAGGCTTTAGATTGTGCCGATGCTATTACAGACCTCAAAGAGACTGAAGCTGAACTTTATAAGCAGCGCTTCGACAATGTTGAAACTAAGTTCAGCGGCGTGCTTGGCGTTATTGAGCATGAAAAGAATATTCTAAATGAATTCATTGACAGGTCTGAAACTAAGGGTTGGCTTGTTTCCACTGAGTATTATAAGGCGCTTGGAGAGAATGAGCAAAAGAATATCGCTGAACTTGAAAAGCAACGTGACGAACAGATTGCTGCGCTTAATGAAGCTGTCGATAGTGGTAAGATAGAAAAATACTCGGAGGCGTGGTATGAGTGTGTCTCTAGTATTGATGAAACCACCGAGTCTATTGAAGAAGGCAAGACTGCTCTTGAGGAATATAAGAAGAGTATTCGTGAACTAGAGTGGAAACAGTTCGACCTGCTTCAGGATAAGATTTCTCGTATTACAAGTGAGTCTGAATTCTTAATCGACCTTATGAGTAGCGATGAGCTTTATGACGACAAGGGTCAGCTTACTGATTCTGGTATGGCTACTATGGGTCTTCACGGCATGAATTATAACATTGAGATGGCTCAAGCGGACAAAGCTGGCGAGGAAGCTGCAAAGATTAAGAAGGAGCTTGAGAAAGACCCCTTCAATCAAGATTTGCTTGACAGGTATAACGAACTTATTGACAGTCAGCAAGAACACATCAAGAATGCGCAGAGTGAGAAAGAAGCCATTAAAGATTTAGTCAGTGATGGTATCAATAAGGAACTTGATGCACTGCAAGACCTTATTGATAAGCGTAACGAAGCTCTTGAAAGTGAAAAGGATTTATATGACTATCAGAAAAAGGTCAAGGAGCAAACTGAAGATATCGCCAAGCTCGAAAAGCAAATGTCTGCATACTCTGGTGATGACAGCGAGGAAACCATGCAGAAAATTCAACAGATTAAAGTTGACCTTGAATCTGCAAAGGAAGACCTTGAAGAAACAGAGTATGATAAGTATATTGATGATACGCAAAAGATGCTTGACGACCTATACGATTCATATGAGGAAATTCTAAACGAGCGTCTTGATAATCTTGACTTGCTGGTTTCTGATATGACTGACAGTATCAACAATAATGCAAATACTATTAATGATACAATTAATGCTAAGGCTGAAGCTGTTGGTTGTACGTTGTCAAAAGAAATGGGTTATATTTGGAACACCAATGACTTGGCTACCAATACAAATGGCGTCAAAAACGTCATTACAACGTATGGAGATAAGTTTTCTACTGCTTTGACCACGACCAATGCTGCTCTTGGCAATATCTCTAAAGACGTTGCCAGTATGATTAGTCAGCTTAACAAGCTTGCCAAGACCAATATCAAGTCTGCAAGCACCTCCTCTGCCGCTACGCAAAAGCCAGCTTCTAAACCCACCCCTAAGCCTACGCCCGCACCAACGCCTTCTACATCAAAAGGTGATGGTGTACCTAAGATTGGCGATAAGGTGAAGTTCACTGGTGGTTGGTATTACTATGACTCTCAAGGTACATCGCCAGCTGGACATCAGCATCAAGGCGAAGAAGTGTATATCACCAACATTAATACAAGAGACTGGGCCACACACGGATATCACATTAGCACTGGCAAGACGCTTGGCAATGGCGACCTTGGATGGCTGAAGCTTAATCAACTAAGTGGGTATGCTTCTGGTAAGAAGAACCTTCTTGGTAGTAAAGCTGCATGGACTCAGGAAAACGGTCAAGAATTTATTGTCAGACCTTCTGATGGCGCAATTCTCACTCCTCTCGCCAAGGGTGATAGCGTTCTTACTGCTGCTGCAAGTAGCAACATTTGGGATATGGCTAATAATCCCGCCGACTTTATCAGAAACAATCTTAATCTTGATAATGTTGGTACTTCTGCCAATCATGGTAATCAGACAAATGTTATACAAAACATTGACAGCGTTGTGTTTAGTATGCCTAATGTTAAGAATTATAATGAGATGCTTACTACCATGCAAAATGATAGAAACTTCGAACGCCTGATTAATGCAATGACAATTGACAGATTGAATGGCAAAAGTTCTTTAGCCAAAGGCAAAGCCATAAGATAGTTTTGTTTTAAGTTGGGGAGGTACGTAAACGTACCTCCCCTTCCCTCTTTTTTATGTTTGAAGGGTGTGTAATTATGAGTGCAAAAAAATATAGCAGCACTAAAAATCAAAAAGAGCAAGATGTTAAAAGTAAGATAATTAAAAGACAGGCCGAAGAAATCAAGTCTTTAGAAAGAGATGTTGAGAATCTGAAGGCTATGTGCGAGGAAAAAGACAATGTTATTAATTCTGTCTCTCATCTTCGTGAAGAATTGCAATCGCTTATCGATGAAACAAAGTCTAAGATGAAAGACTATGATGATGGCGTTGCAGAAGTTAAGAAAATGAAAAAGATATTTGACGAAGAGCTTTATCGCGGAAGATGGAATCTAGTCAAATTGTTAATAAAATAATCTAGTTTGAATCGAGGAGGTGTCTGCGGTAAATGAAATGCTATGATTTTTGGTACGATGGATTGAAATTAAGCGACTTTGGCTTTATGATATGTAGCTTTGATTCTGGTGGCACCGATACTATATCAAATGGTTCTGAGATTACGTTTAATCAAGTATCCGTGTTGAATGGTGCAAAGCAAGAATTGACAAGCGTTCAATATGATGATTGCATTACCGCTACAATTCAGATATGCAAGAACTTGTGCAACGACAACAATCTTGAAGTGTCTGTAGAAGAGATGCGCAATATTATGGCATGGCTCAATCGTAAGGGCTTCCATAAATTCAAACTCGTTGATGACGAATATAGCAACATATATCTTGAAGCAAGTTTTAATGTGAGCAAGGTTGAGATTGGTGGAAAGATATGTGGGTTCGAGTTAGAGATGACCACAAACAGGCCATTTTCTTTAATGGAACCTGTTGAGATGACAATTGGAAACGATGTGCCAGGTAAGGTTCATGCTTTTTTTAGCAAAAGCGATGAAGAAGGTTGTATCTATCCAGATATGGAAATCACTATCAAAGACGCTGGCAACCTTGATATTTACAGTATCACAGAAGACAGGCATATGATTGTTAATAACTGCGTATCTGGGGAAGTTATCACAGTGAATTACCCAATCATTCAAACTTCTATTGATTCTCACAAAATTCAAAATGATTTTAATTGGGTGTTTTATCGTGTCTCCACATCATTTAAAAATAAGGAAAATGAGTTTACCGCCTCTCTCCCATGCTCAATTAAAATTAAATACTCGCCAATCGTCAAGATTGGTATTTAGTGGTGGTGCATTATGAGTATTAAGATTAACTTTGATGCAGCTGGAAATCCAGAAGAGCCTACGATTGTTTTGGCAAAAAGAAACGGCGATAGAATTGGCAAGATAAATGCAAAAGATATTGAGCTTACAGACAATCTTAATGACGCAGCTGAAATGTCTTTCACTGTATATAAATATGTCGATGGTGTTAAAGACCAGCTATGGGATAAGATTACAAATTTTAAACTTGTCTATTGCGTTGAATGGAATCAATTCTTCGAGATTACAGTTGAGGTAAATGAGTCTGTCGATATTAAGAAAACAGTCTCTTGCACCGCACTTGGCCCAGCTGAGTTGGGTCAGATTATGTTGTACGATGTGGAGATTAACACTGAGACAGATATCTCAAGAGACGAGTATAAGATTCCTACGGTCTTATATAGGGAAAACAATCATGAAGCCTCTCTTCTACATCGTATTATGGAGAAAGCACCGCATTATACTATCGGACATGTAGACGCCACAATAGCGAACATACAACGAACTTTTACTTTTGATGATAAGTCTATTTATGACGCTCTTCAAGATGTTGCAGAAGAGATTGATTGTTTGTTTGTATTCAGTGCAAGCCTTGATGGGAACAATAAACTTGTAAGAAAGATATCTGCATATGACCTTGAATCGAATTGCAAAAAGTGTGGCAACAGGGATGAGTTTGTTGACAAATGTCCTAAGTGTGAAAGTACAGATATTACTGAGGGATATGGCAATGATACTACCATCTTTGTAACCGCAGATGAGCTTGGCGACAATATTCAACTTTCAACAGATACAGATGAGATTAAGAATTGCTTTAAGCTTGAAGCTGGCGACGATTTGATGAATGCAACAATCAAGAGTTGCAATCCAAATGGCAGTGATTATATTTGGTATCTGTCAGACGCCATGAAAGAAGATATGTCTGACGATTTGAAGAAAAAGATTAAGTCTTATGATAATCTGTATGCAACTCATCAAACAAGTAAGATAAGTTTGAATAAAGGTTCTCTTGATAGTTATAACGAGATTGTTAACAAGTATAAAACAGATAAAAACAAGTTAGAAAATATAAGCGACCCTATTGATGGATATCCTTCTCTTATAGAAGCTTATTATAATACGATGGACTTATATTTATATCTCAATAATAGTATGATGCCAGATGCAGAACTTGAAAGGACTACTGCTGAAAAAGAAGCTGCAAAACTTACCGCAGACGCTCTGTCCCCTGTTTCTACAAGTAGTGCTCTTAAAGGCGTTTCTGTCTCGACTGCTGATAGCATTGTCTTATCTGCTGCAAAGGTTCTTGTTGATTCAAGATATAAGGTAAAAATAGCAGATAATTCTACATTAACCCCATATTCAAATTCACTTGATTATAGAACATGGAGTGGTCAGTTTGTGGTTACAAGTTATTCAAATGATGAAGACACAAAAACCACAGATAAAATCGATGTTAATATTGATGAAAATTATGAGAACTTTGTAAAACAAAAGATAGATAAGATATTGAACAAAGGCGATGCAGAAGATGTAAGTATATCTGGTCTGTTTAAGAAAGAATTGGAAGATTTTAAAATAGAGATAGCTAAGTATAGCCTTAAAAGATTAACATCGTTTTATGATGCTTGTCAGTCATGTATAGATATTCTTGTTGAGCAAGGCATTGCAGATGGTAAGACTTGGGGAGATAAGAATCCAAATTTATATGAAAAGATGTATAAGCCTTATGTTGCTAAGCTTAATGCCATATCTAATGAGATGAAGATAAGACAAGAACAAATCTATAAAGTAGTTGGAATAAAAGACGAAAATGGCGATATCAAAACTTATGGTTTGCAGAACTATATTGAAGATAAAAAGACTGAAATACAAAAAGCTCTTGACTTCCAGAAGTATCTTGGCTCTGACTTATGGTTGGAGTTTTGTTCATTTAGACGCGACGACAAATATTCAAACGATAATTATATATCTGACGGTCTTAACAATGCCGAACTGATTGCTAAGGCAAAAGAGTTTATTGAAGTTGCGCAAAAAGAAATCTATAAGTCTGCTGAATTGCAGCGTTCCGTCTCATCCGACCTAAAGAATCTTTTGGTTATGAAAAAGTTTAAACCACTTGTTCAATATTTTGAAGTCGGTAACTGGATTAGGATTCTTGTAGATGATGAAGTATATAAGCTTAGACTGACCAGCTATACGATTGATTATGATGATATTGATAGCATATCCGTTGATTTTGCAGATGAGGTTAGAGCGGCCAGCAATGTCAGAAGCGTTCAAGATGTATTGTCTCAAGCTTCTTCTATGGCTACATCTTACTCTTCTACTCAACGACAAGCCAAACAAGGTGAGAAAAGCAACAATGTAATAGGCTCATGGTTTGAGAACGGTCTTGACACAACCAATACAAAAATTGTCGGTGGTGCTGATGGTCAATCTCAAACTTGGGATAATCATGGCATATTGCTTAGAGAGTATAATGTTGGTCAAAATGAATATAGTCCAGAACAAATGAAAATTATCAACTCTACTATTGCTATCACGGATGACAATTGGGAAACTATTAAAACTGCCATTGGTAAATATTATTATTATAAAGACGGCGAAAGAAAAATGGCGTATGGTGTCAATGCTGAAACCGTTGTTGGCAAATTGCTTCTTGGCGAACAAATCGAATTAAATAATAATAGCGGAACAATGAAATTCGATGATGGTGGGCTTATTGTTAAAAATAAGTTTAACACAATTCAAATTGACCCAAAAAACGAGACGCCAGTTATTCGCGTTACAAGAAATGGCGAAAATCCGAAAGATATTTTTGCGGTTCAAAACGATGGTAGTATTGTTGCAACAGGTAAGCTTGTTGTAAACGATGTTTCATTTATGAAAAATGATAAACAAAATGTTACAGGTCTTGCTAGTATTGCACTTGACGGCCTATATACCAATCTAACTGGCGGTAATTCTGATGATAATGGCAACGTGCTTATGTTTGATGGTGAAGGTAAAGTCGAATCCAAAAAGATTACAGCTGGTAACGTAACTGGACTTGCTGATGTCGCTACGTCTGGTAGCTATAATGACTTATCGAATAAGCCAACGTTATTTTCTGGTAGCTATAATGACTTATCGAATAAGCCAACGTTATTTTCTGGTAGCTATAATGACTTATCGAATAAGCCACTATTAAAGAAAGTTGCCACAAGCGGTAGCTATAATGATTTAACTGGCGATGCAAAAGAAGCAGGAAAATTATTGTATATTGATGACAATGGCAGAGTAATCACTATTAGCATAAAAGAGTTAAAAGAAAAACTAGCATAAAATTTGAAAGGTGTGATTTATATGGATAAGCCTCAAACGCTTGTTTACGAAGAGTTCAAGAATGGGATTGCAGGGCTAATTAATAACTCTGGACTTCCCTTCTTTGTTATTGAATCTGTCCTCAAGGATTTTCTAATTGAGGTACGCGAAGTTTCGAAGCAGCAGTGTGAATATGACAAGCAGCAATATGAGCGCTATCTATCCACTCAAAATCAGCCTCAGCAGATGGAAGACAATTTGACTGAGGATGATATCGGTATAAAGAAAAAGGAGGAATAGTTATGAATGGACAAACAATTAAAGCAATAGTCAGTACCATCGTCACTGTGGCTATCACGGTGCTGTCTGCTTTTGGCATTGAGGTAGATGGCGACCTGCTTACAAATGTGTTATGTGCAGTCGTTCTTGTAGGCGCTACTATTTATGGCTGCTATAAGAACCATAACTTTACAAAAGCAGCACAAGAAGGCCAGAAACTTGTAGATGAGATTAAGGCAGATAAGAAGCAGTTTAACTAATTAATTAGGAGTGATAAATATATGGCTAACCTTACAATTCAAGCAAGTCCTGAAACATATACCTCTGGACGTGGCGGTCATTCTGTAGAGTGGATTGTGATTCATTACACAGGCGCACCAGGCAGCGCTCGAAATAATGGTATTTATTTTAGCGGCGGCAACCGCAATGCAAGTGCTCATTATTTCATTGATGACAATGACACTGTTCTTTCGGTTCCTGAAGGCGATACTGCTTGGGCAGTCGGTAACTTCAGAGGCAATCAGGAAAGTATCTCTATCGAAGTGTGCTCTGATGGCGAGGACTTTACCTCTGCTGAAATTGAGCGCCTTCGCACTTGTACCCTCGACCTGATGAGCCGTTATGGCATTGATGCTTCTCACGTCATTCGTCACCATGATGTCGCAGATTATTATACTGGTAGGTTTGTAGACCCTCATAAGGACTGTCCTGCCCCCTATGTCTCTGGCGACCCAACTGGTGCGAAATGGAAGGCGCTTCATGACTATGTGACTGGTGTTTCTCAGTCTGCATCTACTGGCGGCAGTAAGGAATCTAATGGTGATTCTGCCTCTGGTTCTGCGGAACAGCCTTCTGCTTCTGGTGATATTGATGTTGACGGCTATTGGGGACGTAACACCACTAAGAAGTTACAGCAACATTTCGGTCTTTATGTTGATGGCGTTGTCAGCTCTCAGTACGTTGTTTATGAGAATAGCAACCCTGGGCTAGTTGGTGGTTGGGATTGGGTTTCCTCACCCAAGGGCAGTCCTACCATTCGTGCAATTCAGAAGGTTGTAGGCGTTGAGCAGGATGGTATTATCGGCCCCCTTACAATTAAGGCTATGCAGCGTCACTTTGGTACTCCTGTTGATGGTGAGATTTGGGGGCCGTCAGTAATGGTAAAGAAAATGCAGGCCGCTCTAAATGCAGGTACTTTTTAATCTGATAAATATATATGCTATAGAATTTTAGTTTTAATGTATTAATGGGACTAGGTGTTGTGTTTATAACACCTAGTCCCCCACTATATGTTGTGTGTGGCATCTTATACCGATGCCGTTCTCGATTGAAACGGAGGCTGATATATGGGATGCTAGACTATTTAAAGTATTTGACTGAGTGCTTTGGTGTTCCGATGATGGTAATTGGCACTATCGTGGTGGTGATTGTCATTATGAATCTTGTAGGAGAATTACTAGAGTTTAAAGGTAAAGTGGTTCCAGAGTGTATGAAGGTTAGAAAGTATTTTACACGTAAGAAGAAAGAGCGCGAGACGCTTGAGAAAATGCCAGAAATGATAAATGAGATTAAGATTGCGTTTGCCGATTTTAACAGTCATTACAGTAATGACAATATCGCTGCACGCAATGATTGGATTAATACGGTAAATAGTAAATTAGAAAACAACGAAGAAGCTGTGCGCGAAATTAAAAACAAGCTTGATACGCAAAGCGAAGCGATTGTTGCTCTATTGGTAGACAACAAGCGTGAGACAATTATAAGTTTCGCAGAAAAAGTATCAGATGACGGCTTCCCTGCGACGAGAGAGCAGTTCACGCGCATCGATAGAATTTATCAGGAATATGAACGCATTATATCTGAACGCGGTTTGAAGAACGGCGAAGTAGATGTTGCGTATAAGATAATTGAAGAAGCATATCAATCACGCTTAAAGGGCCATACCTTCATTGAGGATGTTCGGTGGCATGGACTTGAGAAGCAATGACAAAAGAAGCGAGGTGGTAATTTATGGCGTATGTTTTGCTTGTGAATAGTGATAACACAATCAGTACAACAAATCGTGAACGTATTATGCAACGTTCTAAGCTTGTTGATGATTTATGGTTTTTAGTGCCGCAAAAATATAAAGATTATGACATGTCTGATTTTACGGTCATGCTAGAATATATTTTGCCTTGCAGCCGTAAGTATGTGACTGAGATTCTTACTCTCGATGATGAGATGTATGAGGACGCTCTTAGATACAAGTTGCCCATAGACACTTGTCTAAGTAGCGAACCAGGCGACATCGAAATTCAGCTGACGTTTGCGCTCGCAGAAATTGACCCAGACGGAAAGACAATTCAGAGAGTAAGAAAGACTTCTACTAATGTGATTACGATTGTGCCAATAGCCGCATGGAGCGACATTATACCAGATTCAGCTTTGTCTGCTCTTGACCAACGAATCATTAAAGTTGATGCACAGCTTAAGGAACTTGAAGAAGTCAGTGCGGTTCTAAACGACTCCAAGGCAGACAATATTAAATATAATGCTATTGACGGCGGCTTGCAGCTTACTGCAAATGGTAAGGAAATTGGCACCAAAGTTACAATTAAGAGTTGCAATTGTGACCCAGAAGAAGGTGTGCCAATTGTCGATATTGACGATGCCAGTGGCATTATCGATACGGACGACAATGACATTGTTGAGTTTTAAATATGAAAAAGATGTGAGGATGATTAATCGTCCTCTTTTATTATTACGAAGGAGGACGATATAAATGGCCCTATCTTTTGAAGATTCACTTAGCGCTATAAATGAGTCAGCGACAACATTGGCTCAGACTGCTGACAACGGTCAGGTTGCAGTGATTGATTGTTCATTAGATGATGAAAATGATATGGTTGCCTCTTATTCTCTTAACGATGACGGATGGATTCTTATGAATCGTTTTAAGTATTACTCTGATTACGATGACTCAAACGTTTCAATCGTTGACGATGAAAAGAATGTCAATGTTAACAAGAAGCAGGTAAACATAACACGAGAGTCAAACTCTCAGTATATTCCATTTGAAATGCCCCGATTTTACGATGGCTTTGACCTTACTAGCGTTGCAAGTATTCAGATTTATTTTGTGAATGCTGAAGGTTACGGCAGTCGTTCAAATGCGGTAAACGTATATTACAATGATACGAAAATTCGATTTGGTTGGCTTGTTGATGCGAATGCAACTGCTGTTACTGGCAAGTTGTCATTTGAGATTCAAGCAATCGGTCAGAATTCCAAAGGTGAAAATTATGTTTGGAAAACAAAGCCAAACGATACTTTAAATGTGCTTAAGTCTCTTGAGGCAAACGGAGAAATTGTACCTGATTCAGATTGGATTACAAGTTTTCTTACACAAGTAAATGAAAAGGTTAATGAAGCGACTGCCGCTGCCGATAGAGCTGAAGCTGCAATTGACACAGTACAGGCAAGCGCTGATAAAGTAGCCGAGTCCGCTAAGCAAGCACAAATCGTTGTAGATAAAGCAAAAACAGAACTTACAGATAGTGTTCAAGCAGCTGTAAACGATAAAGTTGCTACTGCGCTTGCTAACTATTATACGAAGTCTGAGGTATATACTAAGCAAGACGTTGATGATAAGATTTCTAACATCGACATCTCCGACCAGCTTGATGAAATCAAACAGTCGATTGCAAATATCGATGGACTTGCAAAGTTTAACGTCACTTATGACGGAAAGAAGCTTGTGTTCTATAACGGCGAGACTGTAATCAAAGAAATTAAGATTAACAGTGACCCATCCGATGAGTGGACTAATACATACACTGCTCAGGTAGACGGAAAGATTAAGGTAGTCAGCGACAATCTTGCTAACAATTATTATACAAAGACTGATTCCGATTCTAGGTATGCAGCAAGCACTAGCATCAATGGAATTGAAAGTCTTGCTAATACAAACAAGAGTAATATAGACACGTTAAGTACGAAGATTACCGAGCTTAACGAAGCAGTCAATGGCATCGACAAGTCGCCACGTCTTACTTACGATGCTTCATATAATACAGACGGTGATTATAAATTTGTGTTATATGAGATTGAAAACGAAGGAAACGACGAAACAGAAGTAAGGACTGAAAAGGCATCGTTCGTTATTCAAGGTGGCGGCGGTGGCGGCGGTGGTACAAGTAGCGTACTTAAAATTGAGTATGTTACCACATCACCTGTTATCGTCACGACGAATGATAAAGCTATAATCAAATATAACTTCTCTGGCGTTGACTCTTCTGGCGACCAGGTTACAGATGGCACAGCCACATGGCGTGTAGGCGGCAGGATTGTTGCAACTAACACTGCCGTTGCTGGGGAGAACTCTTTTGATGTCACAGATTATCTTTCTATTGGTACACAAAAGGTAAACCTTAGTATTACCGATGATGCTGGCAGTTTGGTAACTAAGAACTGGACTGTGCAAAAAGTTGACGTTAGGCTTGAGTCTACGTTCAACGATACGCTTACCTACCAGCTTGGTAAAGTTTCGTTTGATTATACGCCTTATGGTGCAATCCCTAAGACAGTTCATTTCAAGATTGATGGCAAGGAAGTTGGCACTGTTGAAACAACTTCTTCTGGTATCCCTATGGCATATGACCTCCCTGCTCAAACACATGGAGCGCACCTTGTTGAAGTTTATATGACTGCTAATATCAACAACAGTGTTATCGAATCTAACCACATTATGAAGGATGTCATTTGGTACGACCAGACAAGTGACGTTCCTGTGATTGGATGCGTACAGCAAGAGTTTACTGCCAAGCAGTATGACACGACTAACATTGTATATACTGTGTATAGCCCAACGACTGAGACGCCTACTGTTACTCTCGCCGTAGATGGTAACGTAGTTTCTACTCTTACGCTTGAGAGCAATGTCAACACCTGGCAGTTTAAGTCTGCTGATATCGGCGCTCATACGCTTACAATTACTTGTGGCGACACAGTTAAGACTTTAAATGTTACGGTTGAGAAAATTGATATTGATGTCCAACCTGTTACGGCTGGTCTTATGTTTGACTTCAACCCAATTGGCAAGTCGAACAACGATGTTGACAGGCTTTGGTCTGATGGCGATGTCGCTATGACTGTATCTGATAATTTTGACTGGGTAAACGGCGGTTATCAGATTGACAATAATGGCGACCAATACTTTGGTATCAAGGCTGGTACAAATGCAGTCATTTCTTATAATCTTTTTTCTGACGATGCAAGAAGGAACGGCAAGGAGTTTAAGTTAATCTTTAAGACCACTAACGTCGCAAAGAGTGATGCCACGTTCTTGACGTGTCAATCTGGTGTTTCTACTCAAATTGGTCTTCAGATGAACGTACACGAGGCTTATATCAAGTCAAGCGCAAAGTCTCTGTATATCCCTTATAGCGAAGATGATGTCATTGAGTGGGAGTTCAATATTAATAAGGATACAGATATTCCCATTGTCATGTCTTATGAAGATGGTACGCCTTGTAGACCGATGAGTTATACAAGCGACTATTCGTTTACTCAGGAATCACCTGTTCCTATTACAATTGGCTCGCCTGATTGCGATGTTTTGATTTATCGCATGAAGGCTTATAATGCAAGTCTTTCAAGTTCCGCTATTCTTTCTAACTTCATTGCAGACGCACGTACCGCAACTGAAATGGTTGACCGTTATAAGCGTAATCAAATTTATGATGAAAATAAGGTTCTTACGCCTGAGTCTGTCGCAGAAGCATTGCCTAATATGAGGATTATTAAGATTGAGGCTCCGCATTTTACAAATAACAAGAAAGACTTTGTTGGCAACACTTCTTTTGAGTGTATATATAAGAATGGCGACGCTGTTCTTGATAACTGGAAATTTGAAAACTGTTATCATTCGGGCCAAGGCACTACTTCAAACGAATATGGCGCTGCTGGTCGCAATATTGACCTTATTGCTGGTTTTGATGGCAAGCATCAGGTAACTAGCAAAGTAGAGTTAGACCCAACTTATATTACAAAGCTTACGCTTGGCGATGGTAGCACTGTGACAGACGGCTCTGGTAAGATTGCACTCACTAGAACTTCAGTGCCTAATAGCTGGTTTAACGTAAAAGTCAATATCGCCAGCTCCGAGATGGTAAATAATGCATATCTACAAAAGAGATACAATGATTATCTCCCATATCAAACACCTGCAACTAGACGTGATTCTAGAATTAAAAATGATATGGAATTTGTAAACTGCGTTGTATTTATTAAAGAATCTGACCAAGATTTGACTACACATAGGGAATTCCAAGACACAGAATGGCATTACTATGCGTTGGGCAATATCGGCGATTCTAAGAAGACCGACGTTACAAGGGCATATGACCCAGATGACATGAAAGAGTTTACGGTTGAGGTTAGTGATAACACGCTTCCCAACTCTTACTTCCAAACTGGCGTCTCTAACGTTGATGGCTCTATGAAGTATCCCATCACTGAAGCTGAGTGGGCCGCTGGGAACACCGCTTATGATGCTTTATATAATGATTGGGATGGTTCGTTTGAGTTCAGGTATGACTGCTGTGGCGATTCTAAAGACGGCGAAGCTATCTCATCTGATGAAGAGAAAACAAAAATCAGAACTCAAAACAAACAAATATGGAGAGATTTCTATAAGTTTGTAATCACATCAAGCGATGAGGACTTTAAGAACAATCTTAGCAATTGGTTCATTGTGGATTCTGCTTTATACTTCTATTTGTTCACGCTTAGATATACAATGATTGACAACCGAGCAAAGAATGTCTTTTTCCATTGGGCAAAGCATTACATTACTACTGCCGAAGCAAATACATTGGGCGATAAGGCAGCTTATTATACTATTGACGATACCGCTGCTGCCATCAATAACGGATATCGCTTTGATTTCTGGAATTATGACAATGACTCTGCTTTGGGTATCAATAACAGCGGCGAGCTTACTATGACATATGGCAAGGAAGACACGGATTATCGTACCGATGGCGACAAGTCTTCTGGTTATATTTTCAACGCAGCTGAATCCGTATTTTTCTGTCGTATTCGTGACCTTATGGGTTCCGAATTACAGAAGATGTATGTAAGTTGCGAAAGCAAGAACTGTTGGAGCGCTACTTCGCTAATTAACCAATTCGATGAAAAACAGGACGAGTGGTGCGAAGAACTTTGGCGCGTTGACTATGTTAGAAAATATGAACGTACCTATAGAAATGGCAACACACGCTTCCTTGAACAGATGATGAACGGCAAGAAGAAATATCAGCGCAGGCAGTTTGAGCGCGACCAAGAAATGTATATGGCTACCAAGTTCTATGGTACTACAGCTACGTCTAACCAGATTATGTTTAGGTGTAACACGCCTAAAGACGCTGTTGTCGCACCTGACTATACACTTCATTTGACGCCTTATTCAGACATGTATTTGTCAGTGATGTTCGGCAACTCCTCCCCTACCCAGGTAAGGGCAAAAGCTGGCAAACAATATAGCATCACGTGTCCTTATGAGACAATGGACGACACCGCAGTTCTTATTTACGGCGCTTCAAGGATTCAGTCTGTAGGCGATGTGTCTGCTTGCTATATCCACGATAATGACTTCTCAAATGCTGAAAGGCTAAAGGAACTTATTATCGGTAACTCCACTGAAGGTTATTCAAACACTTTCTTGACAAACCTTGTAATCGGCAATAATAAACTTCTTGAGAAGTTAGACATTCGTAATACTCCTAATCTTGTAAGCAGCCTAGACCTTTCTAAGTGTATGAACCTTGAGGAGCTATATGCTTCTGGTTCTGGTTTGAAAGGCGTCTTGTTCGCAAATGGTGGCGCTATCAACTTGGCTCAGCTCCCTGGTACGCTTACATCAATCAATATGAAGAACTTGATGTATCTTACGAATCTTTCTATCGCTGGATACGACGATATCTCTACAATCGTCATAGAAAATTGTGACACTGTAGACGTTAAAAACCTACTTGAGAAAGCAGTCAATGCTAACAGGCTTAGGATTACTGGTGTTGATTGGAAGCTTAACGACACCACCCTTCTTGATAAAATATATGGGCTTGCTGGTCTTGACAAGAATGGCTACAATGTTGACCAATCTGTTCTTGCTGGTACTGCTCACGTTCCTGTTGTAAAGCAACAGCAACTTCATAATTATCAAATGGCGTGGCCTGACTTTGAGCTTACATATGATACATTGATTGAACAGTATGCAGTCACGTTCGTCAACTATGACAATACTGTGCTTGACGTTCAATATGTTGATAAAGGGCAAAAAGCAGTTGACCCTATTACGAGAGCTGACAACCCGATTCCAACACCAACAAAGCCAAGTAGTGTAAGTACAGATTTTACGTTTGATGGTTGGGACTCTTCGTTCCAGGCAGTCTTTGGCCCAATTACCATTAAAGCTACTTATAGTGAGTCAACTAGAAGGTATACAATCAAGTATGTCTCTAAGGGAATGCTCAAGCAGGAATCAACTGGCTTATATGGTGAGAATATTATTTATGAAGGCGATATTCCTACTTACACCCTTGAAGAGAACGGCTATACATATTACTTGTTTAACAGATGGGATAAGTCTGGTTATATTGATGGCGACAAGACTGTAAATGCAATCTTTGATTCTTTTAAATATAAAGATAAAGCATTTGACGGAAAACAATTAAAAGATATGTCGCCTGTTGAGATTTATGCAATGACCCAGCTCGGAATAGACCCAGCCACACTTGGCGTTGAGGAAGGCGATGAATATTCAATTGAGCTTGGATATGATATTGATTACGACGATATCGAATCTAAGACAATCATATCTGAAAAGACAAGTTTTACTGGTAAGAACTATATCGATACTGGAATAAAGCTGTTCGATGAAGACAAAGACTTTGTTCTTGCTATAGATGCGAAATTCCTTACTGGTAATAGCAACAGAGCTGTTCTTGCACAATGTTTCCAATCCAATGGTTCAAATGGTTTTAAGCTTTGGTACAATAGCGGTACTAAACTTACATGGGGGTCTACGGGTACGACAACGACACCAATCACAGTTGATTATCGTGACATGATTGTGATTAGGCACAAGAAGGGTGACAACAACCTGATTGTATATAGTTCAAACCTTGGTGGTGATGCTGTTACCACGGAAGAGCTTATAAGAACAAGGGCTACAATTGCTGATAATAGTACGCTTGTATTTGGCTGTTCTAAAGCAGATGACGGTAGTTATGAAGATTATGCTCAGGGTGAAATATATTGGTGCAAAGTGTGGTATAAGGATTTGGGCGAAGCGGCTTGTAAGCAACTTGCGTGCTGGACGCATGAGAGGGTTGGGTTTAATGTGTGCGGATTTAAGAAGTATTATTTAAGCGACAATCCTTCTAAGCGTTGCAGCTTTACTATGCTTGCATCTAATTTGCTTGAACGCAAAAGAGTATATAATAGCCAATATAATAATGGTAGCGAAGGTGGATGGGCAAGGTCTGAACTTAATACATTTCTTAACACTAGAGTGTATAATGCCATGCCAGTTCAGATTAAACTCCTTATGAAGCAGGTTACGGTTTCTTCGTCTATCGGCAAGATGTCTACTGAAATAAGTACGTCTGAATGCCATATCTTCATTCCTTCTGCTATAGAGGTGTCCAACGAAAGCGCATATAATGTTGAACCGTATGTTAATGAAGCGACATATACTATTTCATATATGATTGCAGCAAATAACAGAAAACGCGCTGACGCAAGCAACGTTTATTATTCTTATTGGTTGCGCTCACCATTTGCAGCATATAATGATTATATACTTACAGTAAACTCTGTTGGCGAAGTGTATGGTTTCCAAAATGCGCCAAATAATTATGGCGTGTTGCTTGAAATTTGTTTTTAGTCAGATTGCGGGTGGTGCATCTTGCACCACCCTTTCTTTGTAAATGTGAGGTGAAAATATGTTTTATAAAGTCATTAAAGACGGTAAGGTTATTGACGTGCTAGACCGTCTTGTGTTTCTAAAATATCAGCCAAAGCACAATCGTATGATTTTTTGTGACGAAAATGAAGCACAGGCTATCTTTTCCTCAGACAGAGAACATATCTGGCATGAAGACACATTATATAACATCCCAGTGCGAGGATATGACACTGTTCATGTGGAAGAAATAGATGAATATGAATATAAGCAACTAAAGGTTCTTAATTGTAAGTCAATTCCCGAAGTAATAGATTGGTATACTGAAATGTTGATTGAGGATGGTGTTATCTAGACCATGAGACAATTTGTTGAATCTTTAAAGCGCTTATATAGAAATGGCAAAATAGCTCAAAACAAGGTGACGATTTTATTTAAAGAAAATAAGATTACCGAAGAAGAAAAGAAATATATTTTGTCTAATTAAATTAATATTGGTAAATAGAACCTGGAAATGGTTCTTTTTATATAAGTAAAAACACAAGAACAAAAGGAGGAATGCTTATGGCCGAACAAAAAGCGCGTCATGCGTATGGCAAATCAGAGTCACTTCAGACAGCTCTGACTTCTGGCGCTATCGATGCTTATGACATCTTGTTCCTTGACGGTGATACACAGCCTAAAATTGGCTGGGTTAAAAAAGATGGAACACCTGTCATTGTTGACAACGAACCCCGCGTGGTTAAAGTTGATTCGTTGCTAACAGACGATGCGAAAGAAGGTGTTGTTTATCTATTTGAAGACAATGCATATTTTTGGAACGGTACTGGTTTTGTGTGTATCTCTAAATCAGCAGACCTATCTGCATTAGAAGCAGAGGTTGCAAAGAAAGTCGATGAAGCGACGGTTGATTCGAAGATTAAAACTGCTGTCGATGCGGCTACCTTTGATGTAGTTGAGTTTTAAATCCTAGCTTTGGAGGCGATAAAACATGGCAGAAACGGTAAACACTGCGCCTTTTTCTGTGATTGCTACGACCTCCGAAAGACTGTCAAACTTGGTTATTAAAAATGGTCAGCTTATTTTTATTCAAGATAAACACAGGCTTGCGTTTGACTTTAAAGATAAGCGAACATTTTATAATCAAATAACGGAGCTGGAAACGGATTATGAGAGAGGTACACTCTCTTCCCCGTCCAATGGATATTATTTTGTCATTGAGACTGCTGTTTTGTGGTCTTATCAAAATGGTTGGATACAAATAACACAACGCCCAGATGACATTGTATTCATAGGTACAGAGCTGCCAGAGCTAGGTAACGCTAGTGAAAAGACGCTTTATGTCGATAAGGCAAAAAAGGAGATATCTGTTTACGATAAGGATAATAATTCTTATCTCATCGTTGCAAATAAAACAGAAGGTGTAGGTGGCGTAATTGATACTGCTACCGAAGATGATATCAATGCGTTGTTTTAAACGTTGATATAACATAAACAATATTACAGGAGGAATAAATTATGGCTGATTCTAAAAAGTATGTAGACCTTGGTGCGCTAACCCATTATGATGAAAAGATTAAGACTCTGATTGATACGAAGGATGCTACCACTCTTCAGTCTGCCAAGGATTACGCTGACTCTCTTGCCAGTAACTATGATAGTGTTGGTACCGCGCAAACTCTTGTTGATACCCTTGCTAATGGTCAGGTTAAGACCAACACTGATGCTATCGCAAAGCTAAACGGCGCAGCTTCCGTTGAAGGTTCTGTCGCCAAGGCTGTTGCAGATGCAAAGGCTGCTCTTGAGATAAAGATTACTGCCGCTGATAACAAGGCTGGTGCAGCTCAGACCGCAGCTAACGACCTTAAGACATATGTAGGTACTATTCCTACTGGTGCAATTTCCAAGGATGTTGTGTCTTACGTAAACGAGAAGACCGCAGGTATTGCAACAGATGCTTCTCTTGCTGCTCTTACAGCTCGTGTAGGCACAGCTGAAGGTAAAATTACAACTGCTGAAGGCAATATCAAGACACTTCAAACAGACGTTGACGCAGTTGAGGACAAAGTAACAACTCTAGTTGGCGAAGATGCAAACAAGTCTGTCCGTACTATCGCCAATGAAGAGCTTACTAAGCAGCTTATTCCTGATAACGCCAAGGAGTCTCTTGATACACTTCAGGAAATTGCATCTTGGATTCAGAACCACCCAGATGATGCTTCTGCAATGAGCAGTGCTATTGATGCTCTAAAGACTAAGGTTGGCGACATTCCCGAAGGTGCAACAGCTACAACTGTTGTGGCCTATATCAAGGAGCTTGTCGATGCTGAGAAGACCCGTGCAACTGGTGTTGAGAGTGGCATTGATACTCGCGTAAAGGCTGTTGAAGCCAAGCTCGGCGATGGCGAGGGTTCTGTAACTTCTCAGATTACTGCCGCTGTTAATGCAGAAAAGTCCGCTCGTGAAGCTGCCGACACCGCTATTGAGGCTAAGGTTACAGCTGCTCAAACTAAGGCGGACGGCAACGCAAAAAGCATCGAAACACTTACTGCAACTGTCGGTACAAAGGCAGCGCAAACTGACCTTGATGCCCTTGCTGGTCGCGTGACTACTGCTGAAAAGGATATCGACGACCTTCAGGCCGCTATTGCTGCCGATGGCTCTGTCACAAAGTCTATTGCTGCCGCTAAGAAGGCTGGCGATGACGCTGCCGCAGTTGCAAACCAGAATAAGAAAGACCTCGGTACTCTCACTACAACTGTCAATAGTCATGGTACAACTCTAAGTGCTCAGGGCGATAGGATTACTGCTCTTGAGACTAAGGTTGGCGATGGTTTTGTTGCTATTACCAACACCGAGATTGATAACCTATTTGCCGCAAAGGCTTAATTTAAAGTAATTTAACTTTATTCTATGTTACATAAAATATAGATTTTAATCGCTATGGATTAGGGAATCAAGGGGAGATGGTGGCTCACATCCGCCTCTCCCCCACTCCCCCCCCTGCCCTACCCCATCAGGTCGTTTGTCAGCGATAGGGGGGCGTATTTATGCAAAGATGTTTATTGTCATCTTTGCTTTTAATTGATTGACAATTTTAATTAAGAATAAAGATGACAATAAATAAGGAGGCGATTAAATGGCTGAAACAAAATATCTAGACCAGGCTGGTCTACGACGTGTACTCGAAGGTATCGACGCTAGATTTGCAAAAGCATCTTCAAATAGATTTTGTGAAAAAGTTCTTTTATATTATGGAGCACCCTTTTCGTTTAATAATATACGAGATATAGATAAATGTGCAGATGCATACAGTAGGTATGACATATGCATCTTTGGAGATGGATACAATGAAACTACCCACTCGTCTTATGATAAAACTGTAGCAATTTTTAATACTCTTAGAGCAAAATATCCAGAGACAAAGATTGTAGGATATGTTCCCATTGGTGTTGAAGATTCTAATGGCAATGGGCTTAGTATAACAGAAATTAAAAACAGCATTGATAAATGGATTGCCATTGGATGTCATGGAATGTTTCTCGATGAATTCGGTTATGACTACAAAGTAACGAGAGAGCGCCAAAATGAAATTGTTGATTATTGTCACTCACATGGCCTGTTTGTATTTGCAAACTCATGGAGTACGGAATATTGCTTTTCTAATGAGGCAATGACACTTGATTGGATTTCTGGATTTTCTCCTAACCCAAACAAACTGCCGAGCAAGCTTAATAAGAATGATTATTATGTTTATGAGCATATGTTCTACAATGCTGAAACAACTGATGGCGGTGTAGTTGCAGAATGCGCAGAGCCAGACAGAATTAGTAATATTATAGATTATCATACAAAATCAAGAATTGATGGCAAAACATACTATGAAGTATATGGAACAAAATTGTTTGCACTTGACGCTATTCCAAGTACATTTACAGATACACAAAAAAAAGCAGATGATGAGCACTTCTATCATTGCCGCTGCAATGCTTAATATTGACGCTATTGCTTTTGGCGATGAACATTGGGGCAGTGGCGGTTATTACGACGATTGGGATATGCCAAATTCAAATCTTGCTTCAAAGAAGTTTAATAAGTTTGTCATTGAAACAAAAACTGGCACCGATGGCATAAGCTTCCCTTACAAGTGGAGCACTTTATTGAATGGCGTGGAATGCAAGCTTGTATGCAATTACTCTAAAAAATCAGACGTTGCTTACAGTGATGGAAAACAGTATGTTACATTCGGCGGAGACATTGTAAGTGATGCCTGGGTCAGTGCATATAACTTGGGCGAACTTGTAGAAACCGTAAACAAGTATTCTGAAAAAATAGATTCGGCACTCGAATCAATTGGCAAAATCAATTATTTGGAGGCTGAGTGGTAACGTGGAAGCAACAATACTATCTAAAGAAAACTATATGCCCAAGGCGTCTTCTTGGGTGGTTGCTGATAACTCATTTCCTATAAGCAGCATAATAATCGATAAAAATGAATATGGTTTGTCATATTACTGCAATAGTGAAAGTGCTGGTATTCAGGCTAGAATAAGAAACCAGGCTATCGCTGGAAAGACTGTAGAACTTGGCTTCTCTGAATTTTCATCTGGTGATAACGATGTATGGCTTTATGTGAGGCTCTATACAGACTCTAATAACTACACCGAGGTTATTAGCGAACATAACTTTACTGGGCCTAGTGGGAAATTTCAAATAGAAATACCATCGACATTCTATGAGTTGAGAGTGCGATTCTGGCACGACTGGGCAAGCAGTGTAAGCACCACAATCACAGTTCATGACGCTTATTTAAGAATTGTTGAAATTGACGATTGTATTAATTTTCATAAAGTATCGCAAACAAATCTCCCCAAATCAGTAACTCCTGGTTCTGAGCATATATATATTGTCGGTGACGACACTAAGGCTAAAATGTATGTGTCTGCTAAAGATGGTAGTTTAGTAGGGATATCTGGTACTGATGAAGCTATGACCGATGATGAGATTAACGTTGCGTTTACAGGAGTATTTGGCATCTAACGTGGCGGTTGCCCATGATTATTAATAAAAAAGTTATATCACAACAAATTGTTGATTTTGTAGTACTTTAGTACTAGACCGACACTACGCAAGATGATGATTGGACGTAGTAAAATGGAGGTAATTATACTGAGAATAGAAAGTGGGCTAAAATCAACTATGAGTTGTGACATAGCAAAAAAAACAAAGACGATAATAAACACAAGGATGTGATTTTAAATGGCTGAAACAAAATATCTAGACCAAACTGGCCTACAGCATGTGCTTGAATGTATCAACACTAAGTTCACTAAGGTTGGTCACAAGCACACCAAGGCTGATATTACAGACTTCGAGCACAATCATAATGACCTTTATTATACCGAGACAGAGATTGATACCAAGCTTTCTGGTAAGTCCGACACAACTCACACACACAAGTACGCTGGCTCTGCTACAGCTGGTGGCTCTGCCAATAGTGCAGTAAAGCTTGACACCGCTGCTGCTGGTTCCGCTACTCAGCCTGTGTATTTTGCAGACGGTAAGCCAGTTGCTACGACTTATACGCTCGGCAAGTCTGTTCCTGCCGATGCAGTGTTTACGGATACAAACACTCACTATGCAAGTAAGAACGTTGTCGGCTCTTCTACCGCTACTGCCAACACTACTACTGCTCTTACCAATGGCAATGTGTATATCAATAGCGTTGAGAACGGTGCCGTGACTTCTGCTCATAAGATTAGTGGTTCTGGTGCCACTACTGTCACTACCGACACCAGTGGCAATATCATTGTTAGCTCTACTAATACTACATATTCTTCGCTAAAGAACCCTTATGCTCTTACCGTTTCTCTTAATGGTACTTCTCAAGGTGCTTATGATGGTTCTGCCGCCAAGTCAATCAATGTCACGGCCTCAAGTGTGGGTGCCTATACAAAGGCAGAGGTTGACGGCAAACTTAATGGCAAGGCCAATTCTTCTCACACTCATGTAGCTGCGGATATCACTTCCGTTAACGCATCTGCAATCACTGGTATCATCGACGCAGCACACCTTCCTAGCTTCGTAGATGACGTTATCGAAGGTTATTATTCAAACTCCAAGTTCTATAAGACAAAGAGTCCTGATGGCGTATATACCACTGAGATTACTGGTGAATCTGGCAAGATTTATGTTAATCTAAACGACAATAAAACGTATCGTTGGAGCGGTTCTGCTTATGTTGTAATCTCTGAAACTATCGCTCTTGGCGAGACTTCCACGACTGCTTATCGCGGCGACCGAGGCAAGATAGCTTATGACCATGCTTCTGCACATGGCTCTGCTTTTGCTTCTGGTCTTTATAAGATTACAACGAATGCAGCTGGTCACGTAACCGCTGCTACCGCCGTTGTAAAAACTGATATCACTGGCCTCGGCATTCCTGCTCAGGATACTGTGTATACTCACCCGACAACTTCTGGTAACAAGCACATTCCCTCTGGTGGTTCCGCTGGTCAATTCTTGAAGTGGTCTGCTGATGGCACCGCTGTTTGGGCTGCTGATAACAACACCTGGATTGCACTTAAAGGTGCTACTGCCGATGCAGCTGGTACAGCTGGCTATGTTGCTGCTCCTGCTAAGGGACAACAAAACTACTTCCTGCGTGGCGATGCGACTTGGGCCGCTCTTACTAAATCCACTGTTGGTCTTGGCAATGTAGATAACACAGCTGACATCAATAAGTCGGTTAAGTATGCTACTTCTGCTGGTAGTGCAACAAGCGCCACTAAAGCTGCTACTGCTGACTCTGCAACCAAGGCGACACAAGACTCTGCTGGGCAGCAAATCAACACCACGTACATCAAGTCTCTAACTGTAAGTGGTCGCACCATCACCATCACCAAGGGCAACAACACCACAACAACCATTACGACTCAGGATACTACTTATGCAGCTATGACGAATGAAGAGATTGATGCCGCATTTACAGAAGTATTTGGTAGCTAAACGTGGTGGTTGCTCATGATTATTCAAAAAAAAAAAAAAAAATAACATGGTAGGCAGGTGTGTCCGATGGGTTTTGTAGACAACAGTGGATTAAAAAGAGTTCTTAGTAAAATAAAGACTTTAATTGATTCTGTACAAAATACAGCTGATGCAGCTAAGGATTCTATAGATAACCTTGAAATTGGTGGAAGAAATATGTTACGTGGAAGTTCTTTTAAGGGCTTAGCGCAAGTTGACAATACGTATACGAAATATAAAAATAATTCAGTTAAACTTGTGTGCGATAATACAAGCGGAACATCAACGAAATACGTCACTATTCCTTCATTGCAACAATCTTGGGATTTAACAGATGTAGTCGGCAAAACAATAACGATTTCAATGTGGATTTATATCGAAAAAGTTGGGCAACTTACTGGCTACGAACTTCGTATAGTGTTTACTCACAACGGAGTGACACATTGGCTTGACCCAGATACAAGGTATTCATATTACATTCCAAGTGCTAGTAATTTAAAGCAGGGCTGGAATTATGTATATGGTTCATTTAGTATACCAGAAGACTCTACACTTGCAGATTTCAATTTTACTTGTTATGCCACTTCTGGTCAAAGCAGTACAGCGTGGTTTAGTTCTCCCAAAGCCGAGATTGGTACAAGACCGTCACAATGGACACCAGCACCAGAGGATATTGATAAGGATATAAATAATGTAAAGCTTTATGCGGATACCCAAGATTCAAAATTAAAAAGTTTAATTGATGGAAAGGCCTCTTCTTCACATAATCATGATGACAGGTATTATACTGAAGCAGAAGTTGATTCCAAATTATCATCTAAAATGGGCGCAAAGGGGTCTAATGATATGTGGGGATTGACCGCACCTAATGGGGCAGAAGATATATATATTAAAGCTCCATTAAGAGGTATTATACCATATTCAGATAAGAGTTCTAATACATCTGGTAAAACATATCATCTTGGTACGCCTGCTTGGCCCTGGTCTGTAGTATATGCGGACAACTTTATTGGTTCTTTGAGTGGTAACGCAGACACAGCTACCAAAGCTATAAGTGCAGATACAGTGCCTTCTATTACAAATACAGAGCTAGATACATTGCTTACCAATGCTTTTAAATAAAGCATTTTAAACATTAATTCATTAACGAGTTGGGCGGGTGCTGTTATGTACCCGCCCCTCTTCTCGTTCATAGAACTTCATTTTTAAAGGAGGAACTATTATGGGTTATTTAGACAATTCTGGCTTGAGCAAAGTGTTCACTAAGCTTAAGTCTTTAATTGACAAGAAATCTGATAAGGGTCATACGCATAACTATTCTATGCCCGTAACTACAGCTGGCACTGGTTCTGCATATACCGCAACTATAGACGGGATTACTACACTTACTGTCGGCACAAGTATTACTATAGTACCGCATACTGTGAGCACAACCATATCCCCAACGCTGAATGTAAACAGTCTTGGTGCTAAAATGATTAGACGCAGAGTCTCTAATGCGACGGGAACCCTTACATCAGGGTATGCAGGAACATGGTTAACCGCATCAAAACCAGTACAAGTAACATATGACGGCACGTTTTGGGTCGCAGATGTACCCAAGCCTAGTGCAGTAGACATATTCGGTTCTGTTGATATTACACATGGTGGCACTGGTGCGACTACCGCCAAAGATGCACTGAATAATCTTGGCATAACGTGGTCAACTACTGCTGCTCCTGACACTGGCACGCCTAATTCTATTTATATTCAGATTGTGTAAAGGTGGTAGTTATATATGGCTTATACATGTAACAACAGTGTTCAAGGACAGACATACGTTATTGGCAATTGGACACCATCTGTCAGTAACAATTGGAGAGTTGTCATATGTGGCGCTTATGCAGTTGCAGCAAGGTCAGATGGCGGAGTTGATTTTTACTATCGCTTTTATGTACAGACATACGGAACCATAAACACGACTCTTCAAGAAGCTTATTGCGGTGGCGGAAACTTTGGCAAAAACATGGCTGGTACATATCTTCAGGGTGCTTCTGGTGAAGACTGGTATTATGGAACCGATTGCAAAAGCGAACAATATGATTATATGGTTACTATTCCACGCGATGCTGGTTGGAACATTAATGAGACAAACTATGTTGGCTGGGTAAGCGGCTCTGGAACAGTTCGTAAAACTTCAGTTACGATGTATTATGAATGCCCGAAGTCTGTAAAGTATGATGCAAACGGTGGTTCGGGTGCTCCTGGAACACAAACAAAATATTATAACAAGACACTGACTTTGAGTTCGACAAAACCAACTCGCGCTGGATATACCTTTAAAGGATGGGCAACATCTAAGACTGCCACAACGGCAAATTATCAACCTGGTGGAAGTTATACTGCTAACGCAGCGACTACTTTATATGCAGTATGGCAAATCAACACATGGAAAGTTTCTTATAACAACAATGGTGGCACTGGTACGATTGCCAATCAGACCAAGACCTATGGCAAATCACTTACACTTTCTAATGGTAGCGGGTTTAGCAAAACTGGTTATACTTTAAAGAGCTGGAACACGAATTCTGCTGGCACTGGAACAACGTATAATCTCGGAGCTTCTTATACTGGAAACGCAGCACTTTCATTGTATGCAAAATGGCAAATCAATACATGGGCAGTTACCTATAATAAGAATACTACAGATACAGTTTCAAATATGCCAAACAATCAGACCAAGACATATAACCAAACATTAACACTTTCTAGTAATACGCCTACAAGAACTGGATATACATTTCAAGGCTGGGCAACATCTTCAAGTTCTACAACTGTAGCGTATAAAGCTGGCGCAAGTTATACGGGTAATGCAGCGTTGAATTTGTATGCGGTATGGAAAGTAAACACATATACACTTAGTGTCGATGGTTTGTTAGACAATGAAAGTGCTACTAACATTAACGGTTATGGTACTTTTGACATATATTTAAACGGTTCTCTTGCATCTGGCAACTCGCCAGATTTTTATCAAAAAGTTGATTATGGTACAAAGTATGAAATTAAAAACATCAAAGCTACTGCTGGACACACCTACAAAGGTGTTCATTATGGTTCTTTAAGTGGTACAGTTGGCACATCTGGTGCTACTATTATACTTGCATTTACCACAGATACATATACGATTTATTATAATAAGAATACCACTGACGCCGTTGAGAATATGCCGAGCAATCAAATAAAGACATACAACCAGACTCTTACTCTTTCAAGCAACATACCCGAAAGAATAGGGTATGATTTTCTTGGATGGGCAACGTCTGCATCATCAACTACAGTAGCGTATAGACCAGGAGCTAGTTATACGGGTAATACTTGGTTGGCATTATATGCTGTTTGGCAGGTTAAAACTTATACAATACATTTTGAAAAAAATGCTAACTTTGATGCTGTTACTAATATTCCAACAGATATTATAAAAACGTATGGCGAAGCAGCTATAATACCTAGTCAAGTTCCACAAAGAAAGAATTATAAATTTATTGAATGGGTTGACAACGGTGCCAATCCTAACTTTTATAAACCAGGCGACCCATATATTTATAATAGAAACGCAACATTATATGCAATATGGGAATTGGCTATGTCTACCGTCACTATATATGACGAAAATAACACAAAGAAAACTGGAATGTGTTTTTTCTATGATGAATATGGAAATAAACATTATGCAATTATCAGTGTCTATGATTCAAACGGTCAACGTCATGCAGTGAAGTAGCGTCTTCTAGAAAGAAGGTGATGCCTATGCGTTGATTTTAAGGGTGTTTGTATTTGTTTTAAATAAATTTTTATTATGCAAGTTTCATAAACCACGAGCTTAGGAGGGTATTATGGGTGCCTTTGAACCTATCTATTCTAGCGATACTGTTTATTATGGTGAAAATATCAATCGTTTTCTAACGACGGATATTGATAATTTCGAAGCAGACATTACTGCGCTTCAAACAGCTATGAGTGGACTTGGAAACACATACGCTCTTAAGAATCATACGCATACTGGATATGCAACTGCAAATGACATTGCGTCGTTGCAAAGTGCAATTGCTGGTAAGGCAAATGCAAATCATACCCACAGTGGATATGCTACCACCTCTGACATCACAACATTGCAAACCGCGCTCGATGGCAAAGCAGATGCGAATCACACTCACACTGGATTCGCTGTGACTGGTCATATACATGATGACAGGTATTATACTGAAACAGAGATTGATAATAAGCTCAGTGCCAAGGCCAACGCGACTTCGTTGACAAACCATACTGGCAACACAGACATTCACGTCACTGCTGCAAATAAGACGAATTGGAATGCTGCGTATACACACGCTCAAGCGGCACATGCACCTAGCAATGCAGAGGCAAACCAAAACGCATTCTCTTATTTTAAGATTGGCAATACAAGCGTTGCAGCAAACAGCAAGACCGATACAATTACATTAATCGCTGGCGACAATGTGACGCTTACACCAAATACCACAAATGATTCAATTACAATCGCTGCTGCTGGTGGCTCTACATATGTTCATCCAACTACCGCAGGTAACAAGCATATTCCTAGCGGTGGTAGCGCTGGACAAATTCTAAGTTGGTCTGCCGATGGTACTGCTGCTTGGGGAGATAACATTGTAAGCAAGGCCATTACAACATCTGGTACTGGTGAGGCATATACTGCTACGGTGCCTGGCATTACCGAGCTTGTTTCTGGTATCAGCTTCACAATGATTCCTCACGTGGTAAGCGCAAGCAAAATACCTACACTCAATGTGAATGGTCTTGGCGCAAAGGCTATACGCCGTAGGGTTTCTAACAGTACAATGACTACAACCTTCGCACCGTTTGCAAACTGGCTTGGCGCTAACAGGCCAGTCAGGATGTTCTATGATGGCACATTCTGGATTGCAGACTTTACCGTACCTAATGCACTCGACCTTTATGGTACTGTGGAGATTGAACATGGTGGTACTGGCGGTAATACCGTTGCAAAGGCACGTGCCAATCTTGATGTGTACTCTAAGGCGGAAGTCGATAACTTGATTGCTCAGGCGATTGCTAATCTTTCAAGTTAATTTAGCTTAGTTTAGTTTAGTTTTGGGGAGTGGTTTATTGCCACTCCCCTATTTATATAACATATACAAACAAATGATAAGGAGGTGTTATGCCTATGTATGAAGTGAATTGTTTTGACCTTGATGGCAATGCAATCAACAATTTTTTTCAATGGGACGTTGACCAAAAAATTGTGATAAATGTTAAAGGATGCGCAAATGATTATCTTAAGTTTGAACCAGACGTACATTTTTCTAATAGCAAACGCAATGAAGCACTTGTAGTAAAATCGCTTAAAACTGGTGTCATAATAAATGGTGGTGCTGATATAAAAGCTCAGCCAGATGACTCGTCTAAGTATATAGCAACTTTGAATGAAGGCGACAAGGTTATTTATACGGAGTATATTCCAGATGCAGAAAACGTAGGCACATCATTAGAAACTAGTCGTGAGTGGTGCATGTTTGAATATAAAAATACAAACAGATACATTAAAAGTGCAAATATAGAACGAGATATGAAAACAATTATAGTAAGCGTTCCAAATATACTTTTACAAGAACCTTATCCTTTACTTGTGTATGTTTATCTTACTGATAGTGACGATGTTTCATCTCAAAAGACTGTGCTGTATACAGAAATCCCAGTGAGAAAAAGAGCAAAGCCGCATGACTATATGTATATTGAAAATATTACAAGTATTACTGCGGGTGAGATTGAAAATCGTATTGCATCAGATGTTATAGATGCTAAGAGCAAGGCTATTAAAGCTATCGATGACCAAAAAATAGATTCAATTAAAAAAGTCCAACAAACACAACAAGGAACCATAGATAAAATTGAGGGCTTTATAACCAACAATGGACTTTCGCTAAAAACCAATAACGATGGCAATGGCAACGTGACTCTAGACATTCTTGTTAATAAATCTTAATTTGGAGTGTTTTATATGGCTACAAATTATTACAAAGAAGATATTAAACGAATCACAGAGCACACACTTAAACAAGACGTGTTGAATTATATTGATGACCTTGAGGACGAAGCGGTTAGTTACATTAAAGATGTTCATCGAAATGCAAGCGAAGAAATAATACAAGCTGGCATAAACACTGAGAATACAATTTGGGAAAGCATAAGACAAGAAATTACAAATAAAGGATATAAAATAGTGATTACCAATGATAATTATGGAAATGTTACTGTGACTATGGTGAAGGGGTGATAATTAATGAGTGATGCAAATAGAATGAAGACACTTAATGGATACGAGGTATGCGATGCTGCTGCTAGGGGTCGAGTTTTCAGTGCAACAGCTACGAGCACAAATGGTATGAACTACTATGCCACTATAGACGGCATAGACAGTCTTGCATCTGGTATAAGCGTTATGATAATTCCAGAAAAAGATTGTTCTGTTATCAATCCTACTTTAAATATAAATAATACTGGCGATATAGCAATTAGGCGGCGTGTATCTAATAGTGCGGTTACAACTTTATCTGGTTCTGAACAAGGTTCTGAGAATTCGGGTTTTATATCTAACTGGATAAAGAAAGGGATACCGATACGTGTGACATATAATGAAATTGGCAACAGCGCTGCAATTCAAGCATGGGTTATTGAGACTCCTATCGCAGACCTTAGCTCTGGTGCATACGGCAAACTTAAAGTTGACCAAGGTGGTACTGGTGCTGACAATGCTGCTGAAGCACGAAAGAACCTAGGCATAACTTTAAACAATCTTGGCATATCTTGGGGGACTGAGGCTCCGTCTAAAGAAAAAGATATAAGTAAAGCCAATACCATTTACTTCCAGCAAATTTAAAAATATAATTTATACTGTTAATTTTAATTAGTTATTTATGGAGGTGAAAACATGGTAACTGTTTTAGTAGAAAAATGGGGCAATTCTACTGGCCCAAATGAATACGCACAATTTCAAACATATGCCGCACTTGGTTATTCAGAGAAAGATGGTGTTAAAGGATATCATATTTATAAACGGTGTTATGTGGTTGTTTCTACTGGTAATACAGGCTTTCAAGGAACTATCGCGCACACCAATTGGTCAAATGATTTTCGGATGAATTTAAGTGGGACATATGTCGATAGTGATTGGGTAGATGATGGATGGGTTAGCCCTGGTTCAACCTATTCTGTTGAAGGCGTGGCTTATTACGATTCTGATAATGGGGCAAGATACACTTCTACCGCTTCTGCATCGTATACTGCGTCATCTAAAACTGTAACTTATGATGCAAATGGGGGTACTGGTGCGCCAAAATCTCAGACTACACTTGCTGATGCAGAAGTTACATTGTCATCGACAAAGCCAGCTCGTACTGGATATACCTTTAAAGGATGGGCAACATCTAAGACTGCCACAACTGCAAATTATCAACCTGGTGGAAGTTATACTGCTAACGCAACGACTACTTTATATGCAGTATGGCAACAAAACTGTTTAACAGTAAATTATTATAGTAACTATGCCACCAGTTCATTTAGTGGTGCATTGAATGCCGTGGGAGCAGATAAAAACGTAATAGTAAGAACTTCTAATTTTTATTATGCTACCGCATACACAGATGGTCTTCACAATTATACCGCAAGCTCTAACGGCACGTATCTTGCAAGAACAGGTTATACTGCAACTGGTGATTGGGGTACGACCACAAGTGGTGGCAAGCTTGTAAGCCAAGACCTTGATTTTACTTCTGGACAGGCATTGGCACAGGCGCTCGGGAAAACTTTGGAATCTAGTAATCAAACAGTCAATGTTTATGCTCAATGGAAAATCAATACATATAAGATTTCTTACAATAAGAACACTACTGATACTGTTGAGAACATGCCAGACAATCAAACTAAGACATATGGTAAGACGTTGGCGTTGTCGTCCAATATCCCGACTAGAGCTGGATATGGTTTTCAAGGCTGGGCAACTTCTGCCAATGGAAAAGTTGCTTATGTATCTGGTGCAAATTATACCGCTAACAATGGTGCGACATTATACGCAGTATGGAAAGCCGACACGTATGTTGTTTCTTATAATTCAAATGCAGGAGACGATGCGGTTATAGTCCCAGGCAATCAGTTTAAAGAGCATAATGTACCATTAACACTGTCTTCCGATATCCCTACAAGAAAGCAATACAAATTCAAGTATTGGACGAATGCACAAGGAACAATTCAATACCACCCTGGTGATACTTATTCGCTAAATGAGAGCATAACACTGTATGCGGTTTGGGAATTAACAGCATCCAAAGTTACCATATATGATTCAAATGGTAGCCCTCATAGTTATTTATGTTATGTATATGACGAATCTGGTATGGCACATTATGCTATTGTCTCTATCTATGATGCACAGGGTGTTCCACATAATGTGACTTAATATAAACGTTGTGAAAGGCGGCGATTCCATTGGGCTTTAAAGACAGACTGAAATCAATTGTAGGTTGTGATTCAGTCTAAATTCAATGAACCATACAAGATTTAGTTTAAGCAAGTTTTCGGCCTTCTATCAAGGGAGATTATCATGAGTGAAACAAGCGAACGGATTTTCAACCCCACCCTGTCAACTGATGAGATTTATCGTGCTGGCAACACAAGCGAATGCTTGACTGATGACCTTGATGCTATGGATGCAATTCATGCTGCACTACCAAATACATATGCTGCTAAGAACCACGCTCATACTAACTATGCAGCAAAGACACATACCCATACAGAATACGCTGCGAAGAGCCATACTCATAGTTATCTACCTTTAGCAGGCGGTACGCTCACTGGTAACGTAACAACAAACAAAGACATTAATATGGGCGTTGAAGCTGCTATAAACGGCAAGATGGCAAACGGAACGCTCAAGAACGTATTCGTACCTGTATCATCTGCTGGCAACACCGCAATTGGATATGACAATTACCAAAAGTCTAGCGGCACGACGAACATCTATGGTGATGCTGTACGCATTTGGAGTCGTGATGCTGGTATCGCAGGTGCTTCTTACGGCGTCAACAAGGTGCTGTGGAGCGGTTACTTATACGTAAAGGAAGACACAACCATCACACTTTCGAGCAAGGTATCTACACAGCCTCATGGAATCTCATTGGTTTTCAGCGCCTATGACGTTGCCAATACCGCACCTATTAATTCTAGTTGGAATTCATTCTTCATTCCAAAGTATGCCGTAGCCAATGACGGTGGTGGTGGATTCTCATTTATACTTGAACGTGGTGGAAAGCTATACAAGAAGTATCTTTACATCAATGATAATGAGATAAAAGGAAATGCGGTAAATAATAATTCATCATTCTCTTTTATTGGTCAAACTGTCGATAACAGAAACATGGTGTTGCGTTATGTAATCGGCGTGTAACAATGCAACATATAAATTAAAAAACTAAAAAGGAGTAGCATTAAATTGCTGCTCCTTTTTTTTACGATTTATTCCTTTTCAGCTTCCCACTCACTTAATGTCTTATATTCATTCTTTTCTCTTATTTTCTTTACAGCATCTAAATCATCTAAGCTCAATTTGTCTTCATCCATAGCAAACACTAAATCACGATGAATTGATTCTATCTCCTTTTGTAAACTGTCCAACCTATTCAAAAATTTTTCAGCAACTTTCTTATCTAATGCCATTGTATACGTCACCTCTTGGCAATATTTTTTCTATTTTGATTGTACCATGTTCTAACTCTGGTGTGAACAAAACGCGAAAATCCCCAACGCGCAAACGGTATAGATTCGATATACCACTCAACTTCTTTATTCTGTTGTGGTTGTCTGGCAACTTGTTTATCTCATTGAGTATTCGATTGTAATCTTGCTCACTTTGTTTCTTTAAATATTTATATGCTTGCTTAGAATATACTATGTGCATTTCTTGATGTCTCCCTCCCTTTTATTATCTTATCAGGAGAGAGCTTAAAAGAATAATTTTATGCACAAAAAAAGAGGCCCTGTTGGGAGCCTCTAAACGAATGACAATCTAAGCATATAATAATTTGCGGTGTTTTATAATTGTTTATTTCTGTGAGTGCAAGGTGCCATATGGATGAGTCATGTTGCGTAAACTTATCTGAAGGAAATGGATGATACAGTTTAAGCAAATTTGTAAGCAAATCTGACTCAAAACCATATGACATTGATATAAGGTCTTGCTTAATTTAAGCAAATATAGGAAATCCTCAATCCCTTATCTACCAAGGGTTCATAATTACTTACTCGTTGTTATCTCCTAGAACTCCAAATGCAAAGCCTTTATATATATTACTTTATTTACATAGTGTTTGCAAGCTTATTTAGAAATTTTACGCAAACGTTACGCAACTGCTTAAAAACGCAAAAAATAAATTTGCGCAATTTCTTACGCAAATCAATGTTTTACGCAAATACGCAAACGTTCAGCATAAAAAAAAAGACCCCCTATTATAATAGGAAGTCTTCCGCTTTTGCCACCTCTTCATTCAGTTTGGTTTCTAAAAGATGCGTATATTTCAAAGTAGTAGCATAACTAGTATGCCCCATAATTCTTTGTATAAACACTGGGTCTAATTTTTTCTCGAAGCATCTGGTAGCAAAGGTATGTCTAAAAGCATGGGGGTATATGTGCTCCATTTCTTCTGGCGCTCTGCCTTCCATTGCTGCATTGTACTTTTCTTTTTCATTGATGTTTTTCAATACCTTTTCAATGTTATGAGATAAAGCATATCTTGTCACTGGTGAGCCTAATGTTGTTGTAAAAACTAAATCGCCCAACTCAGGTCTTAGCCTCCATCTGTCGCCGAGTTTTGCTTTGTATTGGTCTTGTTTAACTTTCCAATCTTTTAACAGTTCCCCCACGTTTCCGAAAAAAGGAATCGTTCTATAACTATTACTTGTTTTGGGAGTTGTAAGATATTCTATCTTTTTACCTTCAACATAGCCAATGCTTAGGCTTCTCTGTATTCTAATCGTCTTATTTTGCCAATTTATATCTTGCCATTGAAGACCACTGAACTCACCAATTCTTATGCCAGTAAGTAATAGTATTTGATAAGCTTCATTATAATACTCATGCTGTATTTCATCTAAGAACATTTTCATTTCACGAGAACTTAGAACCCTGCGCTCTTGTACCGCTTCATTCTCATCTTTGATAGCTATATTGATACATGGATTTGATTTGATAATGGAGTTCATTACTGCTACATCTAAACACTCTCTTAGCACGCCAAGTGCCTCTCTCAATGTTCTCGCTTTAAACTTGTTAAGCAATTCATTCGTGGCATCTTGCATATTCATGTGAGATATGTTTTCTATCTTTTTATCTCCTATGATAGCAATGTATGTGTTTGATACTTTCCTATGATATGCTCGCTTTGATACCTCGCTCTTAAGAGATGGTTTTTTATATTTGTCAAACCACTCTTCGAACCATTCTGCAAGCGTAAGATTTGGTCTAATATTTTTCTCGTTTCTTAATACCTTTATCTTCTCTTCTTCGAAACGTTTTTTTAATGTTGGAAGATGCATATCATACAAACATATCTTTGTGCCATTTACCATTGCACGTGCTTCATAACGCTTATCCTTACGTTGGCTATATCCCCTTCCTAAATCCTTGCCTTTAAGGTCTTTTCCCATGTTTGTCCACCTCTGGTTGTATTTATATAATTATAACTATATTGTAAAATGTATTTGCGCAAATTACAAAAGATAAGTTCTATGAAGAAAACTTGCACAAAAATGGGGCCTGTTACAGCCCCAAAATAATAGCATATGTATTTAGTTGTTATACGTGCCAATACTTGTAGTATAACCAATAACGGGTTTGTTTATCTCGTCTTTTAGTTCCTTGTACTTCATCATATACCAATCTGCCTTCTTGGCATCTTCAATTGGATTACCCTTGTATGGCGCTCTGTTCCTATACTTCCATACATTACCCAAACAGAAGTCAGCAGTAGCTTGCTTACCAAGAACAAGAATCATTTCATCAATGCATTCCATAGAAGATTGATTATAATGAGCTGGGCTGTTTACCATGTCTTTTTCGGCTGTCTCATTATTTACGACATCTTCGTTATTAAAATCCCATTCATCATACATCTTCCCAATGTAATCTAGCACACAATCAATCTCATCGTCGGTACCAGTAAACGTATAAGTCAGCTTGCACTTGCCGTAAGCTGGTTCACTAGAAATTGAACTATTTGTATTCATATCTACTCTCCTTCTTTATATGTCTTGTTGTAACCACACGGATAGAACTCGGTACATACCCCACCTCGATAATAACAATTTGGAACAAATAATCCCTCAAATTCTGGATTAGTTTCAAGCACAGCATTGCAAATAGCTTGTACTACTTGGGTGGTTTCCTTAGATGCCTGATGACATAGACGCTTATGTGCAATAGTAATTAGTTCTTCTGCGTTCATATACCAGCACATAGTGACAGGTACATCCTGTCTAGCTGCACCACGGTCATATTCATTTTGCCTATCATTACGCTGAGTCTTTACGAATGGAACTGTATGTACGTGCCTTACGAGATGCACTGCAACCCAGTTTGGAATGTTATTAAGTCTGAAACAAAACTCAAGTGTCCTAATAGGAGAATGCTGTGCTGCTAGAAGCTTCTTCTTCCATTCCATAGTAGGCGGCTTCTCGCTATCCTTGCCAATGGTTACAAGCGTACACTTCTTAGCAAGCATCCAATCTTCATCAGTAGGATGCTTTAGTACATCAACACTAAACTCTTCCATATCTCTCCTCTCATTGCAATTCCAATCTGTTATAAGAAGGCTGCAAAGGCACTGCGATGATACTATGCCTTTGCAGCTCTTAACATATAACCTTACTTGTTATTATAGTAATCTGTCACTGCCTTGTCAAGCGCTTCAAGATATTCGTCAAACATGCCAAGCGTATATATGTACTCTTTAAACTGCCTGCTCATCTTGCGGCGTCTCATATCTTCATAGCAGGAGAACTTCTTGTTCTTATACTTCTTTTTAAGTTTGTCTTCCATACTGGACAAAAACACGTTGTTTGTGTCTTTGATAACCGACATACCAGACACACCAACTTTAGAAGAAATCGCCTTGTATCTCTCTGCATATTCAGGTGGTAACTCGACATCGGACTTAGGCAGATTTTTAACTGAAAACGGCGACATGTCCGCTCCGCTTGTCTTGGGCTTTAGTAATGACGCAACAACTTCCATATCTGATGGAAGAAAATGAAATGTCACTTCTTCATCCGTCTCATCATAGTCAAAAAACTCAATACCTTGCTTCTTTAACTCTTTGGTAATATTATGACCACGCTGCTTGCTTGGGATATATGCACCTAACATAGCTCTGTGACTGTCATTTAACCCATAGTACCAAATCTCATTGCCATAGTAGCAGGAGATATAGATTGAGTCTTCATCGATGTTACCTTCTACATCTCTAGCAAAGTCATTGGTATCCATGTCTATCCGAGGAAGCAGTCTATACTTTCCTTTATAATTTGTAAGTAAGTAGTTTGCCATTAGATATACTCACCGTATTCATGCCCAGAAAGAACGCCTTTGTTTTGTAGATATCTCATGCAACCTTCGACCTTCACCTTGATGCCTACAGCGAATGGATGGTTTGGACTCTTTTCAAGAATATACTGAAAATCGTATGGTTGTAGGTAATCCTCGTCAAGAACGTCGATGGAGATATCAGAACCATCCTTGGGAATAGTGACATTAAATGAAATTTCGTTGCTTAGGTTTTTACAATAGTACCAATTCTTTTCGTCGCAATCAGTAAAACCAATTTCACGCATCTTGTCATCTGATAGAATGTGCGCCTTGATTGCCTTGTTTGTACCGTGTGAATTAACCTCTACGTTTTCCATTAATCCTCCTGGCTCTTTTCCCAGTCTTCATAGTCATCGTCATCACTAATTCGCAACTTGTCCGCCCAATCAAATTCGCCACACCAATCCTCTGCGTATGTGAATGGGAAGTTCATCATAACAGTGCCGCGAATCATACAAAGAAATGCATCACTTAGATTAACACTGTCGTTACCAGACGCTTCAAAGACTGGCGTGCTAGGCGGGAACCTACGGCATTCGCCATCCGATGTAAAATCAAACTTATCATCATTACTATAGCAGTACCAATGCTTGCAGTTTGCACAATACTTTACATCACACATAAATACCCCTTACCAATAATGCTTGTTGTCGTCAGCTTCACGTACAAAACAGGCGGATATGAAACCAACCGCGCCGCCAATCAAACACCCGATGAGAAAATATGTCATATCCATCATCTTACTTGCTAGTATTAATGAGTGGAGAGGAACCATCTGGAACAACTACAAGATTACCGTTCTTACCAATTTCAGTAAGTGCATCAATGTAATGTTGCTGGATGACTTCAGGTGTTAGCGATTCTGCAAGTGCAGCATTTGCATCTGCTTCACCCTGTGCCTGGATTACCTTAGTTTCAGCTTCTACCTTTGCAGTCTCTTGCTCATTCTGTGCCTTTGCTTTGGAAATTTCAGCGGCCTGTGCTTCGGCATACTTATCTGTAATCGTTGATGGATAACGAATCTCCTGGACACTTACCTGCTCGATGCTGATACCACTATCCTTCCACTTCTCAGCAAGCGCGTCTTGAATCGCCTGAGTAAAGCTAGTACGGTCAGTAAGTAGCGTAATAGTATTGAACTTACCAGCCACCTCTCGTGTTACACTTCGCACATCAACAGCAGCAACATACTGGACATAGTTCTCTTGTGTGCCATAGTTAGCATAAAGCTCTTCTGCATAATCAGGATTAAGAGAATAGTTCACCTGAATGTCAACCTCAAAGCTTGCGCCACTGGAATCATTACAATTTACCTGCGAACCAGTAGCGCTACCGCCGTTGTATGCTTCCTCATTACCACCCATGAAGCTGATTACATTGTTACGAGTTGAGTAAGTGATGGCACTGTCAAATGGCGACACAAAATGGAATCCTGCGTCAGTAGTGCTGCCAGTAATCTCGCCGCCCATACCCTTGGTAACGACAACCTCGCCAACATCCTGCTGATAAACGCCAGTAGAACAACCAGTGGTAAACACAGCGGCAAGCATAGCACCCATAGCAATTACAATTACACCTTTACGCATTTCGCTTTCCTTTCTTTTGATACTTCCTTGCGATGATTTCAGCATCGTCAAGCTTTTCAACATCATAATACTCTGTTTTTTTATCAATGAGTTTCTTAATTGCAGGCCAAAGTTTATCCCACACAATCTTTGCAATAAATCCTATCAGGGCAACTACCGCAATAAACTCAACTAGACGGATAAATAAGAACACTGCCGTCATTTGCTAATCACAACCTTTAATACTCGTTGGTCAACTCGCTCATGTTTACTTACGCTTGCTTTTTAGATACTCATTGATATACTCAAGACATTCACTAAACATAGTGATGCAATAAGAAACCATAGCTATGCAGATACCTACCATTGCCATGATAACATTGACTGCATCATGAAGGACGAACGCGCTGTACACACCTCCAACAAGGAACATAATAAGCACAATAATATCAATTACAATACAAACGATAGTGCTTTTGCTAAGACCATTCTTCTTACTCATAACAACTCCTTTTGTCGAAATTTAACGTGCTTGCATTATACAACAAAGGCTGCGTGTATATAATCTGCGATTAATTTGTTCACACTTTCTACATACGCGCAGCCAATTAAACCTATCTTTATCTATATACGACGTGCTTTACATTCATAAGCCTGCCGCAATTTGGACAATAATTGAACTTGAACCACTTGTCATAATAGCTGTCTTTACATGGTGTATAGAACACGATGCTTTTCGTTCCAGTGTCTTCATCATAATAATTCACAAAGCCAGCATCATTACATAGCGGGTCATGATTGCGATAGTCTTCAAAACCATCATAAATCTTGGAACAGCATTCACACTGTTTAATCATAACTTCTTCCCTTTCGAAGCAATTATCCTAGATTATAAACGGGCCAAATCCAATTAAAGGCATCTTGAATATTTGGAAACTTATCTTCGTTATAATAACACCAGCCGCAAACAAGTCTGTCGCCTTCACATGAGAAACTATTATCAATGGAAACGTCTTGCCCACACACCGTACACTTATGACGTAACTCATCAGACTTCTTGGTTCCATGCTTCTTGAACGTCTCGATGTTCTGCTGATTGACTTCCTCAAAATTATCAATCAGCTTTGGAACGAATTGCTCTGACATACTCATATCCTATCTCTTGGAATACTTATATTGAAGAAGCGCAATGAGCTTATCTACAGCAACGTCGCACGGCGTTTGCAGTTCCGTTGTTATTGGGCAATCTGAACTGCCATAGTTAGGACAATCTCCAATTTCAAATGTCGGATAATTATTTAAGAGGAAATCACATGGCCTATCCATAAAATTATTCGTCTTCCTTAAACAACTTTACATACTCTTTCTTTAGTAAATCATACTCTTTTTTAAAGCACTCTTCGTTGGAAAAATATCGCTTTAACTCTCTAGCACCATTGACATGATGCACTCCATTTTTAAGAAAATATTCTGTATCTAAAAACTTAATAATTGCTTTGCCATCATTGTTAAATCCATGAAAAATAACAGAACGCTCATTCTTGTCTGCAATATATACACATGGTCTAATATCTGTATCGTCCAGTATCTTATCAAAGCCAGTCTCAATTGCGTCAATAAGTCGTTCTAGAATTTCATTCTGCTTATTCAATGCTTTGCAATAATAAATGGCATCGCTTTCAATCCTATTCTTAACGCCATCAATTTCATTCATAGCTTTGTCAATCTTATCTTGAATATTCTTAATCTCAATTACAATAGTATTATCATTATCTTTAATTTTGTTAGACATATGCCCACCTTTAAAATCGAAATTGTATCAATCGCTAAAGCTGAACTTTACACCACAATTCATACACGTACAATGTGTGGTTGTATTGTTTCCAACTTGATAGTTTCTTGCTACGCCTTTAATAATCATCGGATAAAACGCAGCTGTTGTTGTTTGATAATCCACTCTATAAAAAATTGCGCCACAGTTAGGACAAATGTGCGTTGTGATTGTTTTATTATCCATATGTTCTCCTTTAAAACAATATTACATTGCATATATCTTTACCTGTTTAATACACTGTCAATCCTTTCCTTTGCAATGGCATAATATTCTTTATCAAGTTCTATACCAAGAAATCTACGGTTATTTAGCAACGCCATTTTACCAGTAGTTCCACTACCTGTAAATGGGTCAAACACTAAATCATTCTCGTTACTCCAAGAAATGATATGGTCATTTGCAAGTTGTTCAGGAAACACCGCTGGGTGATTACCATATCCCTTTTGTACTGGAATATACCACCAATTATTTCTTTTTGAGAATTTTTTATTTGGTTTTCTCTTTTCTATCTTTATAGTGCCATCTGGCTTCCTTCTGCCAGTTCCGCTTCTATCAACGCCATAAGACTTGTTTGGCTTATCATAGATTAGATTGACTGCTTTTGGTTTGCCTTTTGAAAATACAAACATATATTCAAAGTTTTGTGTATAACACTTGTTGCTGCCAATTGCACCTCCACCATCTTTCACCCAAATCATTGTATCATGCAGATTAAATCCACACTCTTTAAAAAACAATGCTTGTTTAAAACTAGTGTTGGTTTCATTACCATTGACAGTAGAATCATTAACAACCCATACTAGTACACCGCCATCAATAGTAGTTCGATATAGTTCTTTTGCTATATCTTTAAATTTATCAAAGCACCATTGATTAATATTACCATTGTATGTTCTGAGATTATCATACGGAGGAGATGTAACAGTTAAGTCTATTACACTATCAGGAATTAACTTCATTAACTTAAGACAATCACCTTGTAAGAGATTAACTCTCTCTCTCTCTCTCTCTCTCTCTCTCTCTCTCTGCGGAATTTCTATCACTGTTTCATCTGTCACAGTTTTCCTTCCTTTAAAATACGTGTTTTAACTGTTTATTGCGTACTCTATATAAATACTTTTCATATTCTCTCTAAGCTTTGTAACCTTTTCTGGTTTAAGTTCTGGCCTTTTTTCAAAGACCTTTCTCCTTGCTCTAGTTACAGATGCAAAATTTGGGCAAGTTGTTTTATTCCTTGTTTCTAAAAAACTTTTTAAACTTGCGGAAGATACCCCTCTATTAAAATATTCGCAAACATATAAATAAAGAATGTCATCATTTTCTCTGGCATCTTCTTTTATTTCAAGAATTCTTTCTACTACATCTTCTATCTTTTTCAACTTCTGCATTGCTCGCTCCATTATTAATAAAATAAGGGCGGCAAATAAGATTATTTGCCGCCTTATTTAGTTTATTTAGCGCCCAGTGCTACCCATACCGCCAGTTCGCTTCTCAGTTACATCATCATCAAGCGTGATACCGAACGGAACAAAGATTCCTTGACAGAACCTATCACCCTTATTGAATGGAATGTTCTTTGCAAGAGAACTATCGTTCACAAGCTCGCAAAAAATATGTCCTTCATTATCTGACTCGTAGTAATCCCCATCTATAATACATGTTGTATTCGCCATATGTAGGCCATACTTAAAACCAAGACTGCTACGAGGATGAATTGTTAGCACCCAACCATCGTACATCTCGCAACGGATACCAGTCGGAATCTTAATTGACTTACCAGTCTTAAGTGTAAACCCCATAGGCATATGGAAGTCATAGCCAGCAGACATCATAGTAGAACGAGTAGGAAGTTGAATACCGTCATATGTCTCACGAATAGCAGCGTCAATCTGAATATCAACTTCCTTGGTAACAGGGTCAATGTAATCCTGCTTATCTGAATAGAAAGTGTCTAGCCAATCCTTACGGAACTGCTCGTATGATACCTTGTGAAACTTGCTCATCTTAGTAGGCATATTGTAAATCCTCTCTATTTTAAAATTATCTTAAACAGTTACGACGCTTACTTTGTCACTTACAGGAGTGTAAGTATATTCCCAATACTTAATAATAGTGCAATCAATTTCTTTATCTGTTTCTACTGAGACATTGTAATCATTCTTTGTAAGCATGACTACAGTGTTGCCAATTACCTCTTCGTAATCATATTCACTTTCATAATTTCGTTTTGCAATGATAATGAAACATGGATTATTGTTCATAGCATCTATCCTTACTTGTCATAAAGTACAATTTTATTTTGTTTTAGAGTTTCTTGCACATCAATAACCCTTTGATTCGAACTACCACACCAAGGTAAGCCAATATCTTTTAGTTCTTCAACGTACCTGTCATCAACAACTACATCGCATAGTTCTAGTATCTTTCTATTGGACTGATTGTTAATTGCGTATTCAAACAGATAACCAGTATACAACCAAATGACTTTATCGGGCAGCTTGTCTTTAATCTCGGTAATTAATTCATAAAGGTCATAACTATTTTCGGGCGAAAGCGGCTCACCGCCAAGAATACTGATACGCTTAATGTATGGTTTTGATGCAAGCTCAAGAAACTTTTGTTTTACGTCATCATTCCACTCCTTGCCACCATTGAAATCCCATGCAGTTGAGTTAAAACAACCTTTACAATGAAGGTGGCAACCCTGGACAAATAACGAAACTCCAACGCCAGGGCCATTGGAAATATCCATTTTACGAATTAGCGCATATCTCACAAATAATCTCACTCCTCATAAGGCACATCATCTAGATGAAGCACACGCTCTTTAATTTCCTGAGTACGACCTTCATTCCAAAAATTTGTACCAATATAGCCGCAGGTACGACGTGCAACGCTCATCTTATTTTGGTCGCGGTTGCCACAGTTAGGACATTCCCACACAAGCTTACCAGTTTCTTCGTCGGTTACAATCTTAATCTCTTTATTATAACCGCACACCATGCAGTAATCACTTTTAGTATTCAGCTCGGCATACGTAATGTTCTCGTAAATGAATTGAATGATTTGAATTACTGCATCAATATTGTCATTAAGATTAGGAACTTCTACGTAGCTGATTGCACCTCCTGGGCTTAGCTTTTGAAACTTCGCTTCAATTGCAAGCTTACTAAACGCATCAATCTCTTCTGTTACATGAACATGATAAGAATTTGTAATATAATCCTTATCAGTAATGCCCTCAATAACACCAAAACGCTTTTTTAGGCATTTGGCAAATTTATAAGTCGTAGACTCAATAGGCGTACCATAGAGACTGTAATCAATGTTCTCTGCCATCTTCCATTCGGTGCATTTATCATTGAGGGCTTGCATTACTTCAAGTCCAAACTTTTCACCAATATCGCCATCGGTATGGCTGTGACCAGTCATATACTTTACACATTCATATAGGCCAGCATACCCAAGCGAGATAGTTGAATAGCCATTGATAAGTAGTTCATCGATGACCTCGCCCTTATCAAGTCGTGCAAGTGCGCCATGCTGCCATAGAATTGGTGCAACATCAGAGGGAGTACCCATAAGCCTATTGTGGCGTGCTTTCAGTGCCTTATGACAAAGCTCTGTACGTTCATTAAAAAGCTCCCAGAACTTATCAAAATCACCATCAGATGAAAGTGCCAGGTCTACAAGATTAATAGTTACAACACCCTGATTGAAGCGACCATAATATTTTGGCTTTCCATCATAGTTCTTTGCACGCGCAATATTATTGTAGCCGTTGCCACTACGGTCAGGAGTAAGGAAGCTGCGGCAACCCATGCACGGATAACAATCACCGTTACCATTTGCATTAATCTTATATTCAAGCATCTTCTTTTCTGAAATATAATCAGGAACAAGACGCTTCGCCGTACATTTAGCAGCAAGCTGTGTTAGATAATAATATTTACTGCCTTCATATACATTGTCATCTTCAAGAATATACAGCAGTTTAGGAAATGCAGGCGTAACCCAAACTCCCTTCTCGTTCTTGACACCTTGAATACGTTGATTAAGAACCTCCTCAATAATCAGTGCAAGGTCATCCTTTGTCTGTTCATCGTTTGCTTCGTTAAGATACATGTTTACGGATAGGAATGGTGCCTGGCCGTTAGTAGTCATAAGTGTAACCACTTGATATTGAATAGTTTGGACGCCACGCTTAATCTCATCTTTAACCATAGAATCAACCATGCCGTTATACTTTTCAATTTCTGATTCTGTTACAGGTTCATGTCCAACAAAATCAATATATGACTTCATAACATCCTGCTTGAACTTCTCACGACTCACATTTACAAATGGCGCTAGATGTGTAAGAGAAATTGTCTGCCCGCCATACTGACTCGATGCTACCTGTGCAATGATTTGCGTTGCAATATTACAAGCAGTTGCGAAACTATGTGGCTTTTCAATCATAACACCTGAAATAACAGTGCCGTTTTGCAGCATATCATCAAGGTTAATTAGGTCGCAGTTATGAAGTGCTCGCTGACCAAAGTAATCAATATCATGGAAATGAATAATACCTTCTTCGTGAGCCTTGATTACATCCTTTGGAAGTAGAAAGCGCTTTGAGATATCCTCGCTTACAACACCAGCCATATAATCACGCTGAGTTGTTATAAGTCTAGCATTCTTGTTTGAGTTCTCACTATTCCAATATTCACTTTCGCCGCTAAGAAGCTCAAGAATCGTTTGGTCAGTTGTGTTTACTTCACGTGCAATCTTTCGCTTGTAACGATACTCAACATAACGAGTAGCAACATCCTTTCGAGATGAGGCCATAAGCTTGTTTACAACCATATCTTGAATCTCTTCAACGTGCATAGATTGCTTTTTAACAGATGCAATCTCATTTGTAATTTTATCGATGATTGCCTGAGACTTTTCAGTCACTTCGCCATCTACATCAATGAACGCCTTAGAAATTGCGTTAGATACCTTGCTCTTATCGAACTCAACTTCTTCGCCAGTTCTTTTAACAACAACCATGAACAATACCTCCTTTGACATATAACCTTAACAACTAAACAACAAATATATTCAGTTATCAGAGTTCACTTTTGAACATAGGTCATTATACTCTTTTGTATTTAAGAACGCAATACCAATCACAGAATCTTCACATATCTTACTGCTCATCGAAGATATTTTTATCATATACCTGCACCTGAGTTACACGAGCTTCCCAAGACTCATCATACCTAGATACATCTCCATATAACCTTACCATGTTAGGCAGCACATTGGAATCTACGATGAACTCACTAACACAATCGCTTTCAATCGTCACAGCATTCATGTCGTCGGTATGCGCGTCATCCTTTTGGTCTGCAAGAATACAAGGAATAATAGTACCATTGCCAAGGATAAGGTCAACATACTGCCCAATTTCAGTTGTAAAATATGAGCCAAGTGCAATGCAATATCTATCTCCTACCATTCTAATGCCAGACTCTTTATCGGTGTATGCATACTCGTTCTGCAACTTGTATTGCAGAGAAGTCTCATCGGTGATAGCCCTGTAATCCATATAAGACTTGAAACCTTCTGTTGCTGGCGCTGAATGCATGACAAAGTTTTCTTGATGTGCTACTTGCTCATCTTGTACAGTGTCGTTTTCTACAATTTGCGCCGCAACACTTTTATGCGACTTTGCTGTCGTGCCAATGCCAGTGTCGTTAGACTTTGCATATCCAGCAATCATATTGTATACCGCATAAGCACACACGATTACAAGCACAATTGCGGCAACCAAAACCATAGTTTCTACGGTCTTATTCTTCAATTCAAACACGTCCTTTCAACATATATCCTTAACTGTACTTTATTCATTATACTCATCTCCAATCTCTTTGCTCTCTTCATTGAACTCAATCAACATATCCTTCATAAATGTATGACGCTCAATGTTCTCTTTCTTATGAACAGCCCTATTGATAGTCTGTATATCACCAATATGGAAACACTTCTTCTTAGTTCGTGTCAATGCCACATATAGAAGATTAGAATTCAGCATGAATGTATGGCTTGAAGGTGTACATACAATCACATAATCTACGCCTGAACCTTGTGATTTATGAATTGAATATGAATACCCGAGGCCTACATCATCTGAATTCATATCGCCTTGATAATACTTAACTTCAATACCATCAAAGTCCACTACTGCATAGCGACCATATTTGTCTTTATCAAATCTTTTAATAACGCCAGTATCACCATTTGCCACAAATGCGGTATTCTCTTCATCGTCAGCAAGAACAGCATTATAATTGTTCGACTTTTGTAGAATCAAGTCGCCTACATAATATACAACTTCGTTACCTTCCTTGCCAACCTTCATACAATTCTCACTGCCGCAATTTTTATTTGCCACCTTTTGAATCATATTGTTTAGTTCTATTGCGCCACATTCGCCAACGTTTTTAGCTGTAAGAACACGGATGTTTTCAACATCAACGCCGCTATTTAAAAGCTTCTTATACAACGCTACTGCCTGAATACCCATTGACTCAGACGGCTTGTCAATAAATATATAATCTTTATTCTTGCCAAACGTTGTAGTTGTATTTTTCATGCCGTTGTTAAGGTATTGTTCTCCACAACGAATTTTCGTGGCTATATTGAGCAAGCCGCCGTCTGTATACCTAAAGATTTGGGTAAGTGTCACAGTTGGAATAAGCTTGCTATTCATAAAATCATGTAGCAAATTACCACACCCAATAGAACAAAGCTGTGCATTGTCACCAATAAGGAGGAGCTTGGTAGTTTCAAAATCTATTGCATCAATAAGATGTGAAAACAAATTTACACCAATCATAGAACTCTCATCCACGATAACTATATCTTGACTAAGTTTGTTATCTTCGTCAAAACACCACCCGCCATCTGGTGAATAACCAAGCCCCCTATGTATTGTGGAAGCTTTCTTTCCAGTGTACTCTGAAATAACCTTACTTGCCTTTCCTGTAGGTGCGAGTATCAAATAAGACTTATCATTGTCTTCAAGCATATTGATGAGTGCCTGTGTTGACGCACTCTTACCAGAACCAGCAAAACCATTTAAGATACAAATATTGTTGTTGCATACGTTGTGAAGCATTTGTATCTGTTCATCTGTTAAGTCAAAATCGCCAACCCTTCTATACTTCTCAACGTCATAATCCCACACGTTATATGCATTATTCAAGCCACCTGCAATTGCAATTGCAATCTTACGTTCTGTTTTATATGTCCGTTTAAGTGCAATATCCATTGTGCTTTTATCATAATAGATAGAATCACTTTTAATTGCTTCAGCGAAGTGATTGGCACAAGCAGGCACAAGCTCAAGACACTGTTTCCTTACATAAGCAAGATTTGTCTTTGTGTTACCTTCATTTTCATTTTGTTGAAGAATATAGACAATACAAGCAAGGCATCTATCAACACTTTCCTTAACGTTATAACCAAAGTCAATGACGCCTTCTTTTTGCATCTCAATGGTAATGGCATCAGCCTTTTTGAAGCCAATTCCATCAACTCGCATTAATGTTGTATAAGGCTCTGTCTTTAACTTAAGCCTTAGTATTTCTACCGAAGGATATACTTTGTAAATCTTTGTTAGCATCGACATGCTAAGCAGCCCCTTAAACTCTGCTATAATGTCAAACAATATTTCACTTTTAATAATTTCCCTACAAATTTTTGCAAATGTCTTTTCCTTGATACCAGGTAATTTAGACAAATCTATATCGCTAAGATTGTTGTCCTTTACTCGCTGCACAATATCAGGATATACATTATACAACGTGGTTGCCTGTCTTACTGGGAGTATTTGGCTTAAAAACGTTAATACGTCTTCCCCGCTTCTATGAACGTCACGCCTAATGTTCTTAACTTTATATGTACAACCATATTTCCCGTACTCTGGAACAGCGGTAATTTCATACTCTATACCAGATGTAAGAATAGGCAAATCGCCACTGATACTCACATTATTAAAACTGTTTAGCTTTATAAATGGATACGCGCTCTGGTTGATTTCCATTGCATATATCCTAAAGCCATCTCTCTCAAAGACTCTCTTGACTGGTGTAGCCTTAAATACCAACTCGTTTTTATCTTTCATACTTCACCGCCTTTCGCATATAACTTTAATTGTTAGTCATTTTTGATGACTTCGTACTCTTCGAGAATTGCTTCTCTTTCATCTGTATCAACCCACTTACCATCAATAAGCTTCTTTCTAAACGCATAACTGATATAAGGGACACGCAGCACTGCAAACTGTCCAAAAGGCTGAGCCTTAAAGATAGCCGCTTGCTTAATCCTGCATCTTACCTCCTCACCATTATGAATGCGACGCAAAACAAGCGAAGGTTTCGCACTGTCCTTATAAGTAGTATAGTCTGCGACAATATAATAATCATCAGACATATCCGCATTCACATAATCTGTATAACTAAGAAACTCTATGTCCGCCTTTACCTGGTCAACAACATTTAAGCTCTCATCTTTGAGCCTACCGCACAGCTCATTGATAAGACCATCGTTATCAATACCACGCCACTGACTCTTAGTCTCCTTCTCCGCATACTTTACCATAAGATAGTCACTGATACCTAACTGCTCCATCTTACTCTTAGCTAATACCTTGACGCTTGCAAATTTATCATAGATATCTACGATGTTCAATAGGTACTTGTTCTTTCCATAATCTGAAAAGAAGTTGAGCTTAATAAGAATCGCAAGTTGCTTAGAGTTGACGCTAGTCTTGTCCTTGATATCCTTAAGCAGGTCGATGAAACTAGGATACTTATTTTTCGACAGCTCCATAAGTTCGTCTGCGATTTGAGCATTGCAATACTTTACACTTGAGATTCCCTTATAGATACTGTTATTCCCTTTATCCATAGTGTAATCAGCACCAGACTTCCCGAACTTAATAGGCTTCAGCTTTACCCCAAAGTACGGAAGCTCTGCGATTAGGTTTGAAGTCCTCATCATATCACCAGCGTACAGCGTTAAGACAACAGTAAAATACTCAAGAGGATAATGAGACTTAAGATAGGCACCGTACAAACTGTCAACGGCAACAGAAAGAGAATGAGAAGCATTGAAAGAATACCTTGCTGCATCCTGGACAACCTGCCATGTGTCAGCAAATCCGTCAGACGTACCAAGTTTATTCACCCACCCTTCTTCAAGTTTTTTATGAAGTTCGTCAAGTTCTTCTTGCTTGAACTTCTTCTTTGCAATCTTCTTAATGATATCGTAAGTACCTTTTTCCTCGATACCCAACCAAACCAGGTACTTCATGATGGATTCTTGGTATAACAAATAGTGGAACGAGTCGTTAAGAACATTGTCGAGTGCTTCAACACCAGTTGAATACGGTTTCCTATCAAGGAAGTTATTTACCAATGACGCAAATCCTGGTCTAATAGCAGCAACCCAAGCGGACATCTCTGCGAGAGATGTTGGCTTATACCTTTTCAACATTTGCTTACCAATATCTGAATCGGATTGATTGATTGTCGTGGTTAATCCTTTAGCATAAACATCCCATACTTTGTCATCGCAGTTCTTAAGCAACGTTTGAATATTATCAATTGGCCTACCGATAAGCTTATACACCTTATCAATAATGTCATATACCTTGACCGTTAGATAATCATTCTTTAGATACTTATACACGTCACAATTGTAACCATCGAGCGCACAACACATTACGTCACCAACCTTGATAAGTCCTACCTCATCTGGAATTGGCTTATCAAGAAGAAGGAACGAACAAGGTGAAGGAGCAATACTTTCAATTACACCACGAAACACCTTGCTGTCTTCGATTACCTTTGCCCACTTTCTATCTTCAAGATGCTCATCAAGATTCTTTGCAATCTCATCGTAGTCATTGATGTTATAGCCATTTGCCTTACACCATAGCCTAAACGCAGATGATTCTTGGAGTGGCTTATAAGCAACCATATAATAGATGCCCTCTTCACCAAGGATATCCTTTGATGCCTTGATAACAGGCTCTACGTCTGCAAAGTTAAGGTCGATATCTGGAAGTGAACGTGAACTAAGAATGCGTTCAGCGCTCATAAACCTAGTAGGATATAGGGTGATTGGCGACTTCAGCCTGTCAATCTCAGTAAGACCAAGAAGATGGTTAATATAAAATGAAACGCTTGAACCGCGACCACTGCGAGTTAAGATTGCGTTATACTCATTCACTGCCTTCTTAACTACCTCATGGTCAAGGATAAAGTAGTCGGCCATACCACAGTCACTTACGATTTTAGTTTCGTAATAGATTGCTTCTTCATACTTTTTGATTCTATCAGCTGGAATGTTCGGCTTCTCCTTCTTCCAAGCATCTTTGATAATCTTTCTTAGAGCAGCATTGCTATCGCCTTTCGTAATCTTAGGAATCTTAAACTCGTAATCAAGATGGATGCCTTCAGAATTATCAAACACAAGAGTGTTGTTTAGTGCTTCAGCAATCTGCTCATCATTTAGAACACCTTGGGTCTTGTACCTTCGAATGATTGTATCGGAATCAGGATAATCAAGAATAAATCCACCCTCATCTTCATATGTGATTCCCTTAGCCTTCAGGAACAGGTCGCGATACTTTGCATCTTCAGGCAGAATATAATGACTATCGTTGGCATGAATAAGCTGAATACCATACTTGTTCTTTACTTCAAGCAGTTTCTTGTTATGCTCAATCTGTACAGGAGCGTTATGGTTTTGAACTTCAAGGTATAGGTTACTGCCAAAATGCTTATACAGCGGAATAAGAAACTTCTCTTCCCAATCATCACCCTTGAACATACGTGAAGCAACACATGCAGTTGTAACAACAGTGTCCGTAGGAGTAAGCGACAGTAGGCACTTCATGTCGATACGCGGTTTATAATAGAAACCATCTGTATTGGCAATAGATAGAATCCTATTGATTTCCTTGCGTGCCTTCTCAGTCATAGCTACCAGCATGATATGATAATTGGCACGAGAAGTTTTGTCGTACATATCATCTACATAATATGCTTCAACACCATAGATACACTTAAGTCCGTACTTCTGACACAGTGTATATGCTTCAAAGATATTACCTTGAAAGCCATGTTCTGTTGTCACGTACTCAGTATGTCCCAGCTCTACAGCACGCTTCATATAGTCTTCGGGCTTAACAACACAATCAAGACTACGGATGTTAGAGTAATGAGAATGGCGGTGATAGTTTACATACCTCATGGCGTTTCACACTCCTTTCAATCTTTATAAGTTAAGGGAACTTCCTAGGTTTCCCCAAGAAGTTCCCTATCATTATAGCATATATATTTAGTTGTTGGAACAAGAATTTTTATTCATAAAGCCTACATAGTCTTTAAAATAAAACTTTTAAAACATAATCACAAACCATCTACCAGGTATTTTGTTCTATCGTTTAAGCTCGTTCCACCATTTAAGAGTTTCCTTTTCTGACCAGTCTTTGTTATCATTGCTAAAAGATGTATCACAGTCGTTACAATGCACCTTCCACCTTTCATTATCATCAGCGTCTATATCATGTGTAATCTCAGTATATTCACTGTCGCAAATGATACATTGCTTTGGCTTATTGGCAGTATTTGAAGTGTCCCTTAATAGCTTCATATATTCGGTCATCTTCTCAGTACAAGTTGAGCACAGCACACTTGTAATGTATATGTGAGTATTTGGAGACATTCTAACGAACTTACCTGGTACAAGTTGAAAATCACATTTATCTGCATCAAGATGCGCCTTTCCAATGTCGCATCCACAAATAGAACAATGACTCATCATATCCATATTTACTCCTTTCAGTACATGATTAATATTGCGCAATATAACAGATTTCGTTAGTTTATGCAATATGAAACAAATATTCTATTAACACCACATAAAACTACCACAAGTTTTTTTTACTGGAATCCAAGCGTTATCATTTGGAACTGGCATCAATATATTATCTGGCAAGTTTGGATTTTTACAATCGTGTAAACAACAACCGCACCATTCATCGATATATTGTTTACATCGTTCTTCATATGGAGTCGCTTCATACTCTTTTAGCATATAGTCGTACAGTAAGTCCGACATTCTTTGCCTTTCTGCCATTGCATATTCATATTTTGTTTTGTAGCTTTTTAACTTTTCAATTTCCTCGATAAATTCATCAAGCATTACTTCTCCTTATGAATATGGCGTTGTCTTTTAGGATTTCTCTATGGTTCTCTGGTATTTTACCATTATGCCAAAGATTATTAGTAGAGAACTCAGTTCCATCATTCATTCTAATATTAAACTCTGCGCCACTAAACCCAAGCTCACAACTTCCTCTTTGGTCTTTGCGGCCACCATCCTTATACATGTCACCATCGATAATGATATATGGCACACCGTTCAGATACCCTTCTTCTTTCTCTCGCCAAAATTTCTCAGTATAGCACTCCATACTGCAAACATCTTCGAACGGCATCTTCTCTACTTCTTTGCCACAAATCACACATGTAGTCATACTCGCTCCTTAAAATGAATCTTCTAACATTTATGAACAATTGTAGCACAACATCTGTGACAAATTGTATCTGTGGCAGGGAACAGATTTATATAACCTCCACATAATGAACAGCTTGCTGCAAGAGTAAGCCCATCGTCTTCTCCTCGCTGATTGATTGGATAACATTCTTTATCGTGATTGTCAATTAGAATTTCTTTGCTGCGTTTGTTAAAAAACATTACCGTTCCTTTGCCACATGCAAATCTAAAAACTTGTATCGGTAATATACAACACCGTCTTCAACAAGATATAACTTTGCCTGCTCTTTGCTTTCTGCCTTAATATAGCCTTCACGTAGAACTAAATCGTCTCCGTCATAGGTTTCCACACAATAATAATAGTTATTCATAATCTTGGCACCGCACACAGGGCAGTTAGTTGGCTCAGAATCCAAGTACATATCAAACCACCCTGTATAATGACCGCAACTTAGTTTACAATTAATCTCATCATATTCATCAGGCCAATCACAATATTCTGTATCCACTATGCTTACGGCATTACGTGTTTCAGCCAACGTGTTACCTCCTTCTTAGTTTTCGTCTGGTAGATACACATCAATCTCGTATCCAGTGCCATAATACCCATTGCCATCTGTGCCATATACGTCAAGCAACTCGGTTGTCATACCATCTGCAATCACAAAAATCCTATAGTGTTGATAGTAATAACCCTCATCCCAATCTTCAACAAACTTAACATCTGTAATGGCATTGTTTACAGATGCGATATGCTGCAAATAATAGTTTCCTGATTCACATCCACCACATCCAGTGTTCGGATTAACTTTAAGATGCACACCGTTATCAAGAATAAGTGTGTCATGGGCTTCATCTGCTACAATTTTATGTCCAAGCAACAGGTTCCTAATTTCTTTCTCATTGCATTCGTTGAGAGTCCTGTTTTTCTTCATGCCTGCTCCTTAAGTTCTATTTAAATAATTTTCAAGATTTCTATCCCGAACCTCTATAAGCTTTTCAAGTATCTCTTTATCGCTCATACCCATATCTTCTTTAAGATATTTTTCAGTCCGCTTTGATTCTTCTGCAAGTTCGCGCATTTCTTCGTGTGAATATGCTGGATGACAATCAACAATAAAAGAATCAATAAATCTTCCATTGTTTAAATCTGTACCGCCAGAATCAATTACATATTGAGCTTCCTTTCTTGCATTATATTCATTATCTGCTTCAACAATAATTGAATTGCTGATAATTTCTCTACATTCTATTATGTATTGCATACCCAGTCCTTAAAACAGATGTTTTAATTCTTCTTCCTAAATACCCTAAATCTAATTTCATACTCTCTGACAACATTACCCTTACTAATAGCTTCGCCCTTAAATTTTAGCACGCCCTTGTCTTCACCAACATAGGTTATGCGCTCTTGCATGTCTGGATTCGGATATTGATGTGTCACTTCTCCATATTCACTGTTAAGGTCGTGTCCATCTTCACAAAATACAAACTTAGAAGCATCCTCTACGCTCTTAAAATAAGAAGTCTTTGTCACATCTTTTTCGTATTGCCCAATAACGTCAACAACATAAACATACTTTTCAAAGCTATGAACAGTATCAATCATTTTATTATCAATATAGAACGCAAGCTCTGTATCTGGGTCTACAATACCATTCTCTTCATCATATTCATCGCTTGATAACTCAATGTAGATATTTGTGTTCTTCTGTGACAGCCACATTCTACCGCCATGACACGAACATGTTTCCCATGTAATTTCTACTGGAAGACAGCCAGCCTTCACTATAACCTTATCGTATGTAGCTTCCAGTACATTAAAGCCAGCTTCTTCAGACTTAATTACTATGGCAAGCATTGCCTTATTTTCTTTGACTAAATCAAGTGTGTCCATTATTAATCCTTAAAGCGAATGTTTTAACCTAATCCATCTTCTTTAATCCCTGAAAGATATGTAATGCAAGAGTAAACAATCCGTCTAATTGTTGCTTTCTATCATCTGAATCGTAAAGAACGCCTTGCAGAGTATCACAAACACTGCATGAACCATAGAAAATCCTTACGTACCAATAGTCATATGGCTGATAAGCGTCTGCTGGAATTACAAACAGTAATGTCCCCTGATAATCACCATCGTCTATTACATGGATTGTATTTGGGTTTGGGTCACCATCACCTTCATGTATAGCATCAATAACAATTTGTACAATATCATAATAATTAATATCGTCTTTACAAGTATCTAGTAAGAATGCTAAATATTCTTTGATTTCATTTCTCTTATTGTCAAAGCGCTCAATGAACTTGGTTTCCATTTTGATTCCTTAAAACAAATACTTTGTTACTTAATATTCATACCCAGAATCTTACCAACCTCAAGTGCTGCGAAACTTGTACCACATTCAAATCCATCTTCAAAACAGTCGGAACTATTACCTTCTGAGCGTTCATAAGTATATTCAAGAGCATAGCTATTATAATTTTCTTTTACCCAACTTTCAAGCTGCTCAATAATGTTAGACATATTAACTCCTTAAAATAAATGTTTTAATTCTTTTTTAGTTTATCAAACACTTCATTAAATTTCTCTTGAGTATCAAGAAATTGCAGACAATATTCGCTAAGCTCTCTCATACGTCCTTCTTTTGTTTCGCATACAAATTGCCCATCATATTTAGGCTTTCGGGAAACATGAACAAGTACGTGTACTGGTTCACTTGATGGGTTGTATGGGTCTCGATATGGAGTATAAATAGCTGGACGCACCTCGTCAACTGCAAGTGGTTGTTCTTTTTTTAAAATTTCAAATTCTTTCTGTATTGCTTCGATAACTCCGCGAACAAGCTTTTCAACACTCTTCTGAAGTTCGTCTCCCATAACTAATCCTTAAAATAGATATTTTAAAGCTTATTTCTTCAATAAAACACCTGGTAGATGGCTTGTATTTTTACTCGTCATCGTCCCAATCTTCATAACTGCCGTCAAGCCATGCATCAACTTCCTGAATCTTCTCATCGATAACGTTCTGACGCTTCTTATTCTTATAAGTCCTGTTCTCAGTTGACCAATCATCGCTGCCATGATTGCGGCAAGACTTATCAACTGCCTTTGCGCCGCGATACTGCTTACGATGTTCCTTATTATATTCAATAGCCTTATCAAAACTCATATTAAATCCCCAACCAATCACGAGAATACATAACAATAGGTGCCTTGCCTTTACCATCTATGCGATTATCAAGGTACGGAATAGAGCGCAATGTATTATATTCCAAATAATCTATCGCGTCAATATCACTCATACCATCATTCACTAAATATTCAACCATCTTATCAAAACTATAGATGACTCTATCGTCAGAACTTACACCGATAACACACTCCTCTCCAAAGTCAGGAAAGTATACCACGTCATCAAATCCAGCATCAGCCAGCTTATCACCAATATCCACATTATCTCCTAAATCTCGATACTATCTAACCAATCCAAATCGATACTGTTATCCTGTGCATTTTTTGCACTAGTTGTAACTATTGTAGATACAATCTCGTCACTTTCAACATTATCGCCAACACCACCAAATAAATCCATACCATTCTTTTTAGCTTCAAGCTTATCAAGATAAGCGGCATAAGGTTTATGCTGCGAAGCTGAATAACCTGAAAGTGTAGCAAAATAATACGACTGTGCTTCTACATTCTCATCAGTATCCCAAAACGCATTCTCACTTCCATTCTCAGCATAATCCTTCTCGCGTAGACATATATCCTTAATAGTAGTATCAATAAGATTAACCCACTTGTCAATGGATTCTTGGTCTAGCGGAATATAAACATGACAATCTTCAATTTTATACTTGGCTTGAACATCTTCTGGTAACACTGTAATGCTATTAGCATCAAGCATCATCTTCAGGTAATCATCTGCTTTATCTGCGTATCCGAGTTCTTTCAACCACATCTTTGCATTAGTTTGTAGCGATTCACCAACCTTACAACGCTCAACAGTCCTATCTTTAATAGCACCATTCTTCTGCTCATACTGAATCGTTACGTACTTCAAGAAGTTGAAACAAGCACGAATTTTATCCATTGGGATACCAGCCTGAGCTAGTCCAATTGAATATAGAGTTAGCTGTCCAGCATGTTCCTCAAGCGTCTTGCCTTTATAAATGGAAGATGTCTTAAAGTCTAGCACATTATAGAAACCATCATCATCTTTATACAACGCATCGATATAACCAACGAATACATTACCAGAGACGTTGGCAATTACAGGCTTCTCAATTAGCAATTTGTTCTTATAAGTAACATGATTGCGGAAGAATAGTTCAAGATTCTCTTTGTATTTCGCCTTTAGTTTTGCATCCTTCTCTTCGTCATTACGGTCAAGTTTAAGGTCTGCAATGTCGATTGTAGTTAGCCAGCCATCCTCAAACCTATCAATCATATCATTATACTGAATATCACCTTCGTAGTAAGCATCCAGCGTGTCATGCGCGATAGTTCCAAGTGGTGCATAAGCACAATCAGTTCTGTCCTCACATGCATGAAGCACATATGATAGGTAGTATTCGTATGGAGAAGTCATAAACGTATTGACGCGACTCCATGACCAAATCCTGTCAGTGTGATAGTTTTCTTTAATCTTATCAAGCTCTTCTTTGGTTAAACGAGCCAACTAAATCACTCCTTATACTGGTATAGCCGCCATAAAATGGCTATATTATATCACAATACTAAACACAACACGGTTCCCAATTTTGCAAGAAAGCATCCGCGCTTGAATATGGACACCACATACAGCCAAGAACGTGGTCGTGCCATGTGATTTGTACGCCATTGTTTTCCCAAGACATAACCTTTAGCTCATACAGATTACCATTTATAAGACCCATACTGTGATTGCTGCCAATGAATTTACATACTTGATTAGTACCAAATAAGTTTGTTAATGCTTTATTCAGCACGCTTATATCACCACCTTAAAAATCTATTTTCTAATCTATATCATCCTTCATATTGCTTGCAATTGCTTTAATAAATACAACCATAATAGCAACAACACCAACAGCAAATGCAATTATAAACAACCATGGTACAAATCTCGCTATAATAGCTAATAGTGTAGTAGGAACAATAATCGCGCATGTCGTGCCACAAACATAAAGACCAAAGTTATTTTCAGATACTTCATAAAGTGCTTTGGCGAATCTATCAAACCAACTCATCATCATTCCTTAAAAGTTGTCTTTGAATTTTTGCAAATGCTACAAGTAGAGGGGTGTTCAATGAGTTCTGCCCACTTCATCAAATCACTTGGATGAACAGGAACAAGTTCATATGACGGTACGCTAGATAAGTTACGTAGCTTATTTACTTCTTTTTGACGTTCCTCATAGCTAATCATAATCTATTCCATCCCACTTACTAACAACATCTCGATGATTATCCCACATGTACTCTTCAAAAGTCGCAGGGTCTAAACCATCGTTGTAATAACCATCAAATCCAAGCGCCCAAATCTCACTTACATATGGAGCGCATCTGTCGCACTGATGAAAAGTATATGGGCCATCATCACCGATAATATGTTGAGCTTCATACTCTTCGCCAACTTCAATAACCTTACCGCACATGTCGCAGTGATGTATCTTGCGTGCCTTAACGCGCTTACGTTCTAATAAAACCATAATATCTCCTAACCCAAGTTGGAACCACAGTAAGGGCAGTAATTCCATTTTTCTTTTTCTGCTCTACTGATAGTATCGTCGCTTTTAGGCTTATAAAATTTGCAACCACTAGGACACGTATCGCAATAGATTACACGAAAATTACGGATATATGCGCGACACAAATCACCATGAACACAAGGCTCTGCCATAACAATTCCTTTCTTAATATAAGTCTCTTGCATTTCCTTGGCACAGCATTATAGCACCATTAATAGGAAATGCAAGAGACTATTATAAATTATCTAGAATTTCTTTCCGCTACTTCGTCGCAGTCTTCACCTTCGCAGGCAGCAAGAATCTCATCAAGAGTGCGTGGTGTGAAGTCCATGTAATCTAGCATCGCACCTGTATTGTACATACGACACGTTCCTTTACCGCGTTCCTTTTCTGTTAGCTTGCGCACGTTGTCAACCATCACATACTGAGGACTGTTATGTACGTGAGCATATAGATGAATTGCCTGTCTAAACTGCCCATTGAATGCAATGATTGGGTAATGGCACAAAATTAACTTCTGCCCATCACTAAGGTCTATCTCTTTATAATAAGTAATCTCTCGAAAGAGACTACGAAAATCTCTATTCTTTAAAAAGCGGTTGTCGTGATTGCCAACAACCAGCGTCTTATCACCATTGAGCTGGTTCATAATATCAATAGTCTTAGTGACATTTGCATAACTCAAATCACCCATGATATATGTATGGTCACTAATATTTACAGCGTCATTCCATCGTTCGATAAGCGCCTTATCATGCGCTTCAGTTGTAAGAAATGGACGCCTATCATATGCAAGTGTATTGTCATGTGAAAAATGTAAATCACCAATAAAAAAATCCATGCTAAGTCCTATCTATTCTTTATCCTTTTCTTTCATGTCAACAACAAAGAACTCTGTGTGGCTACCAAAATCAGTCCATGCCTTGCCATCTTTAACCCAATGTCGCGCATAATAGCACTTGATATTATTGTCTTCAAGATACTTGTTAATAGTCTTATCTGCTTCGTCTAAATCTTTTACATCCGCAATTGCTTTTTCTGTACCATCGGCACAATAAAACTTGAGTTTCATTATATATCACACAACCTAATTTTTAAGACTTTTAAGATAAGCTTTATGTTCAGACTCATCATACGACTTGCGCCATCTAAAAAGCCATTTAATTTTTTCGTTACTGACATCAGCTGGGCTGTCTTTCTCACCAAGAAGACGATTGTGCTCATCGTACAGATACGACACATTCCTGATGCGATAGAACTTCTCGCACTGACACCTTACTTCGTTTATATCTACGTCCTTGTCTAACGCGACGATAATCTCAACATTAAGTCCTATGAGAATACGTACTTGTTCATCTGATATGTTCTTACCTGACAGTGCCACACACGCCTTACCATTAAAGCCATATTTGTTCATCCATTCTTCGTTCTCATGTCCATCTTTACTATACATCTTTAAGACAGACTTCTCACCTTCAAGAAGAATGACGTAACCAGCTTCCTGAATGGAATCATAGTTCTCAAACAACCCATATAAATTAGCAGATTTGTTCATACCAGGTGACAGATAATATTTGCTGATACCAAACTCATCATAATTTGCAACTGTGGTACGCATGTTCATACCAACAAGTTTGCCTGTAAGCCAATGACGATGAGGTATAACTATACGACTACGCTTATATGAATAGCAGATGCCAAACTTATCTCTGGCCCAAGGCATAATACCTTCCCTAAACCAATCGATATGCAGCATGGGCGTGTACTCATCAAGAATCTCTTCGTCAAGTTCCCGTATCTCGGCAACATCAACCCTGCTCTTCATACTGATTGCATCTTCAAAGATTGCAAGTGGATTAAACTTCGGCTTCTCAGGTTCAGACTCCTTGTTAATGTCAAAGCTTATCCCAAGCACATTGCATAGAAACTTGACCGCATCGACAAAAGAACACTTCTTATTGTATTGCGTAAGGGTGATAATATCGGTCATACCATCGAACTCGTTTGCACGAGTCCAGTTCTGCACAAGAAGATATTCACTCTCATACACATTGATTGCACCGACATTATCACCATCAATGTTTCCACAAGACCAAAACCCTTTGCCAGGATGGTACTTGACATGGTGACAACCTATTGATTCGAGCACATAAGCTACCTTATTGTTTTTAAGAATGAACTCCTTGAGTTCCTTGATTGTCACTGCCTTTCACCTCCTGTCAAAAGGAACATTTACAGAATCATTATACGCTAAACAGACTAGAAATCTTGCATTACTGCACAATATCCCCAATCTTCACACACATTTGTACTTAGATTGCATTTAGAAACAATCTGATTACCGCCTGTTACACCAAACCTATTCTTTGTAATAAATGTAATCATTGGATTGTCTTCTTTTTTAATCTTGTTTATGGCTTTTGAGCCTTTTGGTATTGGTTTGCATACCTTTAACTCATTCTTCCCTCCCTCATACTCATCCTCATATGGCCTACGCATCATAAGATTTACAGACATAACATCAACAATTGACTTCGCCTGACCAATCTCATTGTTGGTAAGATAACGCATCTTAAGACTGCTCTTACCAAGCTGATACGTGACAAACAGACCAACGTTCTTAGCAGAAGGTTTAACAACATCATACAGCTTTACCATATCGCGCATCATACTTTGCCAAATATCATTTGTCGTAGCATCTGCGCTTTCCTTTAATGTATCAAGGATAAACACCCGAACACCAAGACTTGAATACTTCCTGATAATCTTAATAACTGTATTCACAGAATATCGTTCAAGTGGAATGACCGTAAGAGTGCGCTTGTCCTTTTGTTCATCAATCCACTTCGCACACTTGTTAAGAAGCTTTTTCGTTGCTTCATCAAAGTGTCCATCGCGCAATGTACGCTTTTGCAACTCTTCTTTAAAGTGATTGTTGGCAACCCAAACCAGAAGTTCTTTGCGCATCTTCTTCTCGTCTTCCTCATTAATAATCATTACAACCTTCTCACCAGCTTCCATAGCAGAAGGGATGATATAGTTGAATGCCATAGTTGATTTACCCACACCGCTTCCAGCACCAAGTCCATAAATGTTACCATTAAGATTGAAACCACCAAGCTCCTTAGTAAGAAGATTGGCATGATAGAACGGAAGTCCTTCCTCTTTGCCCTCGTTCAACTCTTCAATGAATTCATACATATCATCAAAGACATTGTAACTCTTAACTTCAAACTCTGAGTTGGCAAAGATATGATTCAGATTTACTTCAAACTCATTGTAAATCTGTTCTTCTGTTAAATCTACATAAGCAGAAAGGTTCTCTTTTACAGGGAACCCACGCTTGCAAAGCTCTATAACTGCATTCCACTTTTTAAGTTCTCTTACGTAACCATATAAGTTATCAACCTCCACACTGTCCATAGACTTTGCAACAGTGTTGTAGGCACCATATTCAATATATTTTTCTTTCAATTTGTCGTGCTTGTTAAGATAAATGCCAACCGTAATATCATCAAGAACACTCTTATTCTCAACAACTACCAGGTCATATGCAATCTGAAAATATACTCTCCACGCATTATTAGAAAAATCATCTAGCGTAAGGCCAATATTATATATCTCATCTGGCCTTTTATATAGAATCGCCACGGTATTTGCTTCAGCACCAAGCTTATAATGCAATACCTTTTTCATAACTTCATCTTGCTCTTGCTCGAAGGGTGTTTTTGTATTGTTCTTTTCTGCCATACAGTATCACCAATCTGTTACCACAAGTCATCTAGCCTGTGATTTACTTTAGATTCTTTAGCTTTGAACCTGTTTACATATTCCTTTTCTTGTTGTGGTGCTGCTTCTTGCAGTTGTTCCTCTGCTCTTTGCGCAGCTTTTAAACGAAGCGCAACATCGTTTAACTTTCCCTCAACAATCTTCATAATGTAATTGAACTTACGTTGCTCGTTATCAAAGTGCTTGTTATCTAATACGTACTTTATTTCTGACATGCACACTTTGAAGGTATATAGGATTGTACTAAATGGATACTTGGCATAATCTTTTGTCTTGTTATTATCATAAAGCTTGCCATGCCTAAGACCCCTGAGCCTTAAAACTATCCATGATGGCAGCATCATTGTTTCGTCATATCCCATTACATTGCCACGAACATATTTATAAAGTTCATCCCATTCAAGTTTTTCTTGCTCATTCAGTCGTTCTTTGACAACGTAGTCTTTTCTTCTCGCCATGTCCGCAGCTCCTTTCATACAAAAAATGCCACAACTACCCACAACCATATGCGATTGCAGGTAGTTGTGGCTTAAACAGTTAAATTATTTTACTGCAAAGTCAGTGCGAGAATGGCCTGAGCATCTTTAATGGAAGAAATCTCCTTGGGATTTGCATAACCAGCATTCTTAATCGCAGTTAGAACTGGCTTAATCTTATCAATGTCAGACTTGTTAGCGGCAAAGAAGTCAACAATATGAGATACAATTTCGTCAAGTTCCTTCTTAGTCTTGGTATCCTCCTCCTGCTTAGCTATACGCTCTTCAAGTTCCTTTTCTTGAGCTGCTTGCTTCTTCTTTGCATCTGCAAGAGACACGCCAGACTTAGATTGCTCTGCCTTAATTGCGTCGGTGATTGCCTTGATAAAGTCATCAGCATTCATGTCAATTTCACTGACGATATCAGCAAATCGCGAACCACTATCTACTGCATATGAATCGTCTCGGAACTTGATACGACGTGTCTCCCCAGAAACCTTGGTTACAATTTCATCCTTCTTCGTTACCATGTTCTTGCGGCCAGTCTTTTCCTTGACAAGATTACGGTCAATGTAAGCAAGGCCAAGGAAGTGAAGATTCTTCTTCAGTGCATTGAAATAATTTTGTTGCTGGTCACTGGTAAGAATCTGATAACTCTCGCCAGTAACAACGTCAGACACATCTTTGGTTTTTACATGACCAATAACAATAGAAGCAACGCCTACTCCACGAAGCTTCGCCATCATATCGAACATAAGCTCAATGGCCTTCTTCTCACCACGACCATAGCCAGACCATGCCTGATTGATTGTCTTCACGCACTTCTCTGGGTGGCCGCTCTTGCGACACTCTTGATTGAAAAGTCTGATTGATTCTTGCTCGGCAATGTCAATAAGGTGGTCATATGTATCAAACACAACTGCTTTTAGTGCTGGGTACTCACTAGTTTTATTGTCGATAATGTCATTACAAACATCTGCTAGGCCAGCACTGTTTGTAAGCTCATCGAAGTCCATGTTCCATTCAGGACAGTTGATATAGTTAATTCCCTGAATGGCGTCTGCTCCGCGTTCCGTTCCGCACTCAAGGAACAGATAACCATCTTCGCCAGCAAGCTTTTCGCAAACCTCCTTAATAATAGTGGTTTTGCCTACTTTTGACTCTCCAAGAAGACAAATATTATATGCAAGCGGGTCAAGGTTTACGGTGTTCTTCTTTCCAAATGCCATGTATTGCATCCTTTCTTTTATTTGTTTAGTAAGGCGAGGGAGAAATCAATCCCCCCCCCTCACCGATTTAACATATAGCCTTATCAGTTAAGAATTACTCAAGGTCATCAAGCCATGCCATTGAGTCATCATCAGACTTAATCTCTGCCACCTCAATGGTATCATCGTACATATCATCGTTCTTCTGAAGCATACAATCAAGAATAAGGGCATCTTCAGTAAACTTCTCAGGGAAAATCTGAACAACAGGAACCTTCTCTTCGTCGCCAACCTTCTTAATGAACGGCTTCTTTAGAACCATTCGACGCTCACGATTGCCATTGGTGCTACAACTTGCAAGAGCCTCCTCTTCAGTATAAAGACCCATATCAACAAGTTCCTTTACTTCTTGAGGAACATCATCCATTGTCGTGGTAACAGTAGCACCGCTCTCAATGAACTCGCCATCAAAAGTAATTTGAGTGACACCCTTCTCAACCTTGAACAGCTTGTCTGCAATCTTCTTACACTGCTCGGGCTTAGTAAAGTCCATAGCAAACTCAAACTGGACAGGATAAGGGAAGTTGCCCCTTACATCAATACCGTTATACTCCTTAAGATAATCAAGAACATATGTGTTGACGTACATAACACCCTTGTCCTTGTCAACATCCTTTAGAGAAGCAGAATCCTTGTCAATAAGAACAGACTGAATAAACCTTGCTTGATAGTTCGCAGGGTCATCAACGCTGCTAAGTACAATGCTTGTGATTGTCTTACGAATCTGAGTCTTATCATTGTATGTACTGTACTGTAGATTGCCCTTGACGTTTACTACCATGTCATCGGCCAGACATTCTTGGACATACGCAATCGCATCATAAGCGCTGAGGAACTTCTTATAATACGTCTTACCCTTGTCTGTCTTCTCAAGACCGACTGTAACAAAGCACCTGTCACCAATCTGCTCTAGAATTGACTCATCATCACGGTCATCCCAAGCAATCTCCATCTTTAGAGAATAATCGTCAGCGCCATTATCCTTCTTGCCATGCGCATAAATCTTATTCTCACGCTCAGAAGCATAACCGCCCATAAGCTCTGCGTAAACAGTACCATGCTCAGGGCCGCAGTCAATACCAAGATTCATAGAATTGTAAATCCAATCAGATTTCTCTGAATGCTGGTCAATCTTAAAAGTGAAATCGTTCAGCTTCGGCTTGCCAATCAGTGTGAAGTTAGCAAGCCAATCAGTCTTTACTAGAGGATTCTTTTCATTACCCATAAAACACAACCTTTCTTTTAGCATATATATTTACTAGCAATTACAGAAGTTATTATACTCGTCTCTTTAATTCAACGCAATAGTTATTTCAAAATAATTTTATCAATTTAAAAAATATTCTACAATGTATTCTACCAACTCTCTCATATCAGTACATTCTCTAGTTGACATCTCAGTTACCCAAGGGTGAAGAATGCCACCAGTAGTGTTGTAAACGATTACTGGAATACGATTCTCATATGCAATCGCAACTTCCATCACGGTTCCAACACTCTCAATACCATTGAACAATGCGACAACTAGGTCTGAATTCCTTAGCCTATTCAAGTCAAAGTTCAACACCTCCCTTTCGGATTTATGATGTTTCTCCTCGAAATTATAATACAGTGGTGGAATAAACAGCTCTGGCTTCTTCTTATACTCATAACCACCATAAAGAAGACCATCCTTTAATTGGGTAGTCCACTTTAACTGCTCATCAAAACTCTGATGGCTCATTGGCCCAGCGCAGTATGCGGATACCGTATTCAATATTACACGCTCCTTACCTTGTTAAACATAGTCTTGATACCATCTTCGACAGGATAACGCTCTGTACTCACAGAACTCTTAGCGAACTCTTCATTCACAGCATCAACATACATAGTGAATTGCCCATCGTCTCCCATGTACATACGTTGCCATTCCTCATCGCTCATAATACGCTTAGGTTCAAGTTGCTTGATTGCAAGATTGTCGAACGATACGCAGTCAAACAGTCCATCTTCGATGATTGCAGGCAGCTCCTCATAAAACCGTGATTTCAAAGCTTCAACCTGTCCTGAAAGAGCCTTATAATAAAGCTCCCCACGACCATAAGTCTTAAAACCAAGGATTAATAATTTTAAGTGGTGGCCTGAAAGCTTCTTTAGCTGCAACATATCCACAATTCCATTGATAATGTGGATTACTGCGTTAGGATATTTTTTAATGGCTTCAATAAATTCTTTGGTAGGGTCATTGAGAGACACGCCAAGTCCATGAATCAGCTCATTCTCAACAAGCCAATCAATCTTATCAAGATTCTGCATGAACGACCACTGGTTTACGGTCATGTTTGCAATCAGCTTGCGCTCCTTTAGCTTCTCAAGAAAAGATACAATGTCTGGATGAGTGAGGGGGTCGCCACCTCCAATCGCAATTTCAGTATATGGTAGCATGGTGTCGATAAACTTAAGATTCATAATATCGCCATGCTTGCCATTAGGATTGGACTTCTCGTGACATTGTGGACACAGCACACCATTCACACCATTGCAGCAGTTAGTAATCTTTAGGTCGATTGATTCTGGTTTCTCGGGTGTAAAATAGTCAAGGTCGTTATAGCGCACCTTAGTGCCATCATCAAACATTGTTACGATATAATTGCCATTCTTATATGAACCAAGCTTCTTCATTATATTTCCTAACTATCAATCCATCCCGTATAAACCAAACGCTACAATCTCATCACCATGTTCGGTAATATGTTTTACATCATAATATTCAAGACCATAATTCTCTGAATATCTATAGAACGAATAAATGCTATACTCAGAAAGAATCTCGCCCAAATCCTCATTGCTCATTTCATCTAATTCTTTATAAGTGTAATCACGGTCATCATCATTTGTCGGCGGATAGTCACAGCCTAAAACACCTGCGATAGCTTCCTCTTTTGTGAGCCACCTATTGTGATTTTTTACTTCCCAAGAATCATCATTAAAATAAACTTCGCCATCTACCCACTTCTCAAACTCATCCTTCGGAACAATGGTAATTGAATGCGTAGAGCTTGAATTAGTCTCAAACACACCATGTCGAATCTGTAACATAATCAATTCCCCTTATAAAAGTAATCATAATTATCTTCATCGTGGTAAGGATTGTCAACCCATTTCTCTTTCCAATCATCACCATCTTTATAATACTTCCAATACCCATCGCTTGCGATGTTGCAACCAGCAGGCTGTTCATCTTGATTGTCGTTGCCAGTATATACTACACCATCGAATAGATACCTTAACAGCATGTCTTCATCATCAAGGATGATGTCAATAAAATCACATAGCTCATTTCCATGGTCAATGTATCCATTATCTAGATATTCATAATCATAATACCTATTATCATACCTAGGCTTCTCAAAAGAATATCCGATACCATGTGCGTTTAGAACATCCTTGATACGCTGAATCTTTTCAACCGCACCGTCTTTTGTCTCTGTGTATAAAATGGCTGTATAAAGATATGACGGGGTATCTAATACCTTTTCATTTTCCCAACCATATTCACCAATATGGAACTCAATATATTGCGCAGTCTTATCGGTCTTCTTTGGAATGACGATACTGTGAGTGCTACTGCTGTTTGTTTCAAAGACACCTTGACGAATCTGAATCATAGCTTGCTCCTAACTAACCATTGATGCGCTGATTAATAGCTGCCGCAATAACATTAGCCACTAATGTGCTCACAGTAACCGCGCCAACCCCTCCTGGTACTGGTGTAACGGCATATACCTTGTCCTTTACTGCATCGAAATCAACATCGCCACATAGTTTACCATCATCCATACGATTGATACCAACATCAATGACAACAGCGCCATCCTTCACATATTCTTCATTAAAAAACTTTGGTTTACCAATAGCTGTAATAAGGATGTCCGCTTGCTTGCAAATCTCTTTAAGGTTCTTAGTCTTAGAATGACATAGAGTCACAGTAGCATTCTCATTTGTGAGCAATGCAGCCATTGGCTTGCCTACAATATTGCTCCTACCGACCACAACACAGTGCTTGCCTTCAACGCTAATACCATAACTGTCTAAGATTTGCATAATTCCTTGCGGCGTACAAGGTTCATAGTCCGCATTTCCAAGGACAAGCTTACCCATATTGATAGAATTAAAACAATCAACATCTTTCCTAGGGTCAATGGCATCCATGACCTCTTGCACGTTAATATGCTTAGGCAACGGGAGCTGAACAAGAATACCATTTACAGAATCGTCTTTATTTTCCTCTTTAATAATTGCAATCAAACCAGCCTGGGTTACGCAGCTGTCAAGCCTTATAGTCTTTGATTCTACGCCTACATATTCACAAGCCTTTTCCTTGTTGCGGATATAAACTGATGATGCTGGGTCATCTCCAACTTGAATAACACACAGCTTAGGAACAATGCCGTTATCCTGTTGTATCTCTACAATGTCCATTAACATAAGTTTAGTGTCAGACGCAATCTTCTTGCCATCAAGCAGTAACATTGTCATCATCCTTTGCTTCTTTGTCAGCCTGCTTTTTTTCTACCACATCTTCTTCAATCTGTGGCATCTTAATTTTATCAGGTGTATCAAATATATTGCCTACAATTTCAATTAGGTCTTTAGCTTCCTCATAAAACTCATATAAATCAACCTTTTCACCATCACTGTGAGCGAGAAGATACGAACAACAAGATGAAACATATACTACCACACAAACAAACTCACCTTTGTTTGTGTTGATGTTGCAGATATCACCTTCAAAGATGAGGTTATCATTCTTATCCAGGTATCCAATGTCGCGGTGCCATACATACCTATTGTCTGAAAGCAACATTGTCTTTTCTTTACCAAACTTCTTCTTCTCAGATAACAGCAGGTCATCACGCTGGCTTAAATAACAATTATTAATCCACTTTTTATTTTTTGTATCCCAAACTCTGAACGGCATATACATCATTCCTTTCTTAATGAGCCTCTTTGTCAGCCCCATGTAATTCCATGACCATATTATAAAGCTCTTCACCCCACAACTTCTTGTATTTGTTATGGAGTTTTTCATTATTATCTCGTTCCCATTCATATGGCTTCATATGTAGATTAACTAGCGTTGAGATAAGAAGTGTGTCTTCATTCGTTATGTTGCAAAAGAAAAGTGCATCATAGGCACCGACATTTTCATGTCCATAATAATGAGCATACTTGGTGCGCTTGCCCTTTGAGTCCTTAAACTGTTTTGTAAAAGGTTTGCCACAATCATGAATTAAACCAGCATTGAAGGCATAATAATTATTGCACTTCATAGCTGTCTTATAGCAATGCTCTCCAAGAGACAACATATGATGTTGGTTATCTTGCTTATACTTCCAATGATTTAAAACCCATTCATAAGATAATTTGAATTCAATGTCTTTCCAATATTGAACCTCTATCTCATCCCATCCCTCAAAGTAATAAGGTGTGTTCCAATGACGATACATTTTTTCAATCACATGTCTAGGAACTTTCTTATCTCTTTTATGATTGTTTTTCTGGCACTGCTCATATGGAGTTGCCACAATCACGCACTTCTTGTGACAATCAATCTTGTTTAATTCTTGTAGGAATGCATGTCTACGTTTAGAAGATATATTTGTGGCATCATAAATTGCATTGTTTCCAGACCTTAAACATTCCTTGATACGCCTATGCAACTCAATAAATAATTTAGAATTGTTTCCTTGGTTGCCTTCATCGCCAAACAGCTCTTTACGCAGCGCATCGGAACTAAACACCGTTGCATTATATTTGCCTGCTAGTTTAAGAGAAAGGACGGACTTGCCAGAAGCAGGCAAGCCCGTCATAACTACTAGCACGGGTTTCGCGCTATCCATACTTAGTCCTTGACGCTCATAAGGAATTTACGACTGACGTTTTTAAACGACTTCTGCCCATCAAGACTACGATACACAAAACCTTCGCGTAACACGTTTTTGTTTATTGTGCTTTTACCATCGGCAGATACCTTAAACTCTTCAAGATTATCCTGACCAGGTAGTGCATAGTTGGCATCAATAATAGGTACGAATGGAATACCGTACTCGTCAAGAATTGCTCTGGCTTCAACAGAACCTAGACGAACACCATCAAATACCAGGTTAAATGCAGCAAAGTCACGATGATTCATCTTGTATTTGTTGCCCTGAACGCCTTCACCGTATGTCTCACCCTGTAAAACAACCTGCTTAACATTATGCTCTTTTGCAATTTTCTCAAGAGCATCTTTCATATCATACTTGAATACCATTTCCCAATATACATTTGGAACGCCAGACATATCAGAAACAAAATTCTTTTGGTCTGCATCCATTTGGCGAACGTTACGGGAACATACACCAAAATCAGGCTTCTTTTTAGTTAGGTCAAGAAATACTGTTGTGGATGTACCATCAATTTTTTCGGTCTGAACATAAGGCTCTTTATCATCAAGCATCCATAGACAGTTCTCAATCCTGTCTTCGTCGGTCTTCTTAATCCAAGTGGGAAATTGTTTAGGAATGTCCTTGACTCTACCAAAGAAAACGAATAGGAGTTTGCGTCCCCACATTCGCTTCATCAGCCACCTAAACCAACGCTTCTTTGCAAGCTTAGGATTCCTAGCCGCCATACGATTATACTTCTCATTAGGGTTAGTCTTTGCCTTACGCGCATTATCCTCAGCAACGTAGTAGGTAATCCCAAGAAGCTCCGTCACGTCCTCATGTAGCTGCTTATCCTTTAGTTCAGGGAATTCACTAAGCGGCATGAGAAGTCCCTGTGAATATACCTTGCACATCTTTTGGGTCTTAACCTTATAATGCTTTGCTTCAAGAAACTTGAAACGCTCATCTTTCTCAGGACACTTTGAATCAACCTCAATATAAAGTGCTTTATCACCTACATTGAAATCACCCTTATGAACCACGCACCACCAACCGCCAGTACGCGCATGTTCAACCCTATCATAATTGGGAATAGTCCTAATCTCATCAATCGTTACAATGTATGCCAATGCACGTTTACCGTCAATAAGCATAGCATCATCCTCTCATTTAAAGTATATATATTTATCAGTTACCAATGATAACGCTCTACTACATCCCTAACAAGCTTGCTCGTTGCCTTGCCACGAAGCTCATTCGTCATAAGACGCAGCTTGTCATTGAAAGGCCAACGCTCCTTGTCGCGGAGAACCCAGCAGGCAACCTCTTCTACCTGCTTTTTATTCATAAGCCTAGGCTTAGTGCCATCATAAGGATTCTTACCCTTTCCCTGGAACTTCTTCTGCTTGTCGTTGTTCTTAACATTGTTCTCATTTGACATAAGTTTCTCCAATTCTAAAACTAACGCCTTCTGTTATTCCATATTTCTATAATCATATAAATTAAAACCACAATACAAAACAAAGTAAACACATTTGTAATTAAACTGCTTATCTGTATGATTGCTTCCATAGTAGGATTCCCTAATAATTTCAACCACGCATAATTTTCATACATCTTTCAATCTCTTTTACAATTTTATTGATATCGCTAAAAGAAATATCGAATGAAATTGTGAATCTCACAACTCTGTTTGCTTCTTCATCAGTCAAGCCAAGCGCCTTCATAACATAGCTAGGTTCTTTTGAATGAGAATTACATGCGCTTCCAGTTGATACCTTAATCCCACTCATGTCAAACATATACAGAAGCTCTTCGCCACCATAACCCTTTGGAAATATTATACATACGTTATTTGGTAGCCTGTATTTTCTTGGCCCGACAAGCTGGCATCCAATATCTTCAAGCTCACGAATAAAATAATTCCTTACATCTGTAATAGAGAATATACAATGCTTATCGAGATTGCATCTTGCAATATCTACAGCCTTTGCAAGCCCCATGATATAGGGGACATTTTCAGTACCACCGCGTATCCCATCCATCTGTGAACCATAGATTAGTGGTGCAACGTCAATATCATCTCGCTTGTATAAGAAGCCAATACCCTTCGGCGTATGCAACTTGTGGCCGCTAACACTCATCATATCAATGCCCAATTTGTTTACATCAATGTCCGCCTGTCCAAACGCTTGAACTGCATCGACGTGAAAAACTGCACCATATCCGTCTACAATCTCTGAGATACGTTTAATATCTTGAATTGTACCACACTCATTGTTTGCATATTGGATTGACACAAGTATGTCACGATTCTTCAAAGTATGAAGACAATTATCTAAATACTGGACATCTATAAAACCACACATATCAACTGGAACTCTGATAACTGTAGCCCCAAGCAATTCCATATCATCAACACAAGACATAATTGATTTATGCTCAATCTTGGATGTGATAATTACAGGTGTGCGGCCTTTCTTCACAACGTTTTTGACGAATCCCTGAATAGCCCAACAGTTTGATTCGCTACCACACGATGTAAAGTAAATCTCGTTTGGCTTAGCGTTGATTGAGTCAGCCACAGTCTTTCTTGCCTTATCTAAATCATTTTTAACATTGACGCTTTCGCCATACAGACTTGAAGGGTTCCACCATTTATCCTCAAAGTAAGGCATCATAGCGTCAATAACTTCTTGCTTTGGTCGTGTAGTCGCGGCATTATCTAAATAATAATTGTCCATATCGACCTCCTATAAGGATGGACTAAAATAAATTAGTCCATACCAATTTACAAGTTAACGATACATCTCATAGTAAGGAGAATCTGCACAATCAAACTTTAGATAACAATTATCACATTCTGCGTCATCGTCTTCATCTTCAAACCAACCATCGTCATAGGCGTTTGCCATTAGGCGATATGCTTCAAGCTCCCAAACCTTGTCTGTAATCTTCTTCATGCACTCATCAGTACCATAGTCTTCATCGTAATTGTCCTTGTCACAACACGCACTTGACTCAGTAATAATGAATCCATTAGGCAGCTTGCAGGTTACTAGTGTACAGCGACCATAGATTGTATCAGTTGTAAATTCCGAATTCTCAAGAAGCGTCATAACGTCATCTTCAGTAACAGTTAGAATCTCGTCATGCTTCTTGTCGGCAGTCTCATTTACAACATTAGAATCAAGCTTTACATTATTTACACTACCATCCAGCACAGCCTTCCTAGGTGAAGACTCCTTTGGCTTGACGTTAGACTCATCAACAATTTTCTGTTTCTCTGAAGACTTAGTTTCTGTAAACTTAGGCTTCACAAAATACTCATTATAAAGACGGTCATCAAGGAAAACTGTCTTGAATGTGTCAGTCCCTTCCGACTTTAGCTTCATAACGCCACCACCAATATAAACTACCTCAAACTCCTCGCCCTTGTCTGCATAATCAGCAAACTTCTTAGTTGCGTATACCTTGTCTCCAACCTTTACGTCAATCATATGATTCTCCTTTAATTCTTAGATGTGATTTTTACACCAGTAGTACCGAATACCATACCAACAAGTATCATGATAAGCCAAATGCCAGTACCATGAAGCAGGCTCCAATCAAGCCCAAAACATAACGTGATTAGCCAATAGAAAAAACTAACAACCGCCCATGAAAGAGCAAGTCCAAACAACACCGCGCCAATAATAATCAATACATTCTTCAACGCCTACACTCCTAATCATAATTATAATATCCGTTTATAGCAGCATGATTGCTAAGGTCAATGTCGTATTGCTTTGACACTATGCCGCCATCCCCAATCATTCCGAAAGTGCATCCGTCATCTTCATCAACTTCTTGTTCAAGCACACTACACATCATCGTAACATTAGGAACAAAGCCTATGCCCATGTCACATACCCTGTTCACACATTCTCCGCATCTAATTACTTTCTTAGGCATTCAATCGCACCTTTCGCATATATATTTAACAGTTAATATAGTCTAAAACCTTGCGACGAATGCCATTTACAATCTTACCGATAGACTGCCTGGTACGTCCAACCTTTGCAGCAATCTCTTGCTGGTTGTAACCATGTAGGATTAGTTCGAAAACACACTTCTCAACGTCATTCATATTATTGGCAATATCAAGCATCATTGTTGAATGAACAATGTCCTCATATGCCTTTGTATCAGAAAAGAAATCTATGTAACTGTTGTTTTGACTGTCGTCTTCGTTTAAAAGCACCGCGTCATATGCAAGAATAAAAGACTCTGGAATCTTAGACTTTTTGTTTTCTTTATTCCAACAGGTACGAATTTCATTGTCAAAAAATCTATATGCCCATGTGGAGAACTTGCCTTTATCTGGGTCAAAACTTCTTGCTGCCTTACAAAGCCCAATGGCAAGCACATCGTACCACTTTTCAGAAGAGATACGTTTCTTCTTTGCATATGAATAAATTAAATTATGGTTGCCCTCAACCAACTTCTTTTGTTCGTCAGTGAGCTTGCCATCATTATTTTGGTTGTCGTTCATAAATATCACCTCGATTCGGACAATACGTCGCTGATATTGTCTGTCATTATAGCATATATTGCTGGCTGTTTCTTCTTACCTTCAAACTTTTTGCAATCCGAAGTTGTTATCGGTTGGATTGTAATCAGGAGCTTACTAGACATTTAACAGGACATGCGCTGAGCCTGCACCAACAATCTTAATTGTCAAACCACATAATTACCCTGACCTCATTTGGACTGGGATAGAAAATCTTATAAGCTTCAAGCACGGTTCTGATGCTTTCTACAAAACCAGTAAGACAATATGAGACTGGATACTCGTCCTCGTCAAGATAATCATCATCATCGTCAATAAGATTACCCTCATCATCATGTGGAAGAAAACTAGTCATTCGTTTAATTTGCTTCTCAAGCCCTTTAATCTTATCGTCTTTACGTTTCAGTTCTTTTGTTGCATCCTTTAACATATGCTCATAAGCTTCAAGCTCGCAAAAATCGTACCACGTGGCATTAAAATACCATTCGCCATCGCCATAGGCTTCTTTCACCTCTGGCGAGATATTATCTGGAAGACCACGTGGCGTTGTTAGGCATCCAGTGTTGATTACTGGAAATACAAACGACGCACCTACATCTGCAAGAAGCGCGAACAATTCGCTATTCCTATAGTTGTAGATACTGCACGGCTTAAACTTTCCATCAGGCTCTTTTGTATAAAGCCTTAGAGATTCCCAATTACCAGTATCTTTGTTACGTCGTTCAAGATGAACTGTAATGTCTGTTCCCATTTTTGATTCCTTTCATTTACATTACCTTAGTTCAAGATAGCCATACCCGCTATTGTCAGTGTAGTATACGTGCTTGATGCCCAAGTCGCGAATCGCTGCCATACATGCTGGACATGGACGAGCGTTACCGAACCCCAAACGTCTGCCATGGGATATGCGATAGACATATACATTGACCTTTCCCCAATCAACATCTCTTCCAACTGTGTAGGGAACGTTCAAGATAGCTGATATTTCCGCATGGAGCATATCCGATACGAATTCTCCGCGTTCGCAATTGAAATGCCTGTACTTGCGATTGTACTTCTTTTGGTATGGATGAGTCTTTGTACTATTCTGCCCACGTCCAATGATATGACCTTTATATGTGATTACACAGCCAAGTTTGAATGGCTTGTAATCACTTTTTTCTGCTTCAAGCTTTGCTGCTTCAAACATTTTCAAGTCATAATTGGACAACTCCATTGAAGTACCTTTCTAACTTAACTCTTACTTTCTTGTCATAGGTATTATGACACACTATCAACATTTGTTTATTCACATAAATAAAATTCACAAATCAAACAAAAGATTCCCTGGCGTTGCAGTGTCTACCAGGTTGCTTCATTGTCAGCGGAAGCATAGGCTGCACCGTTTTTCGTTTACCTGCGGGACGGATGGCTTTTTAACAAAGCTTTTCAACAAAGGCAGATGCCATCGGAACATCCTAAGCATATACAACACCAACATATGATGCATACGCCAAACGTTATTCTACGTTGTTTATATATTAAAACCAAGGTAATCTAAATGTTTCTCTGCTTTCCATCAGACTTACGCAATCTCAATGCGTCTCGTTAATGGCCTGCTTAACGTAGCATACTCACGCCTTTCTGTTCGCTCCTCTGGATATATCGTTTCACCTTTGGCAGAAAAGATTCCATAGACACCATCAGTTATAGGGAACAGTGTCCACGGGAGCCTCCGTGATGATTAATCACGCCCTATTTTCGTAACATGGACTTCTCAACTTTGAAACACAAGATATACCTTGGCATGTTGGTGAGTTAATTAAGATGCATATTTAAAAACAAATCCATGCGTCTGCTTGTGTTCGCCACAACAAACACCAGCTATTGATGAATAACCAAAACCAAGTTGTCTACTAGCTTCATGTATCGAAGGGTATGTATTAATGAAATTCCCATCTAAGTTAACCTCCCTTCGTTTGTTATTCATTCTTACTCAATTAACCTTGTCCCGTCAGCAGGGTTCGAACCTGCGACCTTGGGATTAGAAATCCCCTCCTCTATCCATCTGAGGTATGACGGGACAAGGTTAATTGATATTAAAATATGGCGGCGCTACCAGAATTCGAATCTGGAACTAAAACTTAGGAGGTTTTTATGATATCCATATTTCACCATAGCGCCATTTATGTTTCGGAAGAGTGTCCGATACGAGAGTCGAACTCGTAAGCCTTTCGGCAACGGATTTTGAGTCCGTCGTGTTTGCCAATTTCACCAATCGGACACTCTTCCGAAACATTTTATGAATGTGCAACGTAGGACGTAGTGGAATCGAACCACTATAGGTCTATTATAAGTAGACTATTCGAACCTTTGAATTAACGTCCCATGTTGCACATTCGGTTATGCATGTTTATGTCTGTTAGTTATAAACACTAACTAACATTATCATTGTAGCATATATCCTGACTAGTTACAATAGGAAATTAAAACTTTTTTGAAATTTTTTCCAACCATTTTCGCCAGGATATATGCTGACACTTGAAACTAACATTTAACTTTGCGTATAACACGCTATTCAGTTGTCAGGGTTCGCACATTCAAACAAAACTGTATCAGACGGCGCGGAACTATTGTTTCCATCTGACAGTGAGTCATTATACTCTCTTCGCGAATCGTTGTCAACAACATTTTGAAAATTTTTCCAACTTTTTTTCGGAACCAAATGTTTGTCTTCAACGTCTCTATCAATCAGAACCTCTCCACAAAGAGGACACTTGAGATACAATGTACTTTCTATATCGTATCTCACTATGTACCCGCATTTGCACTGAATTATACTATCAAATGAATAAAATCTACAAAACCTCATTTACTTTCTGACTCTCCTCATAAATCTCTATAGCACGACGAGAATCTTATACCAAATGTTTTGAATTGTCAAGATAAACTGATAATATTCTTTACGTTTTTTCATCGCATATTCACATATGCCATCGAACAACACGTCCACTAGAACCATGCCGTCTTTTCTCTTCAAAACAATTCTTCCATCCTTATGTATTATCTTAATATTGTTTCCGATTACCCTTGAGAAAAGCTGGTATGGCTCATTCGCGTATGTATCTATATGTATTTCTTTGAAACTCTTACCATTGAAAACCTTATCAAAGTTAGATTTGTCCGTAGCTAATTCATATCCAAAATCTTTCAATCCATTCATACGCTAAACTCCTTTTACATTGATGTGCTATAGAGTGTTTGACCATAAATGTCAAGTAAAGTGTTCTGAATATATCTTATCATACGAATACTTAATTTTTCAATAGTAAAATGCGAACGAATGTTTTAATCTCGTTCGCAATCACTGATAAAGATTTCCAAATGTCCGTTTACTATCTCCCTAAAATTTCTTACCTCTATATTGTAGTCCTTTCTTGCCAGTTCAGATGCTATAACTTTACTGACTTCCCTATCCCTGTTCCCAGCAAGGAAGGCATCTTCCACGCCTATACCCTTCTTCTGCAAGTTAACTGATATGTCGTGCATGATTCCACTTATAAACAGATGCAACGGCAGCACACTATAACCTATATAGTTTTTAGAAATACTCCTCAACATCCTATAATAGGAATAACGATAGGCATACTCAGCTGAACCATTTCTGTTTTCAACCTTAAAACAAGAGTCTTTATATAGTCCAGTCGTTTTTATCTTGCATTCACCGTAACGATTGTTCCTACTCCATGTGTTGATTGTCCCAAGTTCTTTCAAATCTTTTGCCAGTGACTCGGATATGCTTAAGCTGTAAGTCTTTCCATCATCGTCTCTTAAAGTGACCAGCTCTCCATCAATGTCAGAACTACGAAGATTTTTGATGACACTCATATCGTCAGAGTATATTCCTTCATATATACATCTGAACAATGCAGATATATACAAAGAGTTATACTCTTCATACAATTCAATGTCTTTGAAAGTTTCTTTAAATTGAGAATATGAAATGAATTTCTTTCTAGCACCTGGTTTGGCTATCAACCACAAAGCATTTCTGTCTATATCTTTTGTCATGTGGTACATGTTATCATTTCCGAGAAACTTAGCATATAACGAGAGTATATAAACTATTGTGGTGATGGACTTTGGACTATTAGGTTCTAACGACAATATAATATGTTCCATCATAACAGGCGTACAGTTTGAATAATCATACTCGCCTATCTTCTTCAATGACTTGACTACCTTTGCTGTGTTTGGCGAATCAATGGTTTCAATAAACCTATTGTAATCTTCTTGCACATAGGACACTCCTTCGATAATTATTTCTTATAATCATATTATCAAATAAAATATAGCATAACAAGTAGGGCCGCTGTTACACAGCCCATGTTCATTAGATATCATCAATGCCAAGGTTCAAGTTATCAAACATATCTTTTACCTCATCGTTTGTAATGCCAATATAACGTGCTGTAATTGCAGGACTGCTATGATTAAAGATGGTTTGAAGTGTAACCAGCGCCTTATTCTTATCTGTTGCATTATGCCATATCTGATAAGCGAATGTCTTGCGCAAACTATGCGACCCGATATTTTGTTTGATACCAGCTTCTTTAGCGGCATCCTTGATAATCATGCGGAGTCCATCGACGCTTACAGGATTATTGCCTTTACGAGAAGGAAACAAATAACCATCCATATCATTGATAGGATATTCCGCAATGTAAGCATTGACAATCTTCTTAACTGCATCATTGAAGTTGATACGCACATACTTCCTAGTTTTGCTAGTCTTCTTTGGAACAAACTTATAGAACTCCTTGAACCTCAATGTTCCGTCTGCATTTACATCAAAAAAGAAAGACCACTTAAGTTCGCGCAGGTCTGATGCACGGATACCAACATTGATTCCGATTACAAACAGCATCTTGTTACGATAGGCAATCATACGCTGATTGTCATTCATAGCTTCCTCTATGTGCTTATCAAACACATCAATCATAGCCTTGATTTCTTCCTTGGTCTTGAAAGCATAGACTTCGGAGTCTTGTCCAGCCACCCTGTTGTTTGGTTTCTTAGGCTCTTGATTTTTCTTATTCTTGTTGCCAATGATGATTTCGAATGGAATGATATTGTCATATTGAGCAACTGCTGCGTTTGCCATTTGGAACATCTCCTTTATTTTCCGTTCCTTTCTACATCTTTAGTATAGTACATATCAATGTAGATGGCAAGTAGTTTGATTAAAACAAAGAAAAGGGATGCGTCTTTCGACACATCCCTTACACAAATTATGTATATTACTTTCCTAGCAGCTCACGTGAGAACTTGGAAGGCTTAATGTGTCGATGGCATACTGGGCAACTGGTCTTCTTGATGTCCTCGATGATGCTGCCGCAAACCGAACACGCAGGACGAATCTTTCCAGGAATACCAGTGTTCGGGACGAGCTTGCAGTTGTTATCCTTACCCATTTTATTTTCTCCTTAATTTAGCCGTTAAAACGTTTTATATCACAGTACAATAAATTGCACTATTGATACCTATTTAATAGATACAATTAGAGAGGATACACGCTATTATCAAAAAGATAATCGTCTACATCATAACAATCTTCCTCAATACACTTGATTGATTTCAAGTATAAAAGAACATTGTCGATATATCCTTTCATAATTTTCAACACGTTCATTTCAAACCTCTTTAAAAGTAACTGTTAAACTTCAAAATAAAACAACAGCAAACATTATATTACAATAATTTTCCAATGTCAACAGTTATTTTTTATTTAATTATTTTGTTCCTTTAACACATCACGCAAATATTCCAAGTCGCATATTTCATAACCATATTCATTCAGAATCTTTACATAATGTTCAATGCTAACCACGATAGGGTTTCCATCTAAATCCTCATCCCAATCTTCATAACCAGCTGAATCTATCGTCACATGATACTTATTTTCCAGACTGATTAACTCTTTAGTGAACTCCAAAGCATTGGCAATTGACTCTTCGCTAATTGAATCGAGGTTAAATGTGAACATATTTTCTCCAATCCATTTATACATCATATAGCATGTGTCTTGATGGTTGCCATTTAATAAAACGGTCATCGTTCCAATCGTATGTAAGCCCACAAACAGGACAGTTGAATCCTTTTACGTATTCAAAATAAGTTCTACCATATTCACTATATCCATAACTATATCCATATTTCTTATCTTTAATCATATCAGTTGTAATAGGATATACATGTTTGCACATCTTACACTTGAACTTCTTCTTGATTATATCACCCATAATTTTTCCAATCTTAAAATATAATTTCTATTACTTGCTATCAAGGTAAACGAATATTGCAAGAGTGTTAAAAATTCCTGTGCATACAATCATAATGATAAGCTGTACAAGACTTGCATTGAAAGCCAATCCTAAAAGAGGAACTGCCCCTACAAGAATCTCAATAATCATAAAGATAATATCCTTATTATCATTATCCCATGATATCATAATTTTCCACTCACTCAGTCTCAATAAAGTAATAAAATATAAGACCTACAACATACACAAGGATAGAAAACAGAAAGATTATCAACAATATTTCCGACTTAATACCATTGATAATACTAAACACAACTGGGCCAGACGCAATCAATCCAAACACAATCATCATAATAAAATGCCTTAGCCAATCCATAATTTTTCTCCGCTCAGTTAATCAACGACCTCGTACACTTGTATATCCCATGATGGATGTTCGTAACCATCAGGTAGCTTATCATATTCCTCACATGGTGCGTCAACATCATAGTCTGAATCAATCCAGGCCTTATACTTATTGCATAAACTACAGTTGTTGTCTCCTCGTATCTTACACGTATAATATTCAGGTTCCCACAGGTTATCCTTAGTTCTTATATATCCATCATTAAGATACTTCTCTGCTGCTTCACGAGTAGAGAATATCTTCTCAATGCAACGAAAGTTATCTTCCCAAGATTCTCCGTTGTCATACCAGACCACATATACATTACTCATAATATATCCTTTCTAAAACATCTATCCTTACCAACTAACGTATCTTAATAACTCTTTTTCTTTATAAAGCATTATACTCATTTAGATACCTATGTCAATAGGATTATTAATCTTTCTTAGATAACTTTATAACTTATACAATTATCAGTTTACAATTACAACACTTGCGCACGAAGCGCAACGCGCGAAGTGTGCAATATTATCTATTTATCTATTTATCTATATTATTTATTTGTCTACACCTTTTTACTACTTTAACGTAGCATTTTTTACTACTTTGAAGTAGTAGATTTTACTACTTTAAAGTAGTAATTTTTACACTGTTTCATTTGCATCGCATTGATTCCATTCTGGGTTGAGTTCGGGGCTTGTATAGAACTCATAACAATTATAATGCAATGTCTTTCCATTCTTTTCATGCTTAATCAGATAACCTTTTTCCACCAATTCATCTACTGCATTGTAGAATGATTTCTTACTAATTTTAGTTCTGTTATATACATCTGCTGGGCTGAACGCCTTTTGTAATCCATCCATGTTTGAACATAGGTATAGATAAAGTGTAAATGATTTTGGCTTTAGATTCCTTTGTGCCTCCATCCACTCTTCAATGCCAACCTGTAAATATTGTATCTTGTCTTGTGAATAATTTGGCTTGTGGATAACAACCGCAGATTGGTTTGGGTAGAGCATCATAGGCGGTTGCCCAGGTGCGCAATACTTTGTTTGTTTTACTGACATGGCTTACCTTCAATCACTCTACATGTGGAAGTTTATAAAAATCATATGTACCATCATCACGTTTAATAAGAAACTTATTTTTAATCAAATCGTTTACTGCATCATAAAACTCTTCCCTAGTTATGCCAACTTCTTTACAGATTTCCTTTGTGGCAAGTTGTTTTGTGGCACCAAATTGGTCTGTAACGTTGATTTTAATTTCATTATTCATTATTATTCCTTCTTTATCTCTTCTTTATCTCAACTAAAATAAGACCAGCATCAGCCAGCCTTATTCGTCTTCCTTATCTGTTTCAACCCTGTCAAACCTCAATGCGAACTTTCCGTGAATTATGTCCCGCATAAAAAGTTCCAGCAAAAGATTCATTGGTATACCTTGTTCCTTACAATAACCCTTGAAGTCATTAAGAATCTCCGTGTTGATTGTCGTATTTAACATAGACCTTTCTTTTGCAGTGACGTTAGATTTTACTCTTGACACGATTATCCACCTCCTGCTCTTATCTTTATTGTAACAGTTTCAAATGTAGATGGCAATAGGTTAAACATAGGGGTAAGGGTCGATAAACCCTTACCCCTATTGTGTTATATACTATGCTGCTTTATCGTCCTTACCAAAGAGGATATACTTCACTGCCTTCTCAGCCTTTCCTGCTGCACCTACAATGAATTTGTTGTCATCCTTGAGAACTTTCAGCCAGCTCTTAATGTATGCTGCACTGTTACCAAAAGTCCTGTCACTTTCGATACCGACATGATTCATAAGCATACTGCTGCCAATCTCGGCTACAAGTTCCTCTTTACTGTAATCTTCGGAACCAAATGGTGCAAGTGTAGCAACAGGGTCAAGACGTGCAAGCCTGTCCTTATTACCCGTGGAATGGGTCATTTCGTGAAACAATGTTGCATAGAACTCAGCAATATCCTGGTATTGTTTCCTACAAGGAACCTGAATGTAATCCTCAATAGGTGCATAAAATGCCTTGTCTGTGATTATCTCACGAATCTCAAGGCCTTCACGTGCGGCATAATTGGTCTTAACCTTTTCAGCTTCCTCAATAGGCTCATGCTCCACAAAGTTCTGGTTAAGCGGCTCAACGCCTTCTACTTGCGAGATATGGAACACATTGAAGTAACGCAAACAGGGAATATGCTTAACTTCTTTTTCGCCATCCTTCTCTTCTTCCTTGTCAAAGATTTTCCAGAACACCACAATCTCAGACTTAGCACCCTTCTTAATCTTGCCGCCAAGATTCTTCCATTGGTTGAACGTTGCGTATTCGCCATCATGTTCAAGAAGCATTTGATTCAGCAGGCTATAAGGCTTCTTAGACACGCGATTAAAAGCTCCACCCATGACGCCGCTCCAAGGCTTATGCCAAGGTACTACACCCTTCTCAAGCTGTGCAATGATTCGGTCTGTAACTGCCTGGTAAACATTGAAACCTGCCATGATGAACACTGCCTTTCTTTGTTGATGTACCTTGCTTCTATCTTTATATTACTACTTATCTCATATAGATGGCAAGTAGTTAGCTTAAAGATTGCAATATTCATAATACCTACAGGTTGTCTTAGCTATTTAGTTTTTCAAAACAAATGTTTTTATTTCACTTGTTTTTCAAAACTGAACTAAAATGGAATTAAAATAAAAAAAGGCGAAACCAAATTGGCTTCGCCCTTAAACAATTAGATTAATAACACCACCATGTTACAATTTCATTGCTCATATCATCGACTGATACAATATCATAATAAAGCGCCTGATATTTCCCTTTGTCATCAATGCCGCAATCTGTATGATGATGCCCAAAAAACCAATGCTTAAAGTCTAGTTTGTCTGCAATTTCCGTTTGTAACCATTCTTCGTACTCATCTGTGTTCCTATCCCACTTATGCTCAATAAGACGCTTAGCAATTGATACTGGCGCGTCATGGGTTATTACATAATCAACTTTCCAATCATTTGTGTCAAGGTTCATAAGGGCTTCGTTACGCTCTTCTTGCGATGGAACTTCTTCAGGCCACCAACTTAGTCCTTCGGTACGCCATTGCTTATCGTGCGAATAAGCACCGCCTAACGTGAAAAACCTTTTTCCGTCAATATCAAATACCTGTCCACGCATAAGATGATAAACTGAATCTTCAACCATATGAATCTTCCCGCCGTGCCATTCATTGACGCGATATGAATTTAGGCGTTGGAAGTTTTCATGGTTTCCGTCAGCAAACAGTGTAGTCCAAGGTTGGTCATTTAGCCACTCACGCCACTTAGCATCCTCTTTATCGTCTTCGCTGCCTTCGGGATACCATAGCAGTCCAAAGTCACCAGCAATAATGAGATAGTCCGCTTTGGTAAGCTCAGCGCCACGACCTTCGCTAAACTCACTTAGCTTCCAAATGTCATGTGTACCATGAATGTCACCAGTAATAAAGATAGTCATAGCGTCTCTTTTCTTATTGAACTTATATTGAAGTTAAATTGAACTACTTCAATATAAAATTGAACTTTTAATAGCTCATACGAATAGGCATAAATTGTACCAGGGAGTACCAAGCACAGTGTCTTTACGCTCATCCTTTGAACAAAACTTGAAAAGCTGTTTGACAAAAGCGCCGTCAAGGTCAATGGAACGATTCTTAAAAGATAAGCTGTAATCAATCATCTTAGTTCCTTTCTATAGGAATCTTTTTGACAACTACATACTATCATTGTTGTATATAGATTGCAATTGTTATTGGATGTTTCATAAGTTAAACATAATAAAAAAAGAGACGGATAAAATCCGTCTCCAAAATACCTACTTCAATCCGTTCTTCCTATCTAGCTTTTCCTGTTCTTTCTTTCCAAGCTCAGTGAATTCATCGTCATTCATAATTTGAGCATCCAAGCCCTCACCATCATATAGTGTGGCATAGAACTGTGCGTTGTTCTTTGCAACACGAATGAACTTGCTGTAATCGTTTGTACCTTTAAAGAAACCTACAACCCAAACATATTCACTCATACATTCACCTTCCATTTTAACGATTGATTATATTGTAATCCATTGTTAGCAGTAAGAAAACTTTTCGTCCTCGGTTGCGTAGTTCAGCAAACTGTCCTTTGCATCGTTGATAATGTCCGCATCTTCCTCACTCTCGTGAGACGCCCACTCGGCTAGGTAAGAAGAGATGATAAATTGAGCAACGCTCCAAGGTGCTTTTTCAAGTCCACTGATATACTCGTTACAAGCACCGATATGCTCGCCCCTATCATACCACTTGGTGCCATTCCAATCCTCGCGTTGATAATACAAGCAGCAAGTATAGTCACCGTTATAATTAAATGCTTCATTCTCAACATACAGATAAGTTCCATCGTTCTCAACGAACACATCGCAATCGGTAAAGATATAGAACCTTGCGTCCTCATGCCATGCTGCCATTTAGAACATCTCCTTTGTTTGCTTGCCTGTCTATAACTAATACTATACGCTGTTCTCAACTATTTGTCAACTACATTTATCACTTCATATAAACGCCAAGTTTTCTCAATCGTTCCGCATAATCCTTACCGCGCTCTTTTACATCCTTATCGTACATATTTCTGTTGTCAATGCGGCCATAATTAGGGTCAATTTTAGCATATCCCTTAGCATAGCCACCAGTTTTTAGTTTTTCTTGTTGCTTACTAAATGGCATACCGTTGTAAAAATCCTGATAATAAACATCCCAATCTGCATTGGCGCGATAACTAGGCGTTTTCTTCTTAAAGAACTGCATTGCCAACTACTCCTTGCTTATTGGTTTTTTATTTATCTATCTTTATAATACAATGATGGCATGTAGTAGTCAATTGATAAACAAGCGATACATATTTGTTACATATTCATTTTTGCAAAACAAAAAAAGTAGGCTTGCACCTGCTATAGTTTTTCAAAAGTTGTGAAGTAGTTGAACTTAGATAAAAAAAGAGCTGGTATTTCTACCAGCTCTAACGTCTTACTATTCCTCGCACAATGTTATCGAACACTTACCACATTTAGAGACTCCGATGATATGTTCATCTACGGTATTGTAAACCACTGAATCAAGTTCCTCGAAACAATCCTGATAAGGAACTGAATACGCATAAAGTTCGCTATCAATGTTAGAGAATAGGATGTATCTATCTTGTGCGTGATTCCAAATACCGATATAGCTTTCTGTTTCAAAGGATGAAATATCCTCATACTTCATGCCATCGGGAAGGCTATACTTCAAAATAAGCTCGCGCATTTTAATTCTCCAATCTAAATAATTTTAGCAGCCGCACTTAATCTCGTAGGTATCACAGAACTCGCCATCGTCGCTTTCAACAGTGGCGGTAATCTTCAATCCGTTATCGTTAATATCCGCCCAATGTAGTACCAGGTCATCAATGCGCTCTAGCGCCCACAAAGTAGCAGACCTTACGTCGATAAAATCCTCACGCCTATAGACACAACTGCCGCCATCAATAGGATAACTAACGGATGCAATATAACAGGTCATGGTGATTCTCCAATCAAAGCACGGTTTAATCTGCGTACTTGCCGTCTGCAAGGTCATTTAGTATACGCGCAAGTTCTTCTCCGTCAACTGCCTTACCAACAAACTCATCATAATCTGTAAAGACAAGAGCGTTTCTGTATATGTCCTTCTTGAGGTGGACGCTTATATTTGATGAACCATGAAAACCATAGTCCAAAGAGATGGTTATTTCTTCCTTCAATTCCTTTTCAAAAGAATCAATCCAATTCTCAAGTTCGGTATACCAACCTTCGCTTTCCGCTTCTTCGCTTGCCTTGAGGTTGACAAGCTCAATCAATGATTGAACATCCATATCGCCAAGTTCCACGCTCTTTGCCATACCAACAAGCTCGTACCAATCTTGCCTATCCATGATGCCCTCTTTCTTCCGTCCCAACTGACAGGTATATAATACAAAATCTCGTGTCTATGTGACGTGAGAATGTCAACATTCATAATATCTACACATAACCATGCCTTAAAATAGTTTTGAAAAACTCCTATTGCTAAATAAAAAAAGAGCAGCCTTAAAGCCGCTCTTTAAAATAGCTGTCTTAATTCTTTGTATCTTTTGTCACTGGTTTTACCGTTGGCTTTTCTCCAAGATAAATATATTCCATAAATGACATAAACATATCGTTTCCAAGACTCCCGTACTTTTCGAATAGTTCTTTGCGTAGGTTATTGAGAATTAAATGATAGTTTGTGTATCTTGTGATAGCCATTTTAATGAACCTCCACTGGCATAAATACGATTGCAGGATAGTTGATGAAAATAATATGCATTATTTTCATCACGTTAAACCGATTGTTTTATGCACCAAAGATAGGCCAGTTATCAATGTTGTCGGTATCATAACCACTATAAACATCGTAGCTATCAGTCTCGTAATACTCGAAAATATCAGCATATCCCATGCTATCCATATCGTCTTTAAGCCAACCCATAATCTCGTTAGGCGTTGGATAATAATCGGCTTTGATAGCCATAGACCAAATGGTATCATCAGACTCTTTAAAGCCAACGATAATATAATGAAACAGATTGTTGTTATCGGCAGACAAAGTGCCACCATTGAGATACCAACCAGCAGCACCTTTCTTTTCGGCTTCAACAAGCCAATTCTCGGCTTCTTCCCAATCAAGAAAGTTAATGTTGTTGACGCGCTCACCATTGCCATTGACAAGAGAAATCATTTTTTATCCTCTCTTTGGTTCTCTTTCGTTGGCTATATATTACCATGATTCAGCGTAATATAATTGGCAATCACAGATGTACACAGTTCTTCCATAAAAGAAGCTAGCGTAAGGAATAACCCTCACGCTAGTTTAAAATCGACGTTTTAATCCTCAAACAAAGTTCCATCTTCAAGGAACTCCCAGCCGTTGCACTCACAATCACTGATAAGATATCCGTCACCATCAAGCTCAATATCGGGATAGAAGAACTCATAGCCCTGCTGTTTCCACGTCTTGCAATAATCCGTAAGATATTCGCGGATATTATCATTCAGCTTATTGAACGCACTATGATTTATATTATCGTCACCGTCACATTCCATATCGCTAACAATATCTTCGATATAATCGTGACTATCACAAATGCAATAACAATAACGATTGCTTGGCATATTGAAATTATCGTTGTAATCAGCAAATACCTTATCAAAGTACGCAAGTTCATCTTTGGTAAATTTGTCTTTGATGTGCTCGATAACATCGGTAAGACACAAGCAACCATAGATATTCAAACCGTCACCCTGGCTATAGCTTAGACTGTATTCAACCTTCAAATCACTATTAGGAAACATAGCCTTCAAATCTTCATTGCACCAATCGGAGAACTGCCAAGAAAGCCAAGAAACATCGCCGCGATATTCACTCCACCATTCACGAACATTCCGTTTCGCATCTTCGGAAAGTTCCGCGAACTCATAAACGTTAACAGGTACAAACTCGGTACGAACAACCTCGTAAACATCTACCTTCTGATTGATAGTACGCATTTTCGGTTCCTTTCCTCATTTCCTTCGATACGCTTATATTAACAGACAATCACGCTATGTTGCCCAGAATGTCGATTCTTCATATTTTCCACACAATTAAATGGGCAAAAGAAAAGTGGAGAATAAATCTCCGCTCATTAAGAATCTAGTTTAATCTTCCACATAATCGTATAAGTCGTTTATATCGTAAATTGCCGTAGGCGTTTCAAGTGTCCCCATAGTCGTATCATAGCTATACCACTCGGCATACTCGCCTTTATCATCGGCATAGGTATTATCAATAGCATCGAGAATATGACGTGCAAGAAATAACCTATCCTCTTCAATCTGATAAATTGCAAAATCCTTTAGCGAATCACGACTAATAATATCATCGTTATCAATTTCAAAATCGCAAATAACATCATCAAGTGTCTTGCCATCTGCAACCAACTTGTCAAGTTCCGCCTTTTTCATGGCTATTCCTTCCGTTGAAAATCTTGTTTTAATTTATCTATCCGCGCACAGCTTCTTCATTCTAGCACTGATATAAATATCCCACGAGCCAGCGCTAGTGTCTTCCACAAGAAAACCACACTTCTCAAAAAAGTTTTTAACACCGAGAATACCAGTGTCAGTTGAATGGGTTACATCATGTACCAAACCATTGTAGCAAAGTGCAAGGTCTTTTACCTCAAATGGTGTCATTCCGTACTTAGTAAGATGCCCGTCGAACATGTCGCTCAAAGCAGACTTAACTTTCATCATACGTGCAGTCTCGGTCTTGTTGAGTTGCGTTGCCATGACAAACCTCCATCGGTAATCTTATTTTAATTAGCGGTCAAGTGCATTGAGAACAGTGCGGATAGCATCAGCCTTCTTGCTGCAAGCCATCGACTTTTCCAGTGACTTCTCGCGGTCGCCAGTCTCGTCCCAGGCTTCCATTTGCCAAAGCTCAGACTCGCCTTCGTAGCTGTCCGCCATGTTGCTCAGGAACTCAATTGCGTCTTGCAGGTTCATGGTTACTTCCTTTCTCCGCTTGCCTTTCGTTGTCTATATAATAACACATTCGGAGCTTATGTTATCATGAATAAAGGTTTCCACACAACCTACACAATTAAGTAAATAAAAAAAGAGCGGTTGTTAGCCGCTCAGTTGGAAATTTTATTGTTGATTGTTTAGAAATCCTACGAAACGTTCTTCAACAAATTCGCCTGATTCTGCATCGAAACGAAACCATTGATTGTCCCAAACATACATCCTTATAACCGCATTAGGGCGGTCTTCGTGTTCTTGTTTCGCACGTTCCAAAGCATGTGCGTTTGTAAATGTGTCGCAAATAGGAATGCCGTTCACTGCAATGGTGCGCTTTAGTCCATCTTTCAGCATGGTAACTCCTTTCTTTAGAAGCTTATTTAATGTGCTCCCTTATTTTAATGACGGCACCGTAATACTCACTAAAAGAAGTATACATATTTTTCAACAGATTGCGCATATCACTTACGCCACCAGCACCAACACTGTCATAGCCGCTTCTTAATGCGTTGTGGAGTTCAAACAATGCAAACTCGGCATCAGCATACTTATCGCAAATGAACTCGTAAGTTTGCTTATCCATGATAATTCCTTCCGTTAAAACTTTATTTAATCCGTGAACGATTCAAGCGTAGGATAATATTCCAAATCGTAAGAGTCGGATTTACAGCAGTCGGCAATCTCGCCAGAGTCCATGACATAATCATCAGCCGTCAAAATAATAGCTTCATTATTAACAGCGTCAAGGACTTTTTCTTTTGCTTCCTTTTCGCTATCTGCATCGACAATGACAGTTCTAGCGAGCAGTTCAGTGTAAGTAACGCAGTATTTCATGGTTGTTCCTTCCGTTGTGCTTTAATCCACGTAATCGTACAGGTCATTAATGCAAGTGATAGCTGTGGGCGTTTCAAGCGTTCCCATTGCCATGTCGTAGGAATAAAAATCTGCATATTCCTTGTCTACTGCATCGAGAACGTGACGCGCAAGATATAGTCTGTCATTCTGAATCTGATAGATTACATAGTCAAGAATGACATCTCGGCTAACGATACAATCGTTGTCTTCTTCAAAATCATAGATAACATCGTCAAACGTCTTACCTTCTGCAACAAGCTTGTCGAGTTCGTCCTTGGTCATAGTTATTTCCTCCGTTAGAAGCGTGCTTCTAAAACCAGCAGTTATCGGTGTTGATGTTCATAGAATAATCCATGCCAGGGTCATTGTGCGCGTCGAATGGCTCTATATCTTCCACCAACATAAAACCTCCACCGCTTGCGTTGGTTAAGCTTGCGTTCCAAACAACCGCGTCCTTCTTGCGTTCTTGCTCGGTCATGGCATGGTCGATAAAGTATGCAATTTCTTCCCAGGTCATAGTAGGTTCCTTTCTTCGTTGCCTTATGACACTTATATAATACTAAACTTTGTGAGCTACATAGGTGAGAATTCTCCGCTTCATATTATCTACACAAATATCTTGATATTTTGTTTTTCAAAATTATATTTTCCATCGTCGTTTGTTTTTCAAAACTACAGTTTAAGAATAAAAAATAGGGAACGGATTTTCCGCTCCCCCATAGCATATATATTTAGTTGTTTACAATCCCCATTTAAGTTCATCACCTGATTTTTCCACCATTCTTTCTGCAATGTCATCTTTCAAATGCAACATTGCAAAGTAAATATCTGAACCAATCCAATCAGGTGTTTCACAAGTTTGGTACATGTAACATTGAATACTTCCGTACATCTCACCCAAGGTGAATTCTTCACGGTATCCGCCTTCACGTGTTTTATATTCCATATGGAATACAGGCGGCTTATTGCTCTCATCATAACGATAGTTTACGCTACGGTAATTCTCATTCAATAGAAGCTGTCCGTATTTCTGTGGGTTTGTACGTGCGTTATACACCTCGCCAGTCTCAGGATTCCGTAGGTCTGTAGAAAAATGTTTGTGCTGCATGGCTGTTACAATAGCTGTGATTGTTTTGTTGTTCACAATAAATGCACTCATGGTATATCGCTCCTTGTTTTTTTTATTTACTTTCTTTCTACACTTATAATATACCATCGTGTTATGTAGTTGTCAACTACAATACTTGAAGATATTGATAATCTTCAAGTTCAGTAATTAGTCCATCATACAACTCATTTTCTCCAAGCATATCGGCAAGCATGACTACAGTGTCAATAGGTACGTTGTAATCATCCGATAGCTCACGCAGATAATTGATATTATTTCGCGCAAGCTTGCTTAGTTTATTAGAAAACATGATTGTAACCTTTCTATTATGCTTTCTACCAGGTATTTTAATGGCATGTAACCCATAATTGGTGACATGCTTTTACGTTAATTTACGTATAATGCAAAATGCATTAGGTGTTACCTCGTTGCCTTATAGGCGTTGTATAATTCATTCAGGTAACTTTGCGCAGCTTTGCTAGTGTTGAATCGCTTCTTTTTCCCACCATGCCAAATATCAATATCTCCATTCCGTCGCTTTATGAAATCAGTTGGAATTCCGCTCATAGCATGGATGTTTTGTACCATTGTAACTGTAGCAGTGTTACCGCAGCGCGACATGGTGACTCCTTTCAATTGTACCTTACCAATTACCATTCTTCTTGTTTGGCTCAAACTCTTCTAGAAACACAGCCTTGTGTAGGATGCAATAGGCATTAAAGAACGCTTGCGGCTCATCATATCTGTTGTTGTAAACAATCTCACGCAAGGTGCCGTCCATGATGTTCGTTGCAGCATCAAAATCAATCTCATTACCAGTTCCGTACTCGTTGCGAACCTTAATCATGGTTTTACCTTTCTAGTAAGTTTCGCTTGTTGGATATAAGATATCAGGTTAAGCAGTCGTGTTCTAGTGTGATATAGATATTCATATTTTTCACACATTTAGTGCTTACTAGATTGTTTTTTAAAACAGTGAGGATGATGTAATATATTCAAGTTTTGAAAAACTAAATAGTCGAGATAGAAAAATAGGGGAACTGGTTTCCAGCTCCCCTCACAGATTCTACGCCAGCTTGCAGCGCGTTACGATTGTTTGTGGCGTATCCTTGTATTCTTCGTGCGATTTTACAGTGAAGTCAATCTTAGAATAGGTTTTACTTAGGTCAAGAAGAACGCTAGACTTCCATGTAATAACTACATCGTTGTCAATGATGATGTTATAAATGTAAATCATGTCATAGCACCCAGAAAAGCAAGCTACCTCACGAACATTTTTGACGGCAACGCCCTTGTAACGCTTACCTTCCTCACCAAAATATTCGTGACGCTCAGTAGCTCGTGCAGCCTTTTCCTTTTCCCTTGCGATATGGTCAGCGTAGCCTTGTGGCAGATAGCAAAGATAGCCGACGTTGGCAGGGTTGATATAGCCTTTTGCAAGCATAGATTGCACGTTGTGGATAAACTCGCTTGTATCATCCAAGCTATTATAGTAATCAATGATTGCATCAATCTTTTCATCAGAGATATTCAAGTCGGCCAGCTCCAATTTAGGTGCGCCGTTTGGCAAGCGAAGATTGTTTACCAGATTCAACTTGCTTTGAATATCCTTATTGGCGTAAAGCAGTTCTCTCACAGCGTTTTTTGTAGGCATGGAATCAGACGAATTAAGGTAACCAGCTTTTTTGACGATGGCGGTAGCGTAGCGGATAACGGTACGCACATCATAGTAGGTATAGCCAGCGCCGTAATCATCGCCAATCTCAGGCGCTTCACCGTTAAGGCTTTCAAGCTCGCTCACACCGTCAATCCAAGCTGCGATGTATTCAAGGCTTAGTCCGTCAGTGTAAAGCCTTAGGCATGTGCCGCCAACCTGTTTGAACTCACCAGTGGCAACATTGTGGATGATGTACAAATTAGTGCGAGGACGCATAGTGTTGCAGTGCTCACAGATGTTAGGGGACGTGCGAAAACGCAAGGGGATTTCAATATCAGTGTTGTAGCGACGGATGATGTTACCAGTTGACTGAACCTCCAAGGTGGCAATGAACTCCCAATCCTCCACCTTTGCAGTGCCTTTAAGGTTAACCAGGATAAACTTGTGAGTAACATTCCGTCCATACCTGTTCTTTTCAGTGCGGTACTCCTCACCGACCACCTCAAAGATGAACGGATTACCAAGGCGCTTGCACTTGTTTGCAACGCGCGTAAGCTTCTTTTCCGTCTTATCCCAGTAGCTCTCGCAGATTGCGTAGGTACTCATTGGATTTTCCTTTCATCAAACATGTTATTAGGTAAACATATAATAGCAAACAATGATTCCAATACAAGGCGTAATTTAATCTTCATAAATTTTCCACATCATACCGTACTATGTTGTTTTCCAAAACCGATAGTTAATCCATGCTGCTTTGTTTTTCAAAACACAAATTATTCCAACAAAAAAGAGCCTGGTTTTCCAGGCTCCCATTGTCCTTATTCTTTCCAGGCGTTTATATCTTCCGCTTTAAGCATGATTTTTTCAACATCATCGGCACAAATATACGTCTCTCTAATAATGTTCCTGCCATTGTCGTCATAAGGATTGTTGTCTCCGTCAATCCAATAGATGCTAAACTCAAAGAGAAAACCACAAGCATGGATAGAATCGCTGTCGGCACGGATATAGATACGTCCATATTCCGTGTCGCACATGATGCCAAACTCACCCTTTTCAGGACGAATCCAGCCAAAGCAAGGCTCCCACGTGTAACGCGAATCCTTGTTAACCTCGTTGCAAATGTCGCGCACGTTCTTGCACAGGTCTTTAAAATCGTACATGGTGCGAATCCTTTCCGTCGGTTGACGATTGCTTACAGCAAACAGTATGAGTGTATCAATCAGACAAAGCAATATGTTCACAATACATACATAATTTATTGTATGGTTAGTTTATCTCGTTTATACGTTTGTGTATACCAGTTTCCGATACCTCAATAATAAGACTATATGGCGTTGTAATGCCCCTAAATCGCACGTTATGGATGCAAGTCTAGCTATATACTACAAGGCAACTTTCGTAAGCTTCTAGGCCATTCTAGCGCTTTATAGTCATATGCGATTATCACAACTTAAAAGGCGTTGCCATACGCGACACTATGGTTTTTCAAAACTGAACCATTTAATTTGGTTTTGAAAAACAAATTACAACCAATAAAAAAAATAGGGCGTGAATTTCTCCACGCCCTAACGGATGCTATGGGATAATGGGTACAGCCCAAACGGCAACGCCGTTATGCTTATGCTCAACGAGCGGCACGGCAATTGCTTTGGATACAAGAACGTTCAACTTTGCAGCTGTAAGACCACAGAATGCCGCATACAGCTTAGATACAGCGTTGGCGCTATCATTGTCCACCAAGCCGAATGAGCGAGCTTGTGCGGCATTTCGTGGCCTTGCGTAAACAGCGAAACGTACAGACAAAAGAAGCTCCTTTCTCCTAGATATTAAGGCTAGAGATTTGATAGACCGCTTCAACGTCGGTGATAAATCCGTCACGACAAAGCTCCACTATGTGTTCAATGGATACCTTGCGTTGCTCCTTCACGTCGGCACGCATCAGGTCGTTCTCGTTGTCGCGGTTAATAATATCGTTTGCAAGTTCGGTAACGTAGCGCTTCATGGCACATATCCCTTCCGTCGGTGCCTTGCTTGACAATGAATACTATAGAGTTGTTGCCTAGATTATGCAATGGCTTCACAAGATATACACATTTTTTCCACAGCGTCAACGACGTGTTTTCCAAAACTAATAATTGTCATCATTAAGAATTGTTTTTCAAAACAAAAATTTTGCGCATAAAAAAGCGAGGGGAACAAAACCCCTCGCTAATACATTGTTTATTTTAGACTAGGCAAACTATTGCACCAATCGAGTAATGCTTGTAGGTGTTGTTTTTTTTGGATAACAAATTCCTCGTCTGTTGTGTGTCGCTTATACATGAATGATATAGCACATGGTTTTTTCATAATCTTAAATCCATCTGGCAAAGCAGATTCATCGAACTTGTAATCCATTGCAAAAGCAATGTACATGTTTCCGTTTTGATTATGACTCTCGCAACTGTTGGTAGTAGTATATCCCTTTTGGTTCAGAATCCTAACATGTTCTTGAATTCCATAATCAACCCATATAAGATATTGTTGCGGACACCAGCAAGTGCATTGTTCAATTCTATTAAAACATTTAGGACAAACATAATCCAGGTGAGTTGTCTTAGTTATAGGCATTGTCTACCTCATATTCCTTAGAGTAATATAGTGCATCATAAAGATAATCGGTATCTATTCCATTGTCAATACATCCTTTAATAATTCCATTAAAGTATGAGTCATACGGCGGACAGATACCCTTCATATCATCGGCCATCATATAGACGATAGCTTGCGTAGGCTTTCCGTTATTTAATTTCACGTAATTCGTCCATACAATCAGAGAAGAGATTGTAAACATTCTCGTACTCATTATTTATCGTTTCATAGGTTGATATAATCTCGCTAATACTGTGTTTGTCGGTGCCATAGTCGTATTTATGAATAAAATCATCAATCGTACCGACCTCGTACTTTTGCAGGTAAGCAAGCACATCGTACACGTTGTCGTTGGCTTCCTCATTGTATATATAGTCATACTCGGAACCAGTGAACTCAAAAGCGAACGACTTATCGCCGCGCTCAATCGTCACTTCATAGACCCAATGACGATTGAGCACATCAACTTCCTCAATCTTCATTGTGGCGTTGTGCTTGCTCAGAAAATTCTCAGCCATCTTAACATGCTCACTCAACATGATGTTCTCCCTTTGTCTCGTTGGTCTTGCTTGACAATGAATACGATACACTGTTTGCAATCTGTTTGGTAGTGTTTTCCATATCTGCATATATTTTACATGTTTGGTAGACGAATTATCTTTGTTTTCCAAAACTAAAAGAATCGCTACATAGTAAGATGTTTTTCAAAATTGTATCCAGTGCATAAAAAAAGAGCAGGCTTTTGCCCGCTCCTTTTGTGTGTTTATCGTGCGTTGTTCTTTTCGTTCTTCCAGTCTTCAACATGAACAGGCAGTGAAAATACACCTGCAATGAGCATTATTGCAACCCCAGCGTGCATAACCTCGTCGGATACAAGGCAAAAACCAATATAGCAGGTGATACTAGCTACGACGGCAAGGGCGAGGGCGATGTTGCAGGCAATGTTCTTCATGGTATCGACTTTCCTTTCGTGTTGGTTACTGTCGATACCGATATAATAGGCCATTCCAAGCGGTAGAGCAAGCGTTTTATAAGATGCACACAATTACTCCATATGATAATGATATGTTTTTCAAAACTGATAATTGTTTTTGACAATAATTGTTTTTCAAAACACAATTTTTAATATAAGAATAGGGGCGGATTTTTATTCTGTTTTGAAAAACTTCTAGGTTCATATATAAAAAAAAGCGGCCATTTCTGACCGCTTTTGTGTTAGTATGCATAACCGATACGATGTGGGATTTCCCAAAAGTATTTATCGCAGCATGTTTTTAGGCCGTAAACTTCGCGGCAGCGCTCGCCGTTGAAGTCGTTAAAATTGTATCGGTGTGCAACCTCACGCCTTGTGACCGCTTGCGCACGTGTGCTACAATCGGCAGAGTTGATGCGCTCCACCATTTCGTCACGCTCACGTTTTGTCTCAAACTGCACGAGCGTATCGCTGTCGGTGATGGTGGTGATTCCACGTGGACAAAACTCAGCGTAAAACATGACAACTCCTTTGTTCGTGACCTTGCTTTTGATGATTACAATATAGACCTTTGCTCTTTGTTTAGCAATAATTGCAATCAAGTTCATATTTTTCACACATTTGTTTTTATTTATTGGGTTTTGCAAAACAATCAGAGATTAAAATAAGTATTTTAAGTTTTGCAAAACAAAAGATTAGGCGCACAAAAAAAGCGCGGATGATTCCACACCCGCGCTTTTGGTTCCTAGTGCCTATCATGCCAGGACTTAGAACCCTCCATAAAATATCCATCATAGATACAATCAAGCAGATAATCTTCTGCGTTTGCTTGCACATAATCATCAAACCAACACTCTACCTCATAATCGCCCCTGCGTGAATCATCAATTTCCTCTACCTCATAATCGCCCTTGCGTGAATCATCAATTTCATTCTCCTTACAAAATTCATTCCACAGAGCGTCCTCAATATCCCAGTAGTTAAACACATAATCTCCATAAACGAGGTCTGGGTCGGCACATTCATTGTAAGAAACCCAATCAATGCCGTCGCATCCGCGCCAATTCTTATACTTAACCATTTTCAATCTCCTTTGGTCGTGGCCTTACTTTTGATGATTACAATATAGGCTTTTGTTTTCCATTTGGCAAGAACCATAGTTCAATTCACATATTCCACACAAATACCTTCCTATATTTATTTGTTTTTCAAAACAAATGTTTTTAAATATAACGTCCAAGTTTTCCAAAACAATAGACGCAATAAAAAAGTAAGGCGAGGAATAATCCTCGCCTTACTTGCTAACTCCTTTCAATAAGTTCACATGAAAAACCGCTGTCTTGCGCCCAGTTCTTGAAAAACTTCACATCTTTCAGGCGCTTAATGGTTTCGTATCTATCAGGGTCATTTGCGAAAACTTCGTGAATTTCTCCAACGTCGTGCAACGTGTAGTTAACTAGCTGAGAAGAAAAGATGACGCCGCGTTCCTTCTGGTCTTTCGTAAGCTTGTAGTTGCGCTTTATCCACCTGTAAGCCATGGGATTTTCCTTCCGTCGCGGCTTTGCTTTTGGTAGTTCACACTATAGGTCGCTGCTTTCCGTTTAGCAATAGTTCTAGCTTGATTCATATTTTCCACACAAAGCCATAAAATGCCTTATAACGTGCGCTTTATTGCCTTGTGGTGTAGTTGTCTAGCTTGTTTCTTTCCGTGCGTTATACGCGATTCTGTGGGCTTGTAGGCGTATTCCGTAGCCTAGGAATGTTCCGCGTTTCGTTAGGTTGTAGGGCGTTGCAGTGCTTTCAAGTTATAGATAGCTAACTTTTCCATGCAGTTGGTTTTTCAAAACATAATAGTATTATTGTTTTTCAAAACGCATTGCTATAATGTATAAAAAAATACCGCCCAGTTTCCCAGGCGGTATTTTCCTAATCCATGTATTCCGTCTTATAGGTTTCAATACTAAGAGGAACAATCTTAGTTGTTTTCCAGTTTGTATAGCGCCCATCGCCCTTCTTGTCAAGCTTAATGTAAAAAGCGAGGAGTGGCTTGTAGTTAGTCTTGACAACCTTCATTGCAGTTTTCCTTTCTCGCTGTTTCTGTTTGCTTTGCTATGCTGTTTTCAAGTTCCATGACTACATAATAGCATGATGTTGGTTTATGTTTGCGAGAATATAGAAGTTCACAGATTCTCCACATTGATATTTTGGTTACTGATAGTTTTGAAAAACAATATCTTCCAGCTTGCTTATAATGTTTTTCAAAAATAAAATTCCATCAATAAAAAAAGACTACCTAGTTTCCTAGGTAGTCCGCTTGTGTTTAATCTATGATGAACTCATACCCAAGTTCGGGCGCGTGAACGGCGGGTGAAAAGTCGCTCAGTCCGTTTGCATACAACACACACTGTATTGCAGTGTAACAAAGCTCGCCGTACCCGTCCTCTACCGCCTTGCGCTCCCGCACCCATTGATAGCGGCCACACTGTCCAGGCATATCGTTACGCCAACGTGCGAGAATCTTTCCATTGCGGCGATTCATGCGGATAACATTGCGTCCCTCGTTGTCAAGCATTTGGATGAACTTCATGGTTTCTCCATTCTTTGTTTGCTTACTTGCTTGCTTGTTTTGTTCTATGCTGTTCTCAAGTTGCTAAACATATAATAACATCGCGGCTTGTTGTTGGCAAGTAGTTAAAGCGAGAATTTTTGGTTCCACATTTTCTACACAATTCACTCGTGGATGTAGTTTGTTTTTCAAAACTTGCAGTTTGATTGAATTAGCGTTGTTTTTCAAAACTTCTTATACTTGCATAAAAAAAGAGCCGCTATTTCCAGCGGCTCCATTTTACCAGGTAATGTCCAGGTTGTCAGTTGCAATCCAGTAGTTCTTCAGTTTCTCTTCAATCTCTTCACGATTGAATGTGTAACCATCATAGGGGCTTGAAAAATTCTCAGCACCATAGTATTCAATACACCCGATAGCAAAGCGGATAGGGTCGAACTCATCAGAGTTCATACCGTTGAATTTCATAACATCTTCACGGTCAATCCAGCTGTCGTCAATATCGACTTCACAATCAGCGAAGAAAAACATATTTTCTTCATCATCGAACGGACGGCAGTAAATGATGGGAAACTCAGTGTCGGAATGGTCTGCATCAACCAGAACGCCGTACTCAAAAAAGTCCCTGTCACCGTAATTCACAAACATAACATATCCCTTCTCGTTGTTGTGACTTGTTGTTGCTATGCCGTTATCAGGCGAGGTGCTATCTCTTTACCTCACAACTATATTATTGCATGTTGATATGTTGGTGTCAACTACAAACCATCAACATTTATAGATTCATAGTTTCTCCACAACTCAGTGTGTCCGATAGTATGTTTTTCAAAACCATATATGGCGATTTAAGTTGATAGTTTAATTTCATAGAATTTCCACATATGATGCGTGTGTGATTGTTTTGAAAAACTATCAGGTAACTAATTGTTTTTCAAAACTGTTATTTATAAACAAAAAAAAGCGAGGGGATAACTCCCCTCGCCTTCATTAAAAGCACATATAACCGTAATCTTCAAGGCTAACGACTAGCCCATCATACAGTTCATTTTCGCCCAGCATATCGGCGAGCATGACAACTGTGTGCAGCGGCACACCGTACTCATCGCTAAGTTCGCGCAGGTAGTCTATATTCTCGCGGATGAACTGGCTCATTTTGATTCCTTCCTGTCGGTGTTGTCTTTTGACAATTAAAACAATAGCAGGTTGCAAACCTTAAATGATTGAAAATGTTTGGCTACATATAATCTCCACAAGTTAATGTGCCATATTATGGTTTTCCAAAACAATAAAAAAGAACGCCAATCGTTCGACGTTCAATCATTCCATATATTCCACATATTCTGTATTGTATTGTTTGGCTAACATTTTTGCCAACTTGTAAGCAGCATCAAACTCTTCACATTCAAACGTAGCAGCGCTCACAATTTGTTCACCTTGTTTAACATTGATATTAACATCATAGTATGTTTCGTTATCCGTGGCTAACTCCACACTGTAAATTGTTAGCTCAGGATAACCTTCGATATATACATGCTTGTTTTTGAAAACTTTCATTTTAGACACCGCCTTTTATGTGTTGTTTGTGTTTGTTTGTTATCTATCTTGACTATAATATATCATTGTGCTACATAGTTGTCAAGTAGTTAGTTGTTTTTCAAAACATAAGAATATGCAAACAAAAAAGCGGGGAACTTTTCCGTTCCCCGCCGTGGTTGTTAGGCGTTTTCTTCTTCCCAATCGTAATACATTTCTTCAAGCGCGTTTTCAATGGTCGCGCATCCGTAGTAGTCAGGCTCATTTTTAAGCCAAGGGAAACAATTTTCGATTTCCTTCTTGTACATTGTCGCAAAACCACCAAACAACTTTTCAATCATCCAATCGCCGCCGTCGTGCTCACCGTAAATTGCCCTTACAGCGGCGAACATGATGTTGGCATCATCGTACATCTCGCGCGTGTTGTTGATAGCGGCGCGGATAGTGTCGAACGTGTTCATGGTGAATCCCTTCTGGTAGGCGTATCGCTTTTGCGACTAGTCATAGTATGGACTATCTCGCGGCGATTCTTTTTGACAATCTAGGACTTCACAAACACTACACAATCATCAGGCGATACGTTTATGTTTTTCAAAACTCAAACTTTTATATGATAGTTAGTTTGTATGAACTTTTCCGTCTTGCTCATAAACGCTAGGCACAAACACCAAAACATAGCGTGTAGCAATTGCCCCTGTAAGCGCCTGTAATGCCTTTATTCCGCGCGTTTAACGCCTTCCCCTAGTCAGTATGCCATATGCCAAACGTGTGAGATTCTAGGCGATTCTAGCGGCTCATATGAATGTATGTTCATATGTTTGTGTGGCATGGTATGCGCAGTGGTATTATATAGTTTTTCAAAACTAACTTTCTATCTGGTAAAGTGATTGTTTTTCAAAACTAAAATACTCGCGCATAAAAAAGCGAGGGGACAATTCCCCTCGCTAATGCGTCGCTTAGCGGTTAATGTCGATTTGCCAATGGGCAATGCCGTCCATGCCGCAGCTCCCACTCATCTCGCCGCCGCTGTAAGGTTCGTCGTAAACGCCGTCAATCTCGTTTGCAATTTCACGGAAAACACTTGCCACCGTTGCGGCGTTAAGCTTTGTGTGCTTCTTGTCAAGCCAGAACGCATCGTCGGTAGTGTCGAACTCAATAAAAGCGGCGTTGCTAGTGGGAATACCAATGTTGATAAGCATAGGGCGTGTTCCTTTCTGTTTGTTGGTTTGCCCTTGAACGATTTCATAATACCAAATTGAGCAGAGCGTGCAAGCGATTCACAGAACGCACACAAATAAAGTTCCAGCCTGTTGTTGCTGCTAGTTTTTCAAAACTATATGCAATCAATAAATTGTGTTTTGAAAAACCAATAATCGTTATCGTTAAAGATTGTTTTTCAAAACTAAAAGTTTAACGTACAAAAAAAGAGCGGATAAAATCCGCTCCTTGTGGTTAATCGTTTAGGTAGGCGTTCAATTGCCGCTTGCTCCCTAGGCGCTCCCTGTCCTCGTCTATTGCGTTGCAGTCATATATAAACATATCATCTTCGAGAATGTGGGGATTCTTTGAATCCTTAAAATCTCCAGGCGTGATATAGCCTTCTTGGATATCCCGTTCAATCTCCTGATAGCGCGACCAGGTGGTGACCAGTTCCTTCATAATATCTCCATTCTCTAGGCTTTTTTTGTTTCCGTGCTTTGCGTTTTTCAAGTTGCTATTGCATAGAATAATCTTTCCGTGTCATGGTTGCAAGTGATTGTTGCGAGAATTTTTTCTTCATAAAATTTCCATACTTGTTGTGTGCCTGTATGTTGTTTTTCAAAACTTCCAATTACCTGTTTTAACTGGTAGTTTTTCAAAACTTATTTTCCGCGACAAAAAAAAGAACGGGGATTACTCCCCGTCCTTTTTGTCAAGATTGAATCCGCTCCCGTCGGCGAACTCCACAATATCCTCATCGGGGTTAAAGTTGCAGAACCAGTGAGGCAGTTCTTGCCCCAGCTTGCAGTCGCGGCACGCGCCGCAAAACACGAAACGTTCAGCCATGGTCATAGTAGAAGCGAGGGTGCCGTTGCAGTTAGCCATTTTTCCGTCTCCTTTGGTAGGTGTTGCTTTCGATGACTAAATAATAGGTGATTGATTCCAGCAATGCAATAATAAAAAGCAACTACATAAATTCTCCACATACGTTTGGTGCTTGATTGTTTTGCAAAATTATCTGTATGATTGATTGTTGGTTGTTTTTCAAAACAAAAAAATCCAGACAAAAAGAAAAAGCCCCAGGATTCCCCAGGGCTTTTGCTTACTCGCCGTCTACAATATCCGCGCACCGCTCACAGATATGAATAAATTCTCCATCATCTGCTTTTACATGCCAGGTTTGGTAAACGTGCGCTCCACACATTCCACATTCTTCGGGGCGCGGCATTGTGCTTGCAATATCTCCAAGCATAGTGATTATAACAACGAGAAGAACGTCAATGATTACAACAAGGACAACCTTCACAATGTCTCCACGATTCATGGTATTCCTTTCTGTTTGGGTGCTAACTTTCCACGCTTAAATAATAGCAGGGTAAAAGCCCCAGACTATCGAGGATTGAGAGATACATAAATTCTCCACACATTGCGGCTCGTGTGATTTTCCATGTTTTGCAAAACTAAATGATTCCAGTTAGCACAGCTTGTTTTTTAAAACAATAGTTTTCAAATCAATGGTTTTAGTTTTTTAAAACTTAATTATTCCGACAAAATAAAAAAAGCCCAGGGCTTGCGCCCCAGGCTTTCTGTTTGCTTACTCCTCGCCCTCGTAGTCGCTATCCAAAATTCCAGTCACATGATAGCACCACTCAGGCTCAAACCAAAGTATATCATTCAGTTGAGTTTCCGTCAAGCCGTCGGGGTACTCCTCTTCAAGGATATTCTCCAAATCCTCACAAACTCCATTTTCAATGAGCGTGTTCAAGGTGTCGCGTGCGCCGCTCCAAGCGTCGAAATTTTCCAGGCTAGTCTCAGAGATGATACGCATGATGTTTCCTTCCTAGTAGGTTTTGCTTTCTTTTTCCGTTTCGCTTGCTTTGCTGTTTTCAAGTTGCTGCCGCATACTATAGACTCTTTTCTTTCCGCGTGCAAGTGTTTAAGGCGAGAATTTTTCCGTCACAAATTTTCCACAATCGCAGTCCGACTGCCGCTAGTTTTTCAAAACACGAGGTTTAGTTTTTCCATCTGTAGTTTTTCAAAACTATTTTCCATGCGCAATAAAAAAGCCGCCCAATTATGAGCGGCTATTGTAATGGGAATGTTATATCTTCCGCCTGAATTCCATCCCCTAAACTCAGGCGGGGTATTTTCCGTTAATTAGCGCAATTTAACCACCTCCCTTGAATGTCTTTTTATTGCTTTAATTTTCCACTAGAGCAATTTAACCACCTTCCTTCTTCCTCGCTTTGCTTTTGTCAACCATTACTATACGCCAATCTTCCGCCGATATGGTGAGAATTTTTTCTTTCATAATATCTCCACAATCTTCCAAGCGCATTAGGTTGTTTCTCAAAACTAACTTTGTTTTCCGTATGCCTGTTGTTTTTCAAAACTATATACAATCTTCCATCTGTATATACATATGCACATACATTCATATATACATATATACATATATAATCCTCCGACTGATAGCTGTATGTTTTTCAAAACACTAGGTTTATGTTTTGGTTGTTTTTCAAAACACTGAATCTTCCAACTGTGTAGGAACTGTGAAGCGTTCGCACTGTCTCAAAAATTTTTCCTGGTAGGCGTTTTCCGTATGCCCCTGTAAGGCGCTGTAATGCCCCAAATCCGCGCGTTTCTTCCGTGTTGGAGTAAGTATAGCGGGACAAGGCAATTTTCCAGGTTGCGCGTTTTGGTTCGTTATGGTACAATTATCCGTTTGCATTGCTTGAGTTTGTTTAGGTAAACTAATCTTCCGTTGGTTGTAGTTTTGAAAAACAATCTTCCGTATGCGTGTATGCGTATGTTCATATATGCGTGTATGTTTTTCCATATATACATACACGCATATATGCATATGTTTTCCGCGCCTAACTTTTCCGTTTGTTTTGAAAAACAAAACTGTTGTTTTGAAAAACTTCCAGGCTGATAGTTTTCCGATGTGAACAATTTTCTCCATAAGACCCGCATAAATTATCCATGAAACCTCCATCAAATCTCCACGTAATTCGCATAGATTCTCCACTAATTCTCCATCAACCTTCCATAATCTTTCCACCAAATCAACACGAGTCTTCCATAAATTATCCACGGAATCTCCATCGTTTCTCCACATATCATCCGCTCGTTGTTTTTCAAAACGATAAGTTCCAACTAATAAACTTCCATAGATTCTCCATACATCGCACATAGATTATCCATCAATTCTCCACTATATATACATATATATACTATAGATTCTCCATATATCTTCCATGAATTATCCACATAGTCATCATAGAACCTCCATGAATCCTCCATAAAACCTCCACATCTCAGGCGTTCCGTTCCGTGCGTTGTTTTTCAAAACACGCAAATTATCCAGGCTACAAAGTTTCCAGACGTTAACTTCCAAGGCACAAACCTTCCACGCTGTCAATACTTCCAAGCAAGTTTTCCAAAACATCACATCTTCCACACATAATATTCTTCATTGTTTCTCCACACATTGTAAGTTTTCCAGTGTAAACTTTCTATAGAGTTTCCATAGGTAAACTTCCATAATTCCACCTTTTCGTTCCGCATGTTTTCCAAAACTTCTAGTTTTGATGTTTTCCAAAACTTTTAGTTTTGATGTTTTTCAAAACTTCCAAACTTCCAGGCTGTCCAATTGTTTATGTCTTCTAACTTTTCCGCAGGTTTTCGTAGAGTGTTTGTCCAGGTAAACTTCCATAGAATTGTTTTCTGATTGTTCCGTGCTGTAACATGTTGTTTTTCAAAACTAGAATATCCGCGCATAAAAAAAACGGGGAACGTTTCCGCTCCCCGTCGTGGTTGCTAGTATTCTTCGGCAGGTTCAAGTGCTTCCCGTGCCTTCTCCATAGCCTTTTCAAATTCGAACGGGTCGAACTTGTAAGTTATGGTTGTTTCATGTTCTTTTACTGTAATGAGGGGATAAATCCCGTCCTCGCCAAACTTCACAAAATCGTCATCGCCGAGCACGCCGCTTGCAGTATGTTCGGCGAACTTGACAAGATTTGTAAAAGTCTCAAAACTAATAAATACGTTCCCGCGAGTGATGCCGAAAACTTCGTGTTCAATAGTGGCGTATGCTCCTATGGTCTTCATAGTGGCGCTCCTTTCGGGTAGGCGGGCGTATCCCCGCGACTAGATACATCATGGCATATAGCGGGCGTTTTATGGTTTGGCATCATATGAGATTCTACAATCAACACAAAAATAACATAACTCGCCTGGTATGGTACATGGTTGTTTTTCAAAACACGTGTTTTGTTTTTCATGTTTTAAGTTTTGAAAAACATGATAAAATGCGATACCGATAGTTTACTTGTGCGAACTTTTCGACTGTAGGCTGTAGGCGTTTGCGTGTTGTAGTGCGAGATATAGCGCTGTATCACGCGATAGCGTGTTGTATTGTTGCGTGTTGTTTGGTGCTGTAAGGAGCTGTAACGTGCCTAAAACGCGAGTTTGTAGGCTGTAGGCTGTAGGTATGCGGCGCTGTAGTTTCGTGAGATTGTAGGCGATTCTATGGCCTCATATGAGCGTTTGTTCATACGTTCATGTTGTAGTGTTGTTTTGCTAGTTTCGCGTTTTGTTGTTTTTCAAAACGCGGGTTTTAGTTTTTCAAGTTTTGAAAAACATGGGATATGCCAGAGTTTACCTTGGTTAACTTTTTGGAAAACAAAAAAAGCGCCCCGCGTGATAGCGGGGCGAGTGGTAATTAATACAATGCACTGTTTGTTTCTGTTTGTTCAACAGCGATAGACTCTTGATTAAGCAGGGTCTTCAAGTCCTTGCAGATATCGGCCACGGGTACGGGGTTGCCGAACTGGTAGCATTGTACCATGATAGTTTCTTCACTTACAATCGTGCCGTCGTCGTGCGTGTATACGCCCCGCGCATTGCTGATAGTTGCATCAACGCCGTGGTTCATGAAAACCCGCGTTACAATGCGGGCAGCGTCCAAAGTGTTCACTTCCTGCAACTTGCTGGTTTTGTCGTTCAAGCCCACGAAAAACGTATATTTGACAGTCATGGTAAACTCTCCCTTTCGTTGTGGTTTTTTAGTGCTTTCTTACTACACCTATAGTGTAGCATGATGCCGTGTAGTTTGCAACTACAAACTATCATGATACGAAAAACATAGCCCGCCTATAGTGGCGCGGGCTATGTTTTGGAAAACACGGCAACCCGTCAACGTGCGACGGGTTGCCGTGTGCAGCGTTAGGCCGTGAGTGCGGGCGTAAAGAACTTACGCACAGTTGCCGCCCGTCCCTTGCCGTCTAGCCACTTCAGTAAGGCTAGAATCATAGCCTTAGCGTTCTTGAAGCACGCCATGAACTGCCCCGCGTCGATAAACGGGACTTCAAGCCCGATACCTTCGGGGTTAACACTAACACATGCGCCGTTGAATAGTTCGCCCCGCGCCGCGTCAATAGCGGCTAGTTCTTCGGGGTAAAAGCCATCCCACGGCCCAACAACAATAACACACTTGTTATCAGGTGCGCCGTTCCATTCACCCGCCGCGCGCATATCGGCAAGTGTGGGGAATTGTTTCTTGAATGAGTTCAGGTTACGTTGTTGGCTACTGATATAGCCCTTGCCGCCCGCCCGTAACCATTCATTTTTTAGCATGTAGGCCGTAAGCGCGGGCGTTTCGTGCGTGACGGGCAAGATAACGCGATACGCAACGCCGCCCCCGATAGCCTTACCCGTGGGCTTGCCGTCGCCTATAAACCCGTTGTGTTCAAGGCAAGCGGGGCAAGTGTAGGCGATACGCCCGCCCCTGTCACGCTGTGGTGTTTCTGTCCACCCGTCAAGAACGGGGGTAGTAGTATGACGGCCACACCCACAAACACACTTAGTAATGCGCATAATGTTTCCATTCTAGTAAGCCCGCCCCATAGCGGGGCGGGCGTTGTGTTGAAAAACGGGGCTAGTATCCTAGCGCGAAAAACGGCAAAATAGTACCAGCGGCGTAAATGGCCCGCGTCATGATAACGGCGGCGGCGTTCATATCGCCGTTAACGTCACACGTCGCAATAATGAAACGTGCCGCCGCTATTACGTCATTAATGGAGTTCACCTCATCTGCCGTTTCGGTAGCGGTCATTAAGTCAGTGCCATAACCCACAACGCGGCGGGCCGCTATGTTGCATGACGCAATGCCGCACGCCGCATGACCTGCCGCATTAAAAGCGTCACGGGACATAGCGCGGCACACGTTATCGACGTTACGGCCGTCAGTAGTTTGCAGTTTCATAGTACAATCTCCGTTCTAGTTCTGGAAAAATGCTGGTCAAACGTGCTGGTAAAACATGCGCTTATTGTTTGTATCACCTCCAAATAGTGTTAGTTGAGCCTACTACGTGACGGGGGTTTGTGTTGCCCGTGCGACTATGCAGCCGCGACTCACGGGGGCTATGGAGTGCGTTGCCCCTCGGCGTGAGACAAACTATGCCAAACGGGGCGGCGTGAGTCAATCATCAATTTTTGATGAGAACAAAACGCCTGGTAAAATGGCATATTGAAATTTTAGCGCCTCCATGTTTTGCGCACAAACGGCGTCAATCATCAATTTTTGGTGATGCGGGTTATGGCATGGGTGAGGTAGCGGGTGAGGCGTTTTGAAAAACTAGCGAGGCATCATCCATAGTTGGTGATATCGCGTTTTGTTATATGGTTATAACGTTTTGTTATAGGTTTGAGTCGCGGCGCATCATGGTAAACAACCGTTTACCAGGTGGGCGGTTTTATCCTACAATACCTATAGGTTTACTAGGTTTTTCAGGCGTTCGATATAGTCCGAAAATGGACTAACTAGCATTTATTTTTGCTAGTTTTTCAAAACAAAAACTAGCATTCCTACCAGGTTGAATCCCGTTTTTTGAGCTAAAACGAGATTAAAAAAATTTTTGCCGTTTACCGATTTACCACTTGACAAACTATGGGGGATGGTTTACACTTGAGATGACGATACTTTGAGGTTGTTTAGGGTTATGTGTTTCATCTACACACCACCAAAAAATTGCAGCAAACAGCAACTCTCCACTCCAATCAAAGTGCAAGAATATGACATCGCTACTTATATCGTTTTCAATACATTTTCTTACCAATATATAATTGACCGTTGTCATTTTTAAGACAGATTCGATACCTGTTTTACTCCCATTTTGCATCTTTTTAACCTCTGACTTGCCTAAAAATTCAACGGTAAATCCAACAATTCAACCGTCCCCTATTTCGTTAAATACAACATATAAATATGTACATATTTCTTAAAGCAGCATAATGTTTCAAAATATACTTCCATAGTAAATTGACCAGATAAACTATTGATATAACTCATCATCATAATATGAAACAACTTTATATTTAGGCATCATAGATGCCATAGATACTGGGCCATACCGTTATTTTCCTACCGTTTAATATATATAAGACATTGTTTTTATGTAATACATATATTCTTATTAATGTTTTTCAAAACTTTTCTTTATACTTTTTAACCATGTTTTTAAATAGAATTCTTTTCTTAACTGATAAAGATATATTCAAAAATTTTTTTTACTTATCCTGTTACATCTCAATCAAAAATTACTATACTAATAAATGAAGGTGCGATGTTCTAATAAGCAAGTAAGTAATGAATGAGACACTGGGAGCGCTACGCGCGACTATTCTATCTTATTTTTTACTTTCTCTTATTATTATGAACAGCGCTGTGCATACGAAAAACGTATGCACTTTTAGAGTATAATGCTTTTTTGCATACGATTTCCGTATACAAAATCGTGTTAGGGTGCGTTGAACACTGAGAATCGAATATTGAGACTGAATGGTTGTTGATTGTTGAAGCCATAAGAAAGGCGGTGACTGTTTTAGATGGGTAGTTCTCTTGTTGACGCAAAAACACCAAAGTGGGTCATAAGCAAACTTGACTCACGTTCAAGTAAATATATAGTGATTCCATCTTCTGTGATACTTGATGGTAAGGAGTGTGAAAAACTTGTCACGGTGTTCTCTTATTTTTTTATAAAGCGCGGTCTTGACGATACGGTGTCATCTTCTATAAATATGATTGCAAAATGGTGTGGCAAGAATCCCAACAGAAGCCAAAGGGGGATTAGCGCAAAGTTGTTGGCTGCTGTCAACAAGTTAAACGAAGATGGGTTTATCTCTGTTTCTGACAATCCATCTGGTGCGAACATTGTCGAAACGAATGTCAATCTTGGCATGATTACAAAACTTTGCCAGGAAGATAGAGAAAGGTTTGCTACAGTCTATATCGATGAGATTTTAAAGATTGTTAAATACGACGGACTTAGTTCATCGAATAAGACTTTGGATAACGATGTTCTGCTGCATGTGTTCGCTTATCTTAGGATGATGATTTATAGAAGGAAAAGCGACCCATCTGCAACACAGTATGGCGACAATGATGAAAGGAGGGTTAGAACAACAGAGACATATAACTGCTATATTCAAGATATGGCAGAAGAACTCGGGCTTTCACCAGCTATCGTATCTGATGCTATTACTACCCTAAGAGAAATGGAGCTAATATACTTTGAGCCATTGCCTAGGTTAAAATATGACGACAGTATGTGGAGGACTGGACATACCGTGTTTTGCAATTGGTACAAGCGTGAAAGTGGATATCTTGTTGCGGAAGGAAGTGCATATTATGAAGAAGAAGTGAAGAATAGAAAGAAACAATTGAAGTTTGTTCCTAAAAATGATTAAATACGAAACGAAAAAAATGATTCGGAGGTAGCCTGACATGAAGAATTTAAACAATGGTTTTGCAGATATGATTGATATGAATGCATGGAGTGGTAGGTTTGGAAGTCTTGAGGATGCGAATGGAGATTACGACGATTACGTTGAGTGGTTTTGGGATACATATGGTGAGGATGCCTGCGACGGATACCAAGATGGGCATCGAGATGCATATGGATATGAAAGAGTTGATTATGGTCTGTTTTAAAATTTTTTAACTGATAAAGGTATATGTTTGAATTTTAGTTGCGAAAGATTGGAGTTTTAAAATGGCTGGTATTATTGTTGGTCTTGTTATGTGCTTCATTGCTTACAACCTTTTCTAATGAACTTTATTGAGAATAATGAATGGAAGGTGATTTGGCTTTGCTTGAAAAACAAGTTAAGATATATGCGTTAGATACTGGAAACTTTTACAGCAACACAGAAAATCGCCTTCATTGGCATGTGAACAGACTGAAAAGAGACAAGCGTCTTCTGTTGAAAAGAATCGAGTTGATTGAAAAAGAGTGCGGTGAAATTGATATGTCCGTTGAAGACCTTGCCAGTCACAACGAACTTTCTCTTATTAAACTCGGCATGGAAAAGAGTGTGGCGAAATATGCGGTAAAGTATGACGAGTATAAGAATGCAGTTTCAATTAAGAACGCAGCGGCCACAGCAGCAAAGAAGAACCTTCTCTCCCTTCTCTCGAACAAGGTTGCTGCAAACATATCTTCAAATGGAACACACCACACAAGGGTTCTTTCTGAAGACACCTTGTCTGACAAGAATGTTATTGCGGTGTTTGATTCTTATTTCACTAGGACTATCGGTGCTAAGCAAGATGAGCTTTGTGAAGACTTCATGGTAATCACCAAGTTCTACGATGATGTCATGAAGGATTTAATTTATTATGGTTTTATGTATAAAGGCGAGAAATATGTGTACTTCACCTCTTCTGCTGGACAGATTAGGACAAAGAAGACCGTGTTTGTAAAGGAGTCTGTTTGGAAGAAGTATGAGAAGTCGATAATGTGTGGGCTTACTGTTGATGACATCAATGCCAAAGGCGGCAACAATCCCAATAAGCATCTTGCCTATCTTGCACTTGCAAACTCTGCTACTGATGTTTGGACTGAGTTTGATATCGACAAGACGATAGTCGTTGACGATTTTGAGACTGAAGTTTACGGAACGTATGATTTTATTGATGACAAGGATTATTCGGTAACACGTACTTCAGGCCATGCCGCAATTGAACATACCGATGGTTCTGGCATGATGCTCCCCAATGCTTTCGGCGTTGCGCAAAAGAATAAGATGGTGCGACTTCCTTGGGTCAAGGGTCTTCTTGGAGTGTTTGACTTTAAGAAGTTCATTGAGATGAACGATTGTTCGCCAATCATTAAAGACATTTATGGTAAGGAACACGATGTTGTCGCAGAAGGCATTCAGGTTATTTTTTGCAAGAGTCAGTTTAAAATGAACAAGTATTACGATTCATGGGAACACTATAAGGAGTTATACAAGAAACATGGTTGCACTGCTGGTGTGACGAATATTGAGGAAGATAGAATTAAAGATGCGACAATCAATTATCAGATGCTTCAGAGCCTTACTGATGCTACTGACGATGAGATTCTTGAGATTGCCTCTGAGTCAATTGATAGGTTGAATAATGTTTGCTCCTCGGTTGGCGACATGAAGAGGATGCTCGGTATAACGCCTTACAATATTCATAAGACAGCATTTCAAAAGGCTGTTGAGCTATACCCAGACCTTTTAAACGACAAGTATGCAAAAGAGCATGTGAAGTCAATTAAGGATAGTATGGTGCAGCGATGCAAGGCTGGAAAGCTGAACGTGCATGGAAAGTATACTTTTGTACTTCCCGATTTTTATGCCGCATGTGAACATTGGTTTATGGGCGTCGAAAATCCCAATGGTCTTCTTGATAATGGCGAAGTGTTTTGTTGGCTGTTTAGGAAAAGTGAGAAACTTGATTGTCTGCGCTCCCCTCACTTGTACAAGGAGCATCCAATTAGAAAGAATGTTGCATGTTATTCTTACAACGAACGACAGCAAAATATTAGGGAGTGGTTTGAGACTGACGCTGTTTATACCAGTTGCAAGGATTTGATTTCGCGCATTCTTCAGTTTGATTGCGATGGTGACAAGTTGCTTGTTGTGTCTGACAAAAAGTTCATCGAGGTTGCTGAGAGAAATATGAAAGATATTGTCCCATTGTATTACAATATGAGAAAGGCTGAGGCCGCGCCGCTCACCAGTGAGACAATTTACAATGGACTCAATGCCGCCTTCACAGGTGGGAACATTGGTATCTATAGTAACAATATCTCGAAGATTTGGAACAGTGATGTCTTTGTTTCTGGTACAGAAGATGAAAAGCGCGATGCTATTGATATTGTTAAGATTCTTTGTATGGAGAACAATTACGTCATTGATTTTGCTAAGACATTATATAAGCCTGAACGTCCAAGCGATGTGAACGATAAGATTGTGGCGTTTACAAAGGAAAAGCTCCCCCACTTCTTTAAATATGCAAAGGGTAAAGGAGACAGTCAGATTGTCGAGCGCAATAAGAGTTTCGTCAATAAGCTCGATGATATGATTCCTAACCCAAAGATAAACAGCAGAAGACTTGGGCTTGGCGAGATTGATTACAGGCTCATGATGAGTAATCCAGATATAGAATTTGACATAGCCTTCAATGATAAAGGTAGATTAATCAAGGAAGAGACTGACCCGCTGATTGTGAAATATTGTGAGTTTGATAGGGAGTATTATTTTACAGTAGACGCGGCAATCTCAAATGATGATGACCAACAGTCGAATGATAGGTTTGCTAAGAAGGTTATGAAGTATCGTCAAATGTCAGACAAGATTAAGTCTGAGCTTTCACAGTTCGGATATAGTGATAGTGAAATTGCAGATATTCTTGTTAAGTTTTTATATGGAATCAAGAATGGCAAAAACAAGACTGTTCTCTGGATGTGCTATGGTGACTATATTGTTGAAAACCTTGAACGAATCTTTAAACCACAGACAAAGGCAGTGCAGTGTGTTGATTGCGGTGAATGGTTTGAGGTGAATGTGTTTGACTCTGCTACTTGTAGATGCAGTAATTGTTCTGCTGAGCATAAACGAGAATTAAAGCGCCTAAAAATGCAACGATATCGTGATAGAAAAAAGAATGTAGCCCCTACCCTATAGGTTTTCTAAAAGACATACAATTAAGGTTATATGTAAAAAACATATTTTTTAGAATTACCTAAAAATAAGGTTGTTTAAAAAATATGAAAAGCCGATATATGGAAAACATGATTTGTTCAAATGTTTTCAAATTTTCTGTTTATTGTTACGAAAAGATACGGAGGTATAAACAGTGGAAAGCGATAAGAAGAATAAGGTTACATATACGAAGGAAACGCTCATCAAGAAGGTTGCAGAGGAAAGCAATAACAGCATAAGGTCTGTTCGTGCAATGTATAACTCTCTTGAAGCGGATGTTTTTGAAGCACTGTCTTCAGCGAACGAGGACACTGATGTCAGCATAAGGTTGTTTGAGGGAATTAGCATCGGTAGCGTTTTTGTTCCCGAAACAACAAAGGTAAACAATCTTACTGGTAAGACTATGGTTACTTCACCTAAGATTAAGCCGAAGGCGAACATCACTAGAAACTATTGTGAGAAGCTTACTGACTGTATTCGGTAAAACCAAATAGAAGTCTAAATTTGTTATATACGCGCCAGTGTCGTTTACGATGCTGGCGCGTTTTATTTATCGGCGGAATTAGTTTAATTCAGTAGAACATCCGACAGTGTATGAATATCTAAGGTACGGAAGATATTTGTCAAATCAAATATTTCGCCTTTTAATTATTGCCAAAGTAGCTCAATTGGTAGAGCGCCTGCCTTGTAAGCAGGGGGTTGCAGATTCGAGTTCTGTCTTTGGCTCCATTTTATAATCTCACATCGAAGAAGCATGTGTTTGGATTTAAGTTAGGAGATGCTACGCTTGGACTTACGAAGATTAGAAGATGAGACTGAAGAACAATATTTGTGGAGAATCGGTCAGCTGGTTGATTCTGGCAAGATTGATAGCTGGGCCTCTATAAACAACATTGTAAACAAAGAGCTTGGCATTGATGAAGACAAATGGCGTGACGAGTCGAGTTTTCGCAAGCGTTATCAAGCTGCGAAAAAATTTTATGACGGCTGCTTTTCTAAAATGGAAACTGAGGAATATCAGCAGAAGTTAGATGCTATGAACAGAGAGCTTGCACGAAATACCATTAAGTATCGTGACCAAAGGCGCTCTTGGAATAAGCAGAATTATATGGACAGTCGTTTTGATGAAGTAATGGATATTATCGAAGAGCGACTAGATGATTTTGCGAGCATTGATTTTTCACCACATGATACCCCTATTGTAGACGGGGACAATTCAATGATTGTCTGTCTGTCTGACTTGCACATCGGGCAATGCTTCTCTTCGTATTTCGGAAAGTTTGATTCAGATATTGCGAAGGCTAGGCTGAATGAGTATATGGCAAACTTGCTTGACGTTGCCAAGACAAACAATGTAAGTAACGTATATGTGTGTATGCTCGGAGACAATATATCGAATTCACTGCATAAAACCATCGAGGTCAGCAATAAGGAAAATGTCGTTGACCAATTGAAGCTCAGCATTGAATATATCAGTTCATTTTGCTATGAGCTTACGAAACATTTTTCAAATGTATATCTTGCTTCGGTAAGCGGAAATCATTCAAGGCTTCAGCCGAAAGATTTAGCACAGCATAGTGAAAGGCTCGATGCTTTTATTGCATGGGACGTATGCAAGATTCTTGAGCGTCAAGAAAATTTTCACTCCCTTTTGGACTGCGTAATCGATGATGGTATCTCTAGAGTTGACATAGACGGGAAAACATACTTGCTGGTTCATGGAGACTATGATGCCGTGACGAAGCAAGGATACATGAATCTTGCTTCAATGGTTGGGTTCTTCCCAGATTATATTCTTTGTGGACATAGGCATTTCTGTTCGTATAGTCAAGATACGAAGTTTATTCAAAGCGGTAGCCTTGCTGGAAGCGGCGACGATTACTGCATAGAAAAACGACTGAAAGGCAACGCATCACAAATGGTGTGTGTGTGTAATGAATCTGGTGTAAAAGGATTGTATCCAATTATTTTAAGTTAAAACAAGTATTCACAGGACGGTGTTGTTATGGCTGGCGGAAATAAAAAGCTAGAAAAAGTAAAGCGCCTTGCCGATTCGGAAAAGTTGAAGTGTACTTGTTGCGGTGAAGAATTAAGCGCGAGAGAATTTTATAATTCTGACAGTGTGTTATATAAAAATACTGGTAAAATACCATATTGCAAAGAATGCATCAATAATTTTTATCAGGACTATTTAAATCAATATAAGATTTTAGGTTATAGTTCGCCTGAGAAAAAGGCGATTGAAAGAATCTGTATGATTTTCGATATGTACTATAGTGACAAAGTGTTTGATGCCGCAACAAACGAAATGAAGAAATTAATTTCAAATGATACTCCTATTGTTTTTTTATATATAAAACATATAAATATGTATCAATATAGAACAAAAAATTATAATACTACAATCAATGACAGATATCTTGAGGCAAAAGATAAAGAGTCTGTATTGACTGTTTATACCGACGAAGATAAGTATAAGGATGAGACTGTAAGAGCTTCAATGAAATTGTTTGGCAAAGGGTTTGAAGATGACGAGTATGTGTATTTGTATGAACAATATTGTGATTGGACTTCTAGACATGAGTGCAACACAAAGGCACAAGAAGAAGTTTTTAAGAATATTTGTTTGACACAATTGCAGCTTCTTAAAGCTACAAGGGCCAAAGAAGATACTAAAGACCTTGCGGTTCAGCTTCAAAAATGGCTTGATACTGGCAAGTTACAGCCAAAGCAAAACTCATCCGATACTTTGTCTGATGCTCAGACGTTTGGCACGCTCATTGATAAATGGGAAACGACCAGACCGCTTCCTGAGATAGATGATGAGCTTAAAGATGTAGATAAAATTGGGTTGTATATTGATGTTTTCTTTAGAGGCCATCTTTCAAAGATGATGAATTTAAAGAATACTTTATCCGATTTGTATGATAAATATATGGCAAAGTATACCGTTGAAAAACCAGAGTATGATGCGGATGAAGATGATGAAGCGATGTTCGAAGCGATATTCGGACGCGACCTTGAAGATGAAGTTTAGGTGGTGTTGTTATGGCGAATGTAAAAACAAGTAATAAAGAAAGCCAAAATGCAACACCGCGAAAGCAGCTTGGAGGTGGTCGCAAAAGTACGCGAAAGAAGTCAGAGAAAGAACTTGCAAACGAAAAGTCTGCTAGGATTATGGACGGAATCGCGTACTGGTAGTGAGCTGCGTTTTATAGGTTGAATCCACAAAGATTCGTCAAAGATTATTTGAACATAAAGCTTAAGTTGTTTCAAAAGATACTGTTGTATGCGATGATGCATAACAATTTTTTTATGTATATCGCAGCTCGTGGTCAAGGTAAAACCTGGCTTACTGCTTTATTTTGCATTGTAAGGTGTATATTGTTCCCAAGAACAAAAATTTGTATCGCATCTTCTACCAGGGTTCAGGCGAACGAGGTCTTGTCTAAGATTGAAGATGACTTCATGAAAAACTATGGTTGGGGTTCTGATAATTTAAGACGTGAAATAACATTTCATGTTGTTGGCTCTAACAGAGCAGTGATAGAATTCGCAAATGGTTCATGGATTAAGGTTGTTACTGCGTCTGATAGTGGTCGTGGTAATCGCGCCAATATTTTGTTAGTCGATGAATTTAGGATGGTTGACCTCGATACGATTAATACTGTTCTGAGGAAATTTCTTACTACTCCTAGACAGCCAGGATATTTAACTAAACCAGAATATGCTCATTTGCAAGAAAGAAACAAAGAGTTGTATATGAGTTCTGCATGGTATGCATCTCACTGGTCTTATGAAAAGGCAAAAGCATATGTCGTTAATATGCTAAGTGATGTTAAAAAATATTTTATTTGTGGTTTGCCATATCAGCTTTCAATAAAAGAAGGATTGCTCTCAAAAGAACAGGTTCAAGACGAAATGTCCGAAAACGATTTCGATGAGATGAAATATGCTATGGAAATGGAATGCTTGTTCTGGGGTGATACAAAGGGAGCATTCTTTTCTCTTGACGATATTGTCAAGCGTAGAAAGCTAAAGTATCCAGTATACCCCCCTTCTGTTGCTGGTAATAGCAAGATTTTTAAGATGCCAGATTTAGAGATGGATGAACGTAGAATCTTGTCTGTTGACGTTGCCCTTATGGCTTCGAGAAAACAAAAGAATGACGCAAGCGCAATTATTATAAATAGAGCAATTCCAACGAATAATAATAATTACATTGCCAATATTGTTTATATGGAAAACCATGAAGGGCTAAACACAGATGAACTTGCCTTAGTTGTTAGAAAGCTATATGACGAGTTTAAATGTACAGACCTGGCGATAGACACAAGCGGCGTTGGCCTTGGTGTGTTCGATGCTCTTGTAAGGGATATTGTAGACCCTGAGACTGGAAGATTATATCCAGCCTTATCATGTTGCAACGATAGGGCTATGGCAGAACGGTGCAAGGTCACTGCTGCGCCAGAAGTGATTTGGTCTATCAAGGGATGCGCATCTTTTAATAATGAAATATGCATCTTGCTTAGAAGCGGGTTTCAAAAAGGACGAATAAACCTTCTTATATCTGATGACGAAGCAGACGACGCATTGAGCGATAAGATGAAAACTTTTAGTAAATTAACCCCATATGACCAAATGCAATATAAATTACCTTACGTTAATACATCTCTTCTTGTTAATGAACTTGTCAAGCTTCAGCATGAACTTAAGAATAACAATATTAAGGTAAAGGAAAGGTCTGGCATGAGGAAAGACCGATATAGTTCTTTGGCTTATAACTATTGGGTTCAATGTCAACTTGAACGAGATGTACTGCAAAGGCATGAATATGGTCTTACTATGAAAGACTTTGCAGAAAAAATGAGTCATTTGAATAAACGACCAAATATGTATTAGTAATTTCGTCTATGGATTTGTTAAGGAGGTGAATCTATTCAATGACCAATAAATTAAATGACAACTCTGGTTATACGGATGTCGTTGCGTATAACATGTCTGATATGATGCGCGACGAAGAATCCTTTAACAAATCTATAGAAAAAAACAGCGTTGACTTTTCTGCGTTTCGTAGATTGATGGTCAATGACTTGTGTATGAACTCTGAAATTATAGAGACTGGATACATAGGCAATGTTAAGCTAGAAGACGCACGAGATGCGTTGAGGTGGCCTAGAAAGAATTGGCAAAAGCTTCTCGACATATCGGAGCAGCTTATGATGATTTCGCCGCATTATTATAGGTTGAATAGCTTATATAGCAATATGCCGTTATTCTGTTGGGGACTGGATGTTTACGGCGTAAAGGATGGATACAATGCTGATACTTTAAAGAAAAAGTATAATACATTGTCTGCTAAGCTTGAAGACATGAATCTTAAGCATGAGTTCTCTAAGATAATGAAGTACCTCCCCTATCAAGACCTCTATTGTGGACTTATTATTGAGAATGATTCTGATTTCTTTATTCAAAAGATAAATCATAGAATCTGTAAACTACATCAAGTGCAAGATGGTCTGTACAATTTTAAAATCAACTTGGCTGCTATAAATACAAAGGAGCTTGATGCATACCCTGATTATGTGCAGGATGCTTATCTTGATTTTATTGATGGCAAAAGCCCACATTCGTGGTATATGCCACCAGCCGAAAAACAGATTTGCATAAAGTTGAACAGTCAGTGGACTACTCCCTACCCTCTCTTAATTGGCTTGGTGCGTGACATTCTTGACTTAGATGTATATAAGAAACTTAAGCTCCAATCTGCTAGAACTGATAATTATAAGGCTATTCTAATTGAAGTGCCAATTGATACGACCGCTGTTGACAAGCCGCTTATTACACCTGAAACACTTAGTGTATTTGCAGATATGAACAGAGAGAATATGAGTGACGATATCGGCATGATTCATACGCTTGGGTCTGGTGCTGAAGCTATCAGTTTTAAAGATTCTAGTAACACAAGAAATAATGTGTCTGATGCTGTTGATGAAATATATAATGCATCTGGTCTTACACAGGAATTATTTAACGGTAGTTCGTCAGGCACAGCAGTGACATTTTCTGTTGAGAATGATTCTGGGTTTGTATATGGTGTTTATAGACAGTTTGAGAGATGGATAAACAGGTATATTAAACTTAACAAGTATAATGCTTCTAAGTTTAAATTTTCTTTTTATTTATTAGATGTCACGATTTTCAATAGAGATAATGCAACAAAGAGATATAAGGAAGCGTGTACTCTCGGGGTTCCTGTTATTGACAAGTTGCTTGCTACACTTGATATGACTCCTTCAAAAACTATGGGGTCTTATATTGTACATAATGCTATATTTGATTTTTACAATAACTTTAGGCCTCTTATGACTTCTTACACTGAACCTGCCGATGGAAGCTCTAACGAAGGCGGCAGACCAACGAACGCTTCAAAGGGCGAGTTGTTGGATGTTGAAGGTGAAAAAACCGCAGACGGTGAAAAGAATGACAGATAGTTTGAAGGAGTTGTAAATATGAAAGATGATTTTTTTTATTGTAAGAGCAAGCGTCTTTTTGATTATCTTGTAAAGCATGGCTCGAAGTTTGTTAAAAGCGATATGCTAGACGGCACTTTCGTATATGTTTTCGAGAACGATGATTCTATTGATGTGAATCTTAATTTATGGGAATCTAATATGAAAAAGTGTCTGTTTTAATTCGTAGGAGGCAAACTAAGAGATGGGTAAAAACACAGGCGAAGTGTTCTGTTGCAAGGGAAAGCGTCTTGCTAATTACCTTCTTGAACACGATTGTAAACTTATAAGAATTGATTGCGACCAAAAGGCAAAGGGCTTTTTGGTCTTTATTTTTGTCAAGAATGGAAATCTTTCTGAAGCAATGCAGTCTTGGCAGACAGATAAAGAGACATATTTATTTTAGATATACCAGGAGGTGATTGCGTGAGCAATGATAGACTATCTCTCCTTTCTACCTTTTCGGTAAATAATGAGTTTTCCGAAGATGACGCTAGGTTCCTACATGTAACAGTTGATGTTCTGCATACTGGTGAAAACTTGAATAAAAGCTTTTTCAGTAAAGAAGTTGTAGATGAATGTGTTGAGTCTATTAAGAACGTGCCTATTCTCGGTTTCATTAAGCGAGATAAGCATACTAATGAAGACGATTTTGCTGGGCATGAATACATTCTTAAACGTACTGAAAACGGTGTAGAAGAAAAATATGCTGGCAGGTGTTATGGCGTTGTTCCTGAGAGTTGCAATCCTAGATGGACTACTAAGGTGTGTGATGATGGACAGGAGCGTGAATTCTTACAGGTTGACGCTATTATGTGGGAGAAGTTCACAGACGCCACAAGTATAATTCATAGAGACTCTGAAAAGGGTCAGTCTATGGAGCTTGAGGTTGCATCTATAGAGGGCGAAAATGACGACAATGGCGTATTTCATTTTACAAAGTTCAGATTCGAAGGACTTTGCGTTCTGGGCGATAATGCTCAGCCAGCAATGGTAAACGCAAATGTCAAGATTAATGATGGTGTTAATTTCTCTATGAACGATTTTATGAGCTGTTTTCAAAGAGAGTTGAACGATAAGTTTGAATTATTCAACAAGGCTTTTGCCAAATTAACAAGTTGTGACGATAATAGTGGTCAAGGAGGTGTTAATGATATGACGAAGGAGAATACTGATTTTTCACAGACTGTTCTACAGCAGTTTGAAGATATTGCTGCGATTGTTGAGCAATATGAAACTAGGAAGAATTATTGGGGCAATGACGTGCCTCGTTTCTATCTTGCCGATATTCAAGACAATGAAGTAATTACAGTCGATACTGGTGAGAATTATCACTATTACGGCTTCCCCTTCTCTATCAATGGCGATAAGCCAGAAATTGATTTTGCAAGTGGTGGTCAGCGTAAGAAGCTGCGTTATGAGAATTACGAAGACGGCGCTTCTGTAACTGAAGGCGCTTTTGATTTTGGTAAGTACATTGAAAATGTAGAAGCTACAGCTTTCGCAAAAGTCGATGAAGCTGAAAAGTCAAAGTCCGAGGTCGAGACTGAGTTTGCAGAAGTTAAAGCTAATTACGATGAAATTAAGCCTAAGTATGATGAGTACGTTCAGGCAGAAGCACAGCGCGAAGCCGACGAACTTAATGCACAGAAGGATGCGAAGTTTGCAGAATATGAAGACGTTCTTGGTGAGAATGCGGACTTTACTGCTCTCAAAGAAAAGAAGGCTGACATGTCAGTTGATGAGATTGAGAAGGAATGTGCTGTAATGTTTGTCAAGGCAAGTCGTGCCAACAAGATTAACTTTAGCAAAGACGATGGTGCCAGCGCCGTTATTGGTGTATTTGACGACAACGATTGCGTTGATGATGGCTATATTCACACCAAGTATGGCAACATCCGTCGCGTTTAATAATTTTATTTTAAGATAATTTAGGAGGAACTGATATGGCTAAGTATGCTGTTGTTGAGACAACCAATCTACGCGCAGTTCATTTTGCAGAGCGTATCATGGATTGTGTCTCTACTGAAGATATTGAGAATGGCACCCTGGGTCACTTTGAGAAGCTGGCCGATGGGTATACCCATGTTTATGAATTTGTAAAGGGTGTTAAGGCTGGCTTTCCTGTTGTGATTGTTAACACTCCTGCCTGGTCTGAGGATGAGTGCCGTTGGAGCAATCAGCGTCGTGACCAGTTCATTAACCCTGCTGGCACACCCTTCCGTGCTTTTGTTCTTCATGATGGTGACGAGTTTGGTATTACTATTGAGGGCATTACCGCTGAAACCCGTGACACCGTGACTGGTGTGACTGATTTTGCTAAGAACGACGTGTTCGTTACTGTTGATGACAGTGGCAAGCTAAAGGCTTCTGCTACCGCTACTGCCGATGCAATTATGGAAGGTCGCATTGAGCGCAAGCGCAGGATTGGTGCCACTCTTGTTACTGCTGCACGTGATTATGGCTATGCAAACGATATGTACGAAGTCAGGGTTAAGGCTCTGGCCTAATTTAGATAAGGAGGAAATGAATTATGCCTAAGACTAATTTTAGCACAGAGCAGCAGAATGCTCTTGACCTAAGCCTTGACCTTATGCGTGGCGACTTCTCTCTACGCGGTGATAATGGCGAGCAGCTTACCAAGAAAGACCTTGAGAACCATCTACGCGACATTTTCCAGAATGACCTTATGCATGGCCGTACTATGTACCAGGCTCTTCGCCGCAATGGCAATGACCTGTTTGAGATTGTTGAGGAAATGGTCAATGTTGTAATTGGTGAGGAAATTCCCAATGTTCCCTTTATTGAGAACTTTGTTGAGATTAAGAACCGCGCACTAGGCGACAATACTGCATGGTATTCTGAAGGTACTAGCTACCTCTCTGTTGCTTCTTTTGCTGGCAATCACTGGGATACAAATCGCCAGTCCGTTGACCTTGGTCAAGAATTCACTCTTCCCCGCGAGTGGGTGTTCTGCCATGTATATGAGGAGCTTGAGCGCTTCCTGCTTGGTATTACCCCTATGGAGAAGATGAACACTCTTATCGTCAATTCTGTCCTTAAGTACATGAAGGAGCGCATTTATATGCAGTTCCAGAATGTCTCTTCTTCTGTTCCCGCAGAATTCACTAAGAGCGGCAACAGCGAAGAGGCTCTTGGCGACCTTTGCGACCTAGTTCAGGCAGCTGGTGGCTATGACAATATTACCATTGCTGGTACAAAGGGCGCACTTCGTAGGATTACAAACGTTATTCCACAGTCTCTAATTGCTGATTCTCAGAAGGAGTCTAGAGCCGCTACTGGCATTGTCGGTGAGTGGGATGGTCATAAGCTTATTGAGATTCCGCAGGTGAAGAAGCCCGATGCATTTGAGCTTGCTCTTGATAATAAAAAGCTGTTTATTATGGGTGGCGACGTTAAGCCTATTAAGCTTGAGTATGTCGGCGACACTCGTAGCGATATTGATACTACTGGCAAGAAGTATAATGATATGTCTGTTGACTATCAGGTTCAGACCTGCTTCGGCATGGGGCTTATGATTCCTGAGTATTTTGGCGTTTTCAATTTCGCTGGTTAATAAGGTTATATACTTTATTTTGTTTTCGAATTTTATTAGAAAGGTGATTTAGTTATGGCTCGAACAAGCGCTGCTAAATCCGCTGTTGCGAAGGCTACCGTAGAAGACTCTGCCGTAGTGGACACTTCCTCAGCGGTTGAGAATATTGAATCGGTAGAAGTAGAACAAGAAAATGAATCTGTTGTAGAAAAACCAATTAAGGTCGCTTCATTGTCTAAGGATGATGAGATTGATGTTGTTTCTTTAATTCCTAATGTCAGTTATAAGGATTTCCATACTGGTGATATTTATAATTGGGATGAAGTTGGTCAGGTAGAGTCGCTTACGTTCGAAGTCGTTCAACGTATGTGGCAGCAGTCTAAAGACTATTTTAAGAGTATGTGGCTAAAACCGCTTGACGAGCGCGTCGTTAAGAAGCTTGGTCTAAAAGATGCTTATGAAAAGTATGACTTCTTAATGGATGAAGCAAATTATACAAAGGATAATATTGACGAAATTTGTGATTGTATTGCTAATACGCCAAGTGCGTTAAAGTTTTCACTTTGTAACAAGGTTAAAAGCCTGGTTTCAAGTGGTAAGGTTACGGACATTAGCGTTATTCGTGCAATGGAGAGAAATCTGAAGATTGACCTTCTTGACCTTGTTCGTTAATCTGCAATGGGATAAGGAGGATAATCATGTATACTTCATATGAAAGGATATACGAAGGTTTCTTGGCAAAGATTCAGAGTTATGATATTTACAAAATGACTGAAGATGATGTAAGAGATTGCCTGCATGATTATCTCGTTTCAGCAATTCCTAAGTTTCATGTTTGCAGAACAGATTTAACGGATAGGGATGACCTCTTACAGAGATTCAATCAAGAGTTATCTGATACAGAAATAGAAATCATAGTGAACTATATGGTTCTAGAGTATGTTGACGCGACATATATTCGTGTTCCAACGTTGCTCAAAGTAAGTTTGAGTTCAAGCGACTTTAATGCTTTTAGCCCAGCAAACATGTTGTCAAAGTTAACAGAGATGCAAGAAAGGTTTCTAAGGGAAAATGAGACACTTTTATCTCGTTATGCTTGGATGGGTATTAATAGAAATAAATCGTTGTTTGATATGGGATACAAAAAGAACAAAACTGGGTTCGAAGAACCCACAGTGTGATAAAGGTGGTGATGCGTTCGGATGAAGTGTTTAGATAAATTCAACAAGAAGATGATGCTTAGCGGTGGTTCATTGAGAAATGAAAATATCAAAAACAGCAGAATGATTCTGCGAGAGACATTTTTTGATGACGCATCATTTGCACACGGCCTTTATATGTGGGAACGTGGTTTAAAGTCATATGTGAACAGAGAGACTTTGCCTATACGCATTTACAAAAGAGCGTACTCAAGCGCAAACGGCGTCACTATGAAGTTTCAAACTTTATATGACTCCCCTGTTATTGTCGGTGATGTTATCTACGATTCTAAAACCGATGAGTATTTGCTTTGTACAGAATCGTTTGATATAGACCACATACATTGGCAAGGAAAACTTACGTTATGTAATTGGATTTTGAAATGGCAAAAGCCAGATGGTGAAATATTAGAGTATCCATGTCACGATGTTAACGCAACGCAGTATAACTCTGGCGAACAATCTAATAAGCAGTTTACAATTGGTTCGTCTCAGCATATGGTTTATCTGCCCTATGATGAGAATACTGTTGTTTTAAGGCATCCACAAAGATTCTTTTTAGATAGGGATACAACGCGCCCAACATCGTTTATGGTAACACAGAACGATACTACAAGTTATGGTTATGGCAAAAAAGGAATCGTACAGGTTACTCTTCTTGAGCACGTATATAACCCAGACACGGATAGGCCAGATTTAGGTATCTGTGATTATATAGGTGACGAGGCGCTTGTAACTGGAAAATCAGTTAACGGCGTTAAAGTTGCTTCAAAATCAGAGATATTGTGTAACAAGTCTGTTATTAAATCTGGCGGCAGCTCACAAGTATTTGTCGGGAAGTTCTTTGATGATGACGGAAACGAAGTAGCAAATGTTGAACCTCATTGGAAAATCATTTGCGACTTCTCTAGCTCCCTACAGGTTGAGGAAGTTGGGAATCAGCTTGTAATCGGGATAGACGACGACAATTACGTTGATGAGGAATTCAAAATTGTTTTGTCTGATTCAGATGGCAATCGCTCTTCTTCATTAATTGTTAAAGTGGAGTCGTTGTTATAATGGCTAATAGTTCAATTATAGGCAAAGCTAAAAACGAAATCATCAAAGCGCTCATAAACGACAATGCAATTATCAACGCCATTGAACCAGATGGGATTGAGTCAAAAGAAGATTTAATAAATACTTATATTTTTAATTTTCACCAAAATCCAAATACTATTAACGAAGTAAAAACATTTATTACAGTTCAAGTTCACATACCAAGTCAATATACTGGAAGCAAGATATTGGTAAACACCAATGTTGAAATCTGGATAATATCACATGAAGACCATATGAGAGTTGGCAACATACCAAAGGTTACAGAAAACAGGAATGACTATCTTTCAAAGCTTATAGATGAGAAGCTTAATGGTTCGACAATTTTTGGACTTGGCAAGTTAATGTTGAAAAGCAACCTCGAAGGTGCATATCAAAAGAATTATCTTTACAGACAGCTCGTGTTTACTGTGGCTGATATAAATGACTCTTTATGTGACATAGGATAGTTGGTGTTAACATGTATGAATTTGATGAACTGAAAATTTATAGAGGCAGTGACATACAAATCACTCCAAAAATCACCATAACACAGCCTACATTGGGACAAATTGAAGAGTTTGGCGAAAGACAATACTTCAATGCAGTCTACACCCTTACCGCTACGGGTGCAGACTTAAAGTGGCAGTTATGGGATATGGCTCAAATCGATTACACGCAAGTGGAAGATTATGACCTTTTTATTCAATATATCTGGATGATTGTGTCTAGCAGAAAGCTGCTATATAAGGAGTTTATTAATAATCCAGACAAGTACGAACAACAGCTCTCTTCCCTATCGGAAGATGGTTTGAATAAAATGCTTGTCAATCCTTTGCAGCTTGTGCTGAAAGATATAGACCTTGCTGATTTTATCCCGTGTAAAAACGAGGGTACTGGCGAGATTATATTATATGACGCAGAACACGATATAACTATTGACAGAATTGTATATGCACAAATAGTAGACGTTGTTAGAAAGATTCATGGTTTCAAGCGAAACAACGAGATTCCTGGGAACGAAACTACTAAAATGATTTTAATCGAAGATGCTAGAGAAGCTGCAAAGTCCGCAGCTAACAAGCCTTATAAGAGCGTCTTAAAGCCGCTTGTCTCTGCACTCACTGTCAAGTGCGGAATGTGCGGCGATGATAAAATCTGGAATATGCATATCAATGCGTTCTTCGACAATATACGAAGAGCTACAAAGATTCAGGATGCAGAACTTCTTTTGCAAGGCGCGTATTCTGGATTTGCCAGTCTTAAAGATGTTGACAAAAAGCGTCTTGATTGGACTGGCGATTTACAATAGATAATATACTGAATATCTTATTATTAAATATATATGCTATATTAACTTTTAGGAGGAAATATTATGGCTGCTAATTTCAATGAACTTATCCTTGACCGCGTGCGCTATGTTACAGCTCACGACCTAGAGACTAAGGAAAAGCTCTTCATGCTTACTCAGATTGAGGAGCCTAGTCTGAACTGCACCGCTGAGGGTGAAGATGTTACTGACGCTGTTGGCGCTCTAATCACTACCATGTATCGTTCTAAGCAGGCAGAGTTCACTGGTTCAAACTCCCTGCTCTCTCTTGAGCTTGCTGCCAATCAGTATGGTTCCAAGCTTGAAGAGGCTTCTGCTGATAAGAAGATTCCCGTTGATACTTATGAATTTATCGACATTCCTGCTGAGGCTACCGAAGTAACCCTTAAGCATAAGCCTGTTGCCAATAGCGTCAACTATATTTATACTGTTGTAAACGGTGCTGCTGGCAAGTCTTATAAGGCTGCTTCTGCTGCTACCGCCACAGAGTTTGCTGTTGACGAGGCTGGCAAGATTACTCTTCCCACTGGTCTTACTGGTAAGATTTTCGTTGAGTACAAGTATGAATCTGAGAGCGGCGTTCGTATTGTCAACAGCGCTTCCGAGTTCCCGCAGGCTTGCGAACTTGTGATTCACGTCATCTTCCGTGACGTCTGTAACGAGAACAAAGTTCTTGCTGGTACAATTATCTGCCCGAAGGCTAAGATTGACCCCTCTCAGATTGAACTTGCCCTTACTTCCACTGGCAAGCATCCTTTCACCTTCAAGCTTCAGAAGGATTATTGCGACGTAAACGACCAGTTGTTTACAATCGTAGTGGCCGAATAATCTTAAAATAAAGTAGTTGCGAGGGTCAGTGATATGCTCCTGGCTCTCGTTGCTTTATTGAATGGAGGTAGATAAGATGGCAGAAAAAATTAACGCTACCTGTTCTATCTGCGGCAATGGATATTACAAATGCCTTAGCTGTCAATCTATGATGCAGTCACAACCTTGGAAGCAGTATACCGATACGTCTGAACACTACAAGATTTTTCAGGTTGTTCGAGGATTTACGACTGGCATGTATACAAAGGATGAAGCTAAAGAAAGGCTACAGTCAATTGACCTTTCAGACCTAAATGAGCTTCGTGATAATATTCAAGAAATCATTAAAGATATTTTGAAGGATGATAAAGAGTCTTTTGTGATAAATGATTCAGTTGAACAGCAAGTTCCAGTTATGGAACAAGCTGTTGAGCAACCTTCTTATGTTGGTCGTAAAAAGAAACGCTATGTTTCTGAACAAGTTAATACAGATGTCGCGGTAGACTCTGAGTAGCGAGAGCATTATAGATACTGTTCTCGTATTGTTTATGTATGAATAGTGTTTATAATGTTTGAATCTTATAATCTAAAATGATAAGGAGGCGCTATTCACGTGTTTTATTACAGGTGTTTGGCGTCTCCTTTTTTTTTACGATGTTTGAAAGTTGGTAAATATGAAAACGTATAGTGATGTAACTGGTAAGGAATTCGAAAGTAATGATGCTGTGTTTTACAGAAATGTTGTACAAAGTGCCTGGTTGCTTTCAAAGCCTGATGCAGTTTTATTAGATTTGTTTACCGATGGAAGTGGGAAACTCGTTTTTGTTTTTCCGAAGTCTCTCCATCGGAAATATATTAATGAGTGGGCAAATCGCCCACATGAACAAGTTAATGATTAATTTGTATTTTATGTTTGAACTATGAGGTAACAATCATGCAAAAAGAAAAAGATAAATCTAAACCTACTAAAAAGAAAAATACAGGTAAGCTTTTCGAAGCTGCAATAAAGTCATCTACCCCTCCCCATTGTCTTTTGATAAGAATTCCAGACCCTCCTCAGTCTTTTATTAAAAGTGAGAATACTCGTTTCTCAAGACAGAATCCGTGCGATTATTTATGTTATGATTCTGATACTGGGCTGTTGCATTGTTGGGAGTTAAAAACGACATCTGCTAAAAGTATGTCATTTGAGGATATTGATAGCGATGAGATTCAAAGCAAGATGATTCATAAACATCAAATCCTTGGATTGTTAGACTTTTCTAAATATAAAGGTGTTAAAGCTGGATTCTTGTTTAACTTTAGGCACTTCGAAGGCGAACCTAATTATATAGAAACTACATATTATATGGACGTGAATGATTTTTTAAAGATGACGAAATCCATTGATAAGAAATCATTCAATGAAATTGATGCAGCTCTTTGTGGAGCCAAACGCATTGATGGTGTAAAAAAACGAACTAGATTTAGTTGGGATATTGATGGGTTCTTAAAATCTCAATTTCAATCTAACAAATAAACTTATATGCTTGTATAAACTAATGTATGAATAGGAGTAACGAAATGAGCGAATATACTAATTCTGGCGTGTACACTCGCGGTAACGAAGAAATTGCATTTAATTACAACACCACTTTGACTGCCGAGCAGAAGATTGCCTTCGTTGGCAAGGTTGTGGGTCTTGTTGTTGATGATAATTATTATGATTTTCTAACGGATATGCTTTTTGATTACGAGGTTGTTGACCAGTTTACTGATGTTGATGTTGAGTTTTTGAAGCTTAATTCGATTGAAAAGTTTCTTGCCGAAACCAATATCGTTGAGATTGTAACTGAGAATGTTGCTCCTGAGCTTATTCAGAGTCTTCGTATTTCGGTTGCCAATGGCATTGAATATAAGACTGGTATTCATAAGAATTACCTGTCCGAGGCTCTTGCTGGTGTCGTCGATACCCTTGACAAGAAGATTGGTGAAATTGATATTAACGGTATGATGGATATGGTTAAGACGATTAACGATGTCCCTGGTGAGTTTACAGCGGACAAGCTGCTTGACGCTTACAGTAAGTCTGACATGTACAAGAAGAATCAAAAGAAGGCTAATGCATCACGTAAAAAGCGTAATGCTATGATTGATGAACTGAAAGTTGTTGACGGTAACAATAATGTTAATATCAAGGGAAATGGCAATGTCGTTAAGAGCGCGACTACGGTAACGACACCTGTCCTCTCCCCCACTTTCGAGGTGTAGATAATCAATGCCTACTTTTAGCTCTACCGCTGAAATGAAAGCATATATTCTCAATAGAAGTAAAACCGCTGTATTTAATGCTCGTGAAAAAGTATATCACATAATCAACGAATGCCTGCGTGTGTATTATGGTGAATTTGAACCAGAAGAATATATCAGAACCATGCAATTGTTTTATTCGCTTGTAAGAACTGACGTGAAATCAACTGGAAATGGCTGGGAAGCAGAAGTATATTTTGATGCAAGTCAGTTGAATTATGAGAACGGTGTTATGATGCTTAAACATACGCCTGAACACGGTAGATATGGATGGGCAACATGGGGCGCGGAAGAAGTTCTTGACACAGCTATGCACGGAAGTCACGGTGGTTATGTTAATGGCACTGCTATTTGGGATGATAGCATGGGAAAGCTTGGTAATATAATTGCCTTGATAAAACAAAAATTAATTGAAGCAGGCATCCCTGTTAGATAGGGATGCCTTTTTATATTGGTTTCCTGCTTTGGAAACGGAGGTGATATTTATGGCTAAAAGACGTGAGACTTTTAGAAAAGTTATAACTTCCCCAGAACTAACGGAACAAATTAATTCTAAAAACATCAAGTTGATGGAAAGATTTCTAAAGAACTTTGCGACTAAGCGCTCCCCTGCTTCTGTTGTGAGTTACAGGTCGAATCTTACTATCTTCTTTACATGGAATCTATTGGAGAACGATGACAAGTTTTTTATAGATATTAAGAAACGCGACCTCATGGATTTCTTTGATTATTGTGTTATGGAGCTGCATCATGGCCCGAATCGGTATGCTCAGATGCATAGTTGTTTATCAAGCTTTAGTTCCTGGGTGGAAAATTTTTATGATGAGGAGTATCCTCAGTTTCGAAATTTGCTTCCCAAAATAGAAAAACCAGTAAAAGAGAATGTCCGTAAGAAGACTGTTCTTCAAAAAGAAGATATCGATAAGCTCTTCAATTATTTCAAAGAAAACGACATGCTTCAAGATTCATGCCTTCTTGCTCTCGCTATTTCTTGTGGCGCAAGGGTTTCAGAGCTTGCTAGATTTACAACTGATTTAATTGATGAGAATAATACCATGTTTGACGGACTGTTCTTAGAAACAACAAGTGAAATTAAAACAAAAGGACGTGGCAACGGAAAGATGCTGCGTAAGTATATTCTCAAAGACCTGTTTCTCCCTCACTATAAGAAGTGGCTCAAGGTAAGGAAAGAGATTATGGAAAGCAATAATCAAGACCATAATTACATCTTCGTTACCAAAGATGGGAATCCTGCAAATGCGGACAGGCTTCGAGATTGGATGGGCCATTGGAGCGATGTTGTAGAGCAACCATGCTATCCACATATGTTTAGGCACTATAATATTAGTTTGCTAAAACGTTGTGAGATTGACGATGACCTTATCGTTTATCTTACTGGATGGGCTGAAAGCACTGGTCACAGTATGATTGCCATTTATGATGACACTGGTATCAGTGAGAAGAAATGGAAAAATCTAGACAAGCTTCGTGATGCGCTTAACCAAGGTTAATTGGTATTTATATAACAATTGATTTGAAAACTGTCGCACCTTCACGGGTGCGTTTTATTATGCACTCTTTGTGTGAAGGATGGTGACACAGCTATGGCTGGTGAAGAGTTTAAGGTACGTGTTGGTGTCGAGCTTGATGATGCTAGTTTCAATTCTTTAAAGAATCAAATTAACAGTGTTGCTCAAAAGGAACCAATTAAAGTAAAGGTTGACACTAAGGATGCAGAGAATAGAGTCAAGTCTCTTAAGACTCAGATTGAATCACTTGGTAAGACTAATATTTCTTTAAGTGGCGCTACTAAAATAGAGTCTGCTCTTAATGATATTGCTAGTTCAGTCAAAGAAATGAAGGCTTCTTTGTCTTCGCTTGGTAATGTTTCTGGATTAAGTAATGTTGCATCTGCCGTTGATAAGACAAATGCAGCATTTAACAATGGTGTTGCTGGCGCTAAAAAATACGCAAGTACGCTTGCGACACTTGGCGGACGTTCTATAACTTCCGACGTAGAAAGCACTGCTCAAGCTATCAAAAATATTAATATTGCTATGAAACAAGTCGGCTTTGATGATGGGTCTATTTCTGCTTACACTAAAAAGCTTGACGATATGTTTGTTACAGTTAGTAAAATTCAAACTAAATTCGAAGACAACGGAGCACTTACACTCACAGTTCGTGGTGTTGATGAGTTAGGCAGAGCAGTAACTACTGTTGAGCGCATGACTGAAGTATTAGATGAATCTGGCGAACATACTGGTCAATTTGATTTTAAGCATGTTAGCACAACTATTGTGCAAGAAGCACAAAAAATTAAGAATGCTTCTAGTGAGATAAAATCAGCATTTGATAAGATTGATGATATAGACCTTACATTTAAAAAAGCTGGGGCAAATGTAAGTTCTCTTGATACTAAGTTTTCAAAGATATCAGGTCAATCTAAAGAAGCTGAAGTTGCTGTTGAGAAACTTAAAAGTGCATATGACGAATTTGGTGCTTCAATAAAAAAGAATACAACGCAAGTTGTCGAAGGCGACGATACCACTAGAGAAGTACACAATCTAAATGAAATTGTACTTGCTTTGGAAAATTATAAAAAGGCGTATGAAGAAGCTACTGCTGCGGTTAAAAAGAATAAGGCAGAGAGCGATAAGGTGTTATCTGCCGAAAAATATAAAAACGACAAGACCAATTTTATAAATCAAATTGAAAGATATAAGAGCGATAATTCTGCCGCTTTATTAAAATATGGTAAGCAGCTCGATGAGTTAATTGCAAAGACGAAACAATTAAATGGCGTATCTTTAAATGGTGTTAAGCAAGAATTTAAAGAACTTCAAAATACTATAGAAAAAGATGGACTTGCTACTCAAAGTTTCGGTGATAAACTAAAGACGCAATTTAAACGATATGCCGCATATTTTTCAATTGCAAGTGTAACCATGGAAGCTACGCAAGCTTTGCGTCAAATGTATCAGTCTGTTCTTGAGATAGACACTGCTATGACTGAACTTTATCGTGTTACGGATTTGACAAGTCAGGGCTATGCTAATCTATATGATAATATGATTGCGTCTGCCAAACAGTATGGTGCCACTCTCTCCGATATTATTAACTCCACCGCAGATTGGAGTCGTGCTGGTTTTGACCCTGAAACCGCCAACAGTCTTGCTGGCATCACAATGATGTATGAGCATATTGCAGATATTGATTACGACGAAGCAACTCAAAACCTTCTTACTGCATACAAGGGTTTTCAAGGTCAATTGGATAGCATGTTTAACAACGATGCAGAAGCATCTGTTACTTATATTGCAGATATTCTTAATGAGCTAGACAACAACTATGCCGTTACTGCTGCTGGCGTTGGCGAAGCAATGCGTCGTTCAGCCGCGTCAATGGATGTCGCTAATAACTCAATTGAACAGACTGCTGCTTTGATTACTGGTGCTATTGAAGTTACACAAGACCCAGAAGGTGCTGGTAATGCGCTTAAGGTTGTAAGCATGAGACTTCGTGGCGCAAAAGGTGAACTTGAAGACCTCGGCGAAGAGGTTGATAGTAATGTTGAAAACCTCACACAGATGCAAGGCAAGATTCTCAATCTTACTCACGGCAAGGTAAATATTTTTGAGGATAACGGAGATTTCAAGTCTACATATGACATCCTTGTTGGCATTGCAGACGTGTATGACCAGCTTAGTGACATGGAGCGAGCAGACCTTCTTGAGACTATTGCTGGTAAGCACAGGGCAAATACTGTAGCTTCTATTATTGGTAACATTGACCAAGTTAAGGCTGCGTATCAATCTGCTACCGAAGCATCTGGTTCTGCATCAGAAGAAAATGAAAAGTATATGAACAGCCTTGAGGGGCATCTAAATAAACTTACTACCGCATGGCAGAGTTTTTCAAATTCATTTCTTAGTTCTGGATTTTTAAAAGGTCTTATCAGTACGGCATCTGGGTTCCTTAATGTTATTGATTCCATTGTTGATAAGATGGGAACCATACCTACAATAATATCGCTTATTGCCGCTGGTCTATCTGGTATTAAAAATATAGGATTTTTTAAGACTGTTAAAGATGAAGCCACTGGTTTTGTTACTAAGATGGAGCTGTCTTTTGCTGGATTAAAAGGCAAAATTGGCGAGTTTAAAGACCTTTTAAATAATAGTGTAAAATTTGATTTTGATAAAGATTTTACAGATAGTCTTGGTTTAAATGAGAAAACTCTTAACCAATATATTGCTGGTGGACAAAAATCTGAGTATCTTGAAGATGCTACAGACGCAGTTACAGATTACGTTAAAGCGACGGATAAAGCATCTATTTCAGTAGAAGATTTTCGTGGTAAACAAATGGCAGCTGCCGCTCAAGTAAATGGTTCTGCCAATACCTTTAAAAGCGTATCAAATGTAATTTCTGTGTTTAATAGCATGACGAAAGAAACAGAGAAAACACAGCAAGGTTTTGTAAACGCAATTGCAAATTCAAATCCTAAGCTTGCATCTTATTTATCTTCTGTTAAGGCTGGTTCCGCATCATTTAAAGGATATATCGGTTCTCTTATCGGTGCCACAGCAAAGACAGTTGCACTTACTGCTGTTACAACCGCTCTTAATGCTGCTCTTACGATGGGTATTTCAGTTCTTGTGTCTGCTGCTATATCCGCAATAGATAATTGGATTCATAAAAACGAGAAGCTTGCAGATAGCGTTCAAGATGTTATAGATAAGTATAACGAGCAAAAGAATTCACTTAAAGACGCTAAGGCTGTTGTAGATGAAGTTGTCACAAGTGATGGTTCTAAGTCTAGATATGAAGAGCTTTCAAAGGGTGTAGATTCTCTTGGTAAGAATGTTAGCCTTACCGCTGATGAGTATTCTGAATATTTGGATATTACCAGCAGAATAGCGAGTACCTTCCCTGAACTTATTCAAGGATATGATTCACAGGGAAACGCTATTCTTTCTTGTAAGGGTAAAGTTAAAGAGCTAACAAAGGAATATAATAAGCTTGGTCATGCCGCCAATAAAGAGATTCTTGACAGTGATAACATTAAAGACATTCAAGAGGATTTTAAAAATGATATTGAAGATTTGAATGATTCAGGGTGGCTAAATGACAAGCTAACAAGCGATGCCTCTAAAGCGCTTGAAAAAATGATTAATTCTGATGATGTTGGCGCTTCTGTAGAAAAGAATGCAAAGGGTTATTATACGCAAATAGCAAAGGCATTGCATGATGCTAAAATTGGCGATTATGAGTCAATAGACCCTTATTGGTCAACAACATCACAGCTTAATGAATATATTACAAAATGCATTGAAACCGATAGAGATGCTGTTCAGAAAATTGTTAATGCCCACAATAATGAACTAGACGATGCTGCCTCAGAAATGAAGACTATTGCTGAAGCAACATTGAGCGAGGCATTTGACTTTAGCGACAGTGATTACCATGGAATGAGCGATTCGCTAAAGACAATTGCACAGCAAGCTGTTAGTGGTCTTGATGGCGAATTTTATAAAAAGGTTGTCGATGGTGGCGGCAATGTAGAAGACTATATTCAATCTATGGTTGATGCACTAGATGAACTTGATAATAGTGGCAATTCTACTGTTGAAACTGCATTTAATTTACAGACAAAGTTTAATAACGGCGAAGTGTCTTATGGTGAATATGCAGATGCTCTCGCTAAGGCTCAAAATACTATTGACCACCTTGAAGGCGTTGACGGTGAAATAAAAGCTCAACTTAAGCTTGCGCTTGATACTAAAGATGCTGAAAACCAATACGAGACATTTGTAAATAGATTAACTGAAGCTGGTTGGTCTGAAAATGCTGCTAAAAAATTTGCTAGAAGTTTAAGTTCTAGCGAAATGGAAGTTGCGTTTGACCTTATTGCCAAAGGTGAGCTTAAAGTTGAAAATGCTGATGAGTTAAGAGAACAGCTTGAGGAACAAGCAAAGCTTAATGAGGCTATGAGTTTTAGCATTGACATGGAAGCTGAGACTGAGGGTATTGAGGCTCTTACAACTGCTCTGACTGAATCCAACTCTGCTACGGGCCTAACTGTCGAATCAATGGAAAAGCTTAAGGCTCGTTATAAGGATTTGGATGGTTATAATCCAGCGACACTATTTCAAGAAACTGCAAATGGCCTTATGCTTAATGCTTCTGCCGCTCGTGAACTTGAAAAGGCATATGCAGAGTCGAAACTTAGTGAAGCGAATGATAATCTTACTACATTAAAGCAAAGATATGATGAGCTTGGTGTTGAGATTCGTGAATGTGATGATGCTTCTAAGAAGGCCTCGCTTATTAATGAGCGTGAAGACATTAGGCAACAAATTACTCAAGTTGCTGAATATGCTACCGCTCTTGAAGGATTGACGTCTGCTTATACAGATTGGCAAACGGCTGAATCTGCTGGCAGTAACAGAGATATGTATTCAAGTATCCAATCTGCTATGGAAGGTGTCAAAGAAGAACTTGACCTTGGGTGGATTGATGATGGTACAAAAGAGTATTTTGACCTTATCTGGGGCGATAATTGGAATGGCGCTGGTAAGGGCATCAGTGATTATCGCGCTCAATGGGATACTCTTGATGACACTATCGAGGGTACAACTTATAGTTTACAAGATTTCTTTAAGACAGATGATGATGGCAATCTTACATCAAAGGGCATTTATAACTTCCTTGATGCAGTCAAGCAAAAGCAAAAAGAGCTTGGCAAAGACTGGGTTCAGACTGATAAAAATGGCAACATTGTTTCTTTTGATTTCGGTATAGATGGAACAAAAGCTGTTGCAGATGCTCTCGGCATTAGTGAAGACCTCGTGAATATTTTCTTGAAAGCTTCACAGGATTGCGGTTTTGTTGTTAATTTTGATGGTACGTATAAACAACTTGCAGACCTTCAAAATGAAGCGATGGCTGCTAATGATAAATTAAAAGAACTTGGTAAGACAAAATATACTTTTAATTTTGATTCTACAAGCGTCAAAGACCTTAAAGCCCAACTAAAAGTTGCACAGGATATAGTTGCAGATAAAAAGTTTTGGAATAAAGATGGTACCTTTAATTTTAATGTAGAAGGCGCTACTGAGGCCATGACTATTGTCAGCACTCTTCAAGCAAAAATTGACAGTCTTGATAATAAGTATATTGGATTGACTGTTGATGATTCTAGTCTTAAAGAACCTCTTGAAAAACTTCAGGAATATGAATCTACGACAGCGGAAATTAATCAGCTTAAACTCGACCCTAAAGCGAATACAGAAGAAATAGAAGCTGCAAAAGAAAAGTTGCATGATATTGCTGATTATTTCTATAAGCTCGACAATACAGAAAAGAAAAAGCTTGGTATTGATGTAGACGCATCGTTAGAAGAAATTCAAAAGATGATTGAGAACGGTGAAATTGAAATTCCAGCCGCTCTCGACATTCAAACGAGTATTAATGATAACCTTGAAGACCTTGTAAAACTTTCTCTTCTTAATTCTGGCGTGCTTAATGAAGATGAGAAGGTAGAAATAGAACAAGAACTTAAGGTCAAGTATAACATATCGGATGATTCTGAAACAAAGGAAGATGCTGAAGAAGCAATTCACGATAAGTTCGATAATTATAGCGCTACCGAAGACCTTGATGTTGATGTCAATGTAAACGTCGAAGGCGAACAAGATGTAGGTTTTTTAATTGATTATCTTGGCGGACTAAGCGATGAGCAGATTCAGGTAGTTGCCAATGTAATCGGCAAAGTTGATGTTGAAAAACTTCAGACTGTTATTAATGGTCTTGACAACAAAACCGTCAAGGCAATTGCGCAAGCTCTTGGTGAAGGCGATGTTAAAGGGCTTCAGGCTGTTATTAATGGGCTTGACAATAAAACTGTTCAAGCAATCGCTGAAGCCTTTGGTTATGGTGACGTTACTAGCTTAAAAAATGCAATTAAGAATATGGATGGTAAAACCGTCAAGGCTATTGCACAGGCACTTGGTATTTCTGATGTTAACAGTCTTAAGAGTGTTGTAAATAGTCTTGATGACAAAACTGTTCAGGCTATCGCAGAAGCAATCGGACAAGGTAAAGTTCAATCACTAATTGATACCATCGCTGGCCTTCATAATAAGAAAGTTACTGTTACGACCGTAATGACTACTTTTAAAAATGTTGTTACAAACGCTATTAAGAGTGGTGCTACTGCTGGTAAAGCTGCTAGGAATAATAGATTTGGTTCTTCAAATGTTGATGGTACCGCTTTTGCAGAAGGCACCATTAATAATGTGTCTAGACGCGGTAATTGGGGAACTAAGAATTCTGGTAAGGCTTTAGTTGGTGAGCTTGGTCAAGAACTTCTTGTAAGAGATGGGCAATATTATACCATCGGTGATAATGGCGCTGAGTTTATTGACTATAAGAAGGGCGATATCATTTTTAACGCTGGTCAGACTAGGCAGTTGTTTGAGCAGGGTAAAATTGTTAACGGTCAAACAAGAGGTCGTGCGTATGCAAGTGGTACGGCATTTGACCTCGGTAATGCTGTTAGTAGTATTCCGCATAGCGAAGGTGGCATAATAGACTTTTTTGACCTTAGCGACCAATTAAGTATCGACGTCGGAGTAAATCTTGACACTTCTTCTATAGAGGCTGAGCTTATAGAATATGAAAAATATGGTAATGTAAATCTTCTTTTAAGACCAAAAATTGATGCTCAATATCTTAAAGACGCTGGCTGGGACAATGCTGGTGATGGCATTGCTACAGTGTTTACGGGCACGTATACTAATGAAGACGAAACTGTAGCAGTTAACTTCACCCCTATTATAGCTGATAAAGATGGAAAATTTATTGGCGTGCTTGGCCCAGATGAGTTACAGGAATATGCAGAAGGCGTAATAGCTGGTGCCAGAGCAGATGATTTGAACTTGCAAATAGGTGCTGAATTTACTGGTGAAAATGCCATTGAAGATGCAGAGCGCGCAGCTCAAAGAATACATGAGCTTCATGAAACATATTTTGCCGACGACCCAATAGTTCTATATGCGTCTGAAGATAGTAAAAAATCTGCAAATACTTCAACTACTTCAACTACTTCAACGAATTCGACTGTTAATAATAGTGCAAGTGGTACTGCATCTGGCACAGTGTGGAATCCAGAATTTAATAGTAGCGAAGCATTAAATACTCTCGATAAATTGAACGAGGCATTGGCTGAATCTGAATCTGAAACTGGTTTGACTGCTGAAGGTTTTGACGATATTAACGAAGCTTTTAAAGACCTTAAAAGCTTTAATCCTAGTAAGATGTTTATAAAGACGGCAAATGGCGTTAAAGTAAATAGACAAGAATTTGCGAAATGCAAGCAAGAGCTTATTGCTACTAACAAGGCAGCTGCCTCTAATGATATGTCTAATCTTGTAAATCAATATAATGAGCTTACTGCCGCCATTGGCAATGCTACAGAGGCATCTAGTAGAGCGGATAATATTAAAAAGCGCAATGCCGTTAAAGAGCAAATGCTGGCTCTTGCACAGCAGGGTATTGCTTATAGTACCAACAACGACAAGTATAATGAGTGGCTTAATTCTCAGTCTATGCCAGAAGGAAAAGATGCTTATGGTGCCATTGCTCAATATAAATCTCAGGTTCAAGAAGATATTGACAATGGTTGGTTTACCAATGCGGACAAAGCATATGTTGGACTTTTAACTGGGTTAGATGCTGCCACTGCATCGGTTGACGAAGCTTGGGCTGCTTGGAAAAATACTTTTGACAAAAAGATTGCTGGTGGTCAATATAGCATTCAAGATGTGTTTACCGTTGATGATGATGGTAATGTTACGTCTGATGGTGTCGATAGGTTCATGGAAGGTATACAAACCGATTTTAAAGACGACATCTATAAGTTTAATGAAGATACTGGTGAATGGTATTATGACTTTAGCGAAGAAAACGTCCAAAAGATTCAGGACATATATGGTATGGGTATTGACTCGATTGGTATCATGCTTGAAGCAGCTGCGCAAGCTGGGTATGATGTTGATTGGGGAGATATGTTCGACCTATCTAAATATGACGTTGATACAACACCGATTGACCAACTTATCTCGCTTGCAGAACTTGCTGAAACCGAACTTGGCAAGTTAGGTAAAGATGTTGATTTTAATTTTAGTGCAAATAATCTTGCAAATGCCGATGCGGAAATTGAAAGAGCGCATACTGAGTTAAGTGAATTTTTAAATGAAGACGGTACAATTAATTTTAATGTTGAGGGTGCCGATAAAGCAGCGGCAATTATGTCTATGCTTACTATTCAAAAGAACCAGTTAACCGCTCCCGCATTTATGACAGTTGATACTTCTCAGCTTACTGGCGCTAATACGGTAATCGGTGATTATGTTGCCAAAGCTCAGCAGTTCCAAGAAGCAATGGAAAATTACCGTATCGCTGCTGCCAGTGGCAGTACAGAACAAATTGAGCAAGCTTCTCAAAATCTTACAAATGCAGCAACAGATTATCAAAATGCAGCATCCGCATTATCTGAATCTAATCCAGAAGTTGCGGTACAGCTTGGTGCCGACGATGCTCAAAATCTTGCGACACAAGTACAAGACGCCTTGAATAATGGCGACATGAGTGTTCAAGCAAAAGCAGAGATAACTCAAGGCGTTACTGACAAGCTTGCCGAAGAAATTACAGTGCCAGCGATTGCCGAAATTACTCATGTTAGTGAAAGCAAACTTGTAAATGAAACTGCTTATAATGCAAGTGTAGCTGTTCAAGTTTCTGATATAACTTCTGGTATTCCTGGTGTTGTATGGGACGGTAGCAAATTTGTATTTAGTAATGGTGACGTTACTATAACCAACGCTAATGATGGTACAAATGGTACAGCTCAAGTTGATAATGGTACTGTTACTGCGACG